CGGGGACGACACCTATATCAGCGAGATACTGAGATGTATTCCTACAAGAAGAATAATCGACGATTTGGACGAACGTGGAGAACTTCACGAGGCATACAAGGAATATATAGACTTGAACGGACAAGACCTTATAAAGGACATAGCAAAGAGAATGACAAACAAGGAAAAGCTCGAACTCGTATCGGAACTTTTCAAGATACCTTACCTGGCAAGCCCGGAAGAATACGGGGAAGCGATAGCGAAGGCAGCAAGGGAACAATATTACAGATAATCAATAACCTCTAAAAATCAAAACAAAATGAAGACCTATACAGTATATTTCAGTGAACCCGTAACGATGAAGTACAAGGGTGACAGATTCAACAAGGAATTGAAAAAGTGGGAACACGATGTAGACTGCCAAAAAACAAGCGTAATGTTCACCTTCCATTCCTTGGCACCTGCAAAGAAACTGATTAAGGAAAATATGGACAAGTACATAGATTCCAGCATAATAAAGACCTGGGCAAACGGTGACTGGGAGAACCTGGGTCCGATAAAGCTGTCCGGAAACAACAAGACTTTTGTTGCCAATACCAGACAGAAGGTTGCGAATTATTAAGTACACGGAAAGAAGGGGTGGAAATTGAAGTAGCCCCCTATTTTCTTGACAATCAGTATAGATATTTTACAAAACTTAAAAATAAAAAGATTATGGATAGAGAAGAATTCCAGAAAAAGTACGATAACAGTATTCTGGTGTGCTGTACAGAAAACAGTATCAAGAAAGTATTCAATATTTGCGATTTAATGGACTTAACAGTCTCTAAATCAAAACAGATTACTGCTATATTGATAGGAGAACAAACAGCAAAAAGTCCGTTGTTCCACGTGGAACAATTCCTCAGTGATTTCTACAAGGGGATAGAAGAAGGAGAAAGGAAAGAGACAAAGATGTTTGAACAGAGGATGAACAATGCCATATACAAGCTAAAGCATAAGTACGGAGACACATATATAATCAAGGGAACCGATATGGACACGGTAATACAGCTCATATCGGAACTTGGCATGAATACAGTCCAGAAAGAGGGAAAAGATACGATACTCATAGAAGAAGGGGACACCATACCATGTGTAAGGCATTCAGCAAGGCAGTTCATTACAGAATTGATGTCCAATATGATTGATGTATTAGACTCTTTCATAAACGAGGAAATGATGGTTGAAGTCAAGGAAAAGAAAGATACGGAAATAATGATTAATGAAGTAGAATCCTACCTTACCAACACCCTAACAAAACCCCTACATAAGATATACAACACACAAAGAAGGGTATATTCAATCGGATATGGGTACAATGAAAAGGTAATGATAGATGAGAACGATTTCTATGTATTTCGGAAAGCGGTGTACCTCCTATACATGTGCAACAAATGGGTAATGGAAGACAACAAGAAGCAGTCAAAGGAACCCACTTTCAACAAAGGAAACAAAATAATGTACACCATCAAGGACAGCAACAGCAACACATACCCAGTAAGCAGATTGTCGGAAAGAGTGTACGAATCAAAGGAGCACAAGACCCTATTCATAACGGACGAGGAAGGAACAGTGGTCGGGATATACAAGGAGAAATAAAAGAAGAAATACCCTCTACGATACCTTACAGACCATATTTTATTATTAACCCGTTATACATTTGTTACAATGGTAATGAAGAGTGTCAAGGAGGAAAAGCAATGATAAGAAGAACCGGAAAGGGAACACGGACTGCACCATAAAGGAAAAGAAAGGGTTGTTATATCCGACCCTTATATAAACAATATTATAAATCGTCAACCTATAATTGTTAATTTGCGAAATGGGAAGGATATATGGAAGCCGATATGGACGCAAGACGTGTCCTGGCACGGTTCTTGTATCATTGTACAACGTGGAACAATCATATTAAAATATAATCGATTATGGAAAAAGATTTGAGAAACAACGTGAAGTACATTTTGTTCTGCATAGAGTGCTTGCAGGCAGGCGTGGTAATGACACCGAAAGAATATGAAGTGGCATTCATGGCGGCAGAAAAGTTTGAAGGCTTTGATGACAAGAGCTTTGAGAACATGAAGCCCGAACAATTCGCACCCCGTATGAATGCTATGCTACAGGCTATGTCAAAGAGAAAACAGATTATTGAAGGACTGACATTCAACCTGCTTACAAAGAAAAGCCTGGGTGAATTGATAGACAGTGATTTGGTGGAAGAGGTGATGAAGGCAAAGCATGTTGCGGCAGCAATGGCAGACGAACTGTTGGAACCGGACGAAAAACTGGAAAAGGTTGTGACTGACGGACGTCGTGTAATCGAGCACTTCATAGACCAATGGAAGAACGCCCCTATCCAAGAAAAAGAAAAGAAGGAATACGAGCCGGAAAGTGATGCGGAAATTGTAGAATAAATCTTTCGGTATACTTATTATTTTCACAAAAGCCCCGAAATGGGGCTTTATTATCAAGCAGTTATGGACAAGTCGAAATTAAAGAAAGCAAATAGTCTATACAATAAAATCGAAAATTTGAAAAAGGGAATAGAGCATATTTCCAGGTTTGAGATGGAGGGAAATATACTGATAACGAACCATTACGATTCTTATTTTCATATCAACGAGGATATGGCGAAAACCTATTTTCCGCTTATAAAAGAAAGAATGGAAAAGGAGTTGGAAGAGTGCGAGCGATTATTTTCTGAACTTTAGCTTATTTTTGAGATAAAAACACTATCTTTGCTATCGTGATAATTAACTGGTAAGGTTGTATCGCAGTTGTATTTAAAGGTTAACAAAGGTGGTAGGGGTTGCAAGTCTGTTATGGCTGGGGGTGAAAGCCCGGTTTAAATGGCTGCAACCCCTATTTTTATTCAAATTTTGTATCATTATGGAAAGAAAAGAGATTATCAGAAGACTGGGAAAGTATTTCACGCTTCCCGAACTTGTATGCCCCCACGTGTATAACAAGTATTCAGAATCGCAGATATGGAGCTTTTTTACAACCGAAGCACTGGAGACGCTCCTTGTATTGAGGGAAGAAATCATATGCAAGCCCTTCATTATCAACAACTGGAAGAACGGAGGAAGCTATTCCCAGCGCGGTTTGCGGTGTAATGTCTGCATATTATGCAAGGAAAAGACGATACTTGAAAAGCCGTATATGAGTGCGCACGCATTGGGTCGCGCTTTTGACATTACGGTTTCCGGAATGGAGGCAGAAGCAGCACGGAAAATCATTATAGACGATTCCGACAAGCTTCCTTATCCTATCAGACTGGAGGACGGTGTTAGCTGGCTACATGTAGACACTATGGACTTGTGCAACGGCAAGAAAGTGACGCTATTCACAGCGTAAATATATTTTACTATATCCAAAAGGTATTCCCCCTTATAGGGCAATCGATACTACAGTATGCTGTAGCCGCGATTTTTCAAATTTCGTATTTTTATCATTTGTAAATTTAAATTGAAATAATTATGTATCCTAACAAAGTAAGTATAGCAAATAACAAGGGTTTTGAGAGCATAACAGCGATTTCACGCGCTTTCGAGGTCGGCACACCAGCCGAAGATGTGGTACTGTCAAAGTACACCTTGATTCCCGATGATAAAAGGGCGTTTCTTATTATTCCGTTGACTGCTGGTACTGTCAAAGTACACCTTATCGGTGAGACTGGTCCAGATACTTATACCATTTCCGAGACCGAGATTTCCGCTTATATGGGTTCTCCTATGCCTTATCTTGTTGATAAGGTGTTTGTTGACGGCACTACTGCACAATTCAATATAGGGTTATGATTGGTATTGGTACAAGTCTTTTGTTTGACAGGAGGGCTGGCAAGGCTGGTCCTCCTATTCCACCCTTCAATAAGGCTATGGTGGACGCATGGTTTATGTCCGGGTTGTCCAATGCGGACAAGCCTGGTAGTATTACTGGTGTGATGGGTAATGAGATGGCTCTCAAGAACTTTGCCTTTACATCAGAAAGCGGATTTGGAAAAGGGGTTTATGAAGGTGCACTGGTATTCGATGGTGTGGATGATTACGGTATATGCACAGGACTTCCTATTTTAGACGATTATACAGTGATATGCAGGAGAGAAATAATAAATAAGGATTATTATTCAATAGCTTCAAAAAGTACGGTTTTTGGTAAAGGCGCATTTGTTTTTGAAGCTATTCAAGGTAGAACTAACCATTGCTATTCTTTTGCTGCCGATAATCAAATTAACTTATATAATAGTGAAATTTCATGGCAAACCAAAAATTCTTATAATGGAAGTACGATTACGATGGGCAATGGTGAAGATACTGATACATTGACCTTAGGTATTATAAGAGTGGGAGATGAAAGTCGCAGGTTTTTGAAAGGAGCCATCTACTATTTTGCTCTTTACAACAAGTCTTTGACACCAGAAGAAATAGAGACCGAGAAGGAAAGACTTAATGAAGAATGGTTGAAACGTAAAACTGAATAATATGAAGTGGTTAGCTATACCTATAGAAGAACTGAAACAGTTCGACAAGGACTGGAAGATAAGACGAATGAGTAACGACGGCACAAAAGCACTGCTGCATGAGGAAATATACAACATGCTTGTACCTCCTATCATGATGCTTTCGGAAGGTGAAGAAGTTATGGAAGATGTTGTTTATCCCTATCCTTTGATGGATGAAGACGAAATCAACGGTTCCGGTGACTGGAAAAGTGAAGAAGGGGTAATTTGATTGTTTTCGGGATGCCGGGAATTTCGGGTGTTTTGTCCGGTTCCCGGTTTTTCATTTTCCTTATTTTATTGTACACCGAAAAACAACACAATTTTCAGAGTTAGGGTTAACTGTCTGATAATCACATACCATTTTCTCCTATTTCTGAAAAATAAAATATCACTGAAAGGAATGATATGTTAATTATATGTTAAAAGGACATAAGCACTTGCGTATGTCTGATTAAGTGCCTATATTTGCAATGTGATAAGGAAACAAATTAAAAGAAATAAGGTTATGAAAGCAGAATTTTACAAGGTGAGAGGTACGGAAATGGAAGAGATGATGAAGAGAGGTAATAACAACGAAATCTCCTCTATGATTTCCAAGAAACAACAAGCACTTGCCGAGGCACTTGAAAATGTGGAGTTCTATAAGTCTATCGGGAATATGGAGTTTGCAGCCAACGAGCAAAGCCGCGCTAATCTCCTTCAAAGACAACTCGAAATGTTGAACAAATAAAGATATAAATCATGAAAGCAATCGTAGAAAACCCGTTAAATGTTAATCATTCACCAGTAGCAATTTCTCTTTATGTCAATATGCTTAACAAAATAGTTCAATGTAATGACGAAAAAGAACTGAGAGAAGCAATGAAGTTTATTTCTATGGATTATCCGGTTACGTTCAATTCTCTTTTTGATTGCGGTTTCGGAAGAGATTATATGTGGGTCAGTGAGAAGAAAAGCGGCAAACGTCTTATTCTTGTCGAATTCTAAAAATTTTACATTATGAAAAAGCAGCTTATAAATTTCTTTCACGGTCGTTTCGGTAATAAAGTATTGAAGACAAAGTATCGTGAATGGTGGGTACGTTTCTGGTACGGAACCGGGGCAATCGCCTTTTGTTTCCTATTCTTCGGAATGATACAATTCTTGTCCTGGCTTTCTGATTTGATTAATTATGTTTTCTAATAAAAATATTTTACAATTATGAAAAAGGTTTTATGCGACAAAGACGGGAAATTCTTGTCTATTCATGATGAAGATTGTACTCTTACAAAACTGGAAGACGGTGACTGTCTGACACATGAAGACGGTACGATAATGATATATAGAGAACACAAATGTAAAGAAGATATTTCTAAAGTATTTTATCATGTTTATTTACGAAATAATGAATTATATTTTCTTAAAACTGGAATGTCATTTTCTTACTATGATTTTATCCCATCTTTCAGATTTTCTACAGAAGAAGAAAAAGAACATATGTACAAAGTTCTTTCTGAAAACAACCTATACTATGACGAGAAAGAAAAATGCTTTAAAAAGATTCGCTGGCGTGCCAAAATTGGTAATTCCTATTACTATATCGACTGGAACCGTTTTGTGATATGTAAGACTACAGAGGAAGAAAACGAATCGGACAATTTACGGTACAAAAACCTTAACTATTTCCAGACCAAGGAAGAAGCGTATACCAAGTTGTTTGCAGTTAAATCGGTTCTCAATGATTAAGAAAGAATGTTACATATGGGTCGGACAGATTATCGAATACCGGGGAATGACGCTGCGAAAGGTACGTCCGGGAAAATACATTGTCATTTCTCCTTGTTCCCTTGTTTCGAGACCCGTATATATTGACAAGGGCGAAAATTTGAACGTTCTTTAGTATTAATTATTTGTTTTATTTTCATATATTTGCAGCTATGATAACAGCGATTTTTGTGTGTTTGATTGTTCTTACGGTAGTCCTTATCACTCTCCTTTTGTGGTGCATAGGGGCGGTTACGGGAATTCAGAAAAGAATGAATGTTCTTCTTTATACGGTCTCCTATATAGACCTTATCCAAAGAAAGCGGTTCATCCGGTATCTGGACCAGCTTTCCAGGAAGATGAGCTGTAATGAGGACGAGATGGAAGACAACCAGAAACAGTTCCTATTCCATTTAAACCAGGAACTGACAAACGAAATAAAAAGGATGGAAGACGATTATAAAGACTTGATATGAGCAAAAAGAATGAATTCACATACGACGGGGGAAGCATGTATATAGATTGGCTTTGTTATTCCAACAAGCTTGTTTTGCTTCGTGACAGCCACATTATAAGCGGTGAGGACAGAACGTCTGTTGCCCGTGCCCTAAAATGCAAGACTGGTGATATCCTTTGTCTTGTGCTGGGACAGAACATCAGCTATTTCGGATATAGCAAGCTGATTGAGGATATGGGGGGACGGACAACGGAAAGTATCGTAAAATCCGAGAACCCAGTATTTTCTTCCGTCTACTGGACTGGCGACAAGAAAGCGGCTATCACATCACACACTATTTTCATTCCCTGGAAAGAACTTAAGGAGATTATCAAGGAATGGGACTATCCGACATACTTTCATCCCGACATAGTTTAGAACCTTCTTTCTCTAATTTTATATATTTGTTTGACTGACACCCGGTTACGCTCTTCGTGAAAGAATGTTTCCGGGTGTTTTCTTTGGAGTTATATGTTAATTATATGTTAAAAGGACATAAGCAGTTGCGTATGTCTGATTAAGTGCCTATATTTGTAGTGTCTTCTTAAGGGAGGCGGTTAATTAAGTCAAACAAATAAAAAGATAAAAGATTATGGAAGTTTATGTAATTGAAACAATGGGAGGACAAATAGTTAATGGTGAATACAGCAAAGAAATTTGTCCAAAATTCCTTGAATCAGTAGTAAAAGACAATTTTAACAAATTAGGATATTGCTTTTATCATTCAAACGAATATGAATGTATTATATATCCCAATCAAGAATCAGCCGAACATGCCATTGAATGGGCGTTAAATTAATTGTCGAATAAAATCTTTACAACTATGGCAAATATAGATTTTTTCAAGAACCCCGATTCATACGAGGTATATGTAACGGTCAAGTTCGGAACATGGAAAGTGGCTGAAATAAAGCGTTTTCCTTCCCCTACAGACGTTCTTCACGGCAATATCGTAGAATATACCGAAAACAAACATATGTGTTATGAAAAGGATATAAAAGAGATTGAAGAATTTACTATTAACAACGTTATAAACACTATTTTAAAATGAGAACATTAAGCAAAGGAAACTACCGGGTCGTATATGACCCGGCAAAGGACGAAAGCATGAGCATGATTGCCGTCTACAAGAAGAACCTGGACGGCACGTTATCCCTAATCAGTAAGGAGATGGGAGAAGAAAATGATAACGAGGTTCTGAGAGAACAAGCAATGAAAATCATTAATGAACTTAAATAATAGGAGGATTAAATTATGAATGCAGGTATCGTATTTTTAACTATCATTATTTTTATCGTTCATCTTATGCTGAGTGCCGAGGTAGGTTCTACGGCAGAAAGGATGAACCGAAGTTTCGGAGTGTGGATGCTTATGGCACTTATCATTTCCCCGTTTATCGCAGCCATCTTTGTTCACTGCCTGGGACCTATTCCGGTTCTCAAAAAGAAGGAGGAAGAAGACAATGAAGCCGAGAAGTGACAGATATATCTATTATTATGACAAACGGTCAAAGAATAAGCCGTACCGGGTCATAATAGAACTGGAAAAGAAGAAGTACAATATCGGTTATTTCCGTACTGTAGAAGAAGCAAGAATAGCCCGTGATGAGTTTATCAAGAATCATTTTTCCGTCTCTATCAACTGGAAAAGGTTGGAAGAAATGAACATCTTGGTAGACAAGATAGCGGAAATTTCAGAAATTCTTTCTTCCTATAGGGATATTTCCACTAATGAAGTTTGTCGAAAAATCGGGAATATCAAACGGAACGCGGTTTCCATAAAGAAAATTATTGCATAAATATTCACTCAATTTGTATAATTATTCAATTTTGTTTTGTAGTAAGAATCATGGGTTTGGCGAAACCCGACAGACTGGGGACGTTGTGAAACGTCCCCTTTCTTTTTCTAAATATTGACAACCGAGTTAATAATACTTGAAGAATGACAAAAAACCATAATCTACCAGTCCTTTTTCTACTGCGTTCGCTTCTTGTTCAAACACGATTGCATGGTAGCAGTCATGGTTTATAGCCTGGATTCTCTTAATCCATTTCTTGAAACCGCCACTGAAACCTGGGTGATATTTGATTAAGGCTCCTATTACACGCACGAGCCATTCCAGGGCGTAATACAGATAGAACGTCAACGGGATAAAGAGAAGTAGCCAGGGGCACGAGAAAACGCCTGCAAGACCGCTAAAAATCACGGTTCCCGGTATCATTAGGGACTTCCATTGATAGGAGTGGGTTTCTTCGTGCTTCAAGAATTCTTCGTCGTAATACTCTTTTGCTTTCTTGCAAAGCAGCCAGCAAAAAATTAGGATTGCGGAAAAATTCGGGATGATAATTTTCGCAATTTTCGATTCATAAATTACCTTCATGATTTTACAATTTTTAAGATTAAACACGTGTAAAGGTAGGCTTTTTCGAGGAAATTTCTGTCAATATTTATTACTATTTATAACTGTCTGATTTACAATGCGTTTTGTCAACTTTGACCGTAAATATATCTATGAAAAAATATTTTTCTTTTCTTTCTTTTGTTGTATAATAGGAGTTAATGATATTGGGTGATATATAACGCGCGTGCGCGTGCGAGCGTAGGCGAGCGCGCGCAACATGTGTGCGTGTATGTGTGTGCATGCGCGCGTAGGGAGGGGGACATGCAAAGTGTTAACGGAGGTGAAAGGAGGAAGCGGAGAGGATAGAGCGAAGTTTAGGGAAAATGGAGGAAGAAAGAGTGATAGAAGCTCCTATAAAGGGCTGAAAAGTGAAGGGAATTTTGGAAAAAGCGCGGCCCGGCAAAAATTTTCCCGAAAAATTTTCCCGAAAAATTTTGTGGATTGAAAAATAATCCCTATGTTTGCAGTGCTTAAACAAATGGCGGCTCAATTCTGAAAGGAGTTGAGAACCGCAAAAGAAAAGGGGTTATCTGTAGATTACGCTTTTACAAATACCGCTTTTAAAAATTTCCCCTTTTCTTTTTGTTTTGTAAGCAGGTGTTTGTAGGCGTTAATATCCTTGAGCAAGATATTTGTAAAAATGGAAATTTTGTAAAAGAAGCGTAATCTATAGAAAATGAAAAAAGATACACAGAAGCGCAAAGCTTTAAAAATTAAGAACGAATACATATTAGTTTTGGAAGCAATTTCAAAAGTGCTTACACAGTTTACACGTGTAGAGAATCTGAATGAGCATAAATTCAACAGAGACCCCTATTACTCATTCATTTATCCGGATTTAAGCACTAATGAAATGGTTAAGGCTGTTTCTGCATATACAGGTCTTGACAGACAGAAAGTGCGTAAAAGTATTACGTTTTTGAGATTGAATGATTACATAGAATTTAAGGATAGAAGTTATTGTAAGATTATTAAGAAGATTGATTTTAAAGAGATTGTAAGAATACCCGAATATTTTAAGATTGCCGCTAAAAATAAGAAGATTGTCTGGACTGAATTCAACCAGAAGGTTTTAGATTACATCAGCAAAAGAAAAGGTTGTTTTGAATACGAAAAGAGAGAAAGCCAGGTTACGGATGAAGAGTTGGAAGATTTCAGAGAGCACGGAATGACTTTTGACGATGAGAAGTTTTTAAGGATAAATCGCTATAAATGGCAGGATTGCGACCCGGTTTTTTATGAAAAGAAGGCAACAATAGCTTTTAATTTAAAATGCAGTATAGGCACCGTAAAGAATACGATTAAGAAGCTTAAAGTGTTGTTTGGTAGAGAAGTAAGTTTTAAAGATACACCAGTAGAGAAAGTTAGACGCGTTCATTATTCGCATTCCTACAGGATAGAATTACCCGATAGAAGGGAATGGAAGGATATTTTGCTTAAAGAGCTTAAGAGTTTATGGGAAAGTGTTGTAGATAGCAGGAGAAAGGTTATAGACACGCTTAAGGATATTGTTTGGGACAGACAGGACGAAAGGGAAGAGAAAGAAAAGGAAGGTATTTTTTGTTCTGAATATACACGTATAAGCAAGCAGGATTTTGATGCAAATGTAGGAGTGCAGTATAGTGTTTTGATGGGATTTAAGAAGAAAACCTATACTGCCATTGAAGAAGAAGAGGAGGACGAGGATTACGAAGAAGAGAATAATTATACAGAAAAATACGAGGAAGAAGATTTTGATGATGATGCAGACGATTTAGAAGAATATGAAGAAAAAGAATACGGATGGAGCAAATATCGTTGCTATGAGGCACCGGAATATGAGGGTTATGACCCTAACGAATTTGAAGCGTATTAGAATATGGAAACGGTAAGTGATTACATATACAGAGACTATGAAAGCGAAGATGTAGAACTGTACGCGGAACAGATGATACGGGAACGCATAGCGCGTGACGAGAAGCGACGCGAACAGATAGAAAAGGCTTTGGCGAAAGCCGAAAGGACCAGGAAACGGGTAGAAAACAGAAGACGGAAGTATATAAAGACAAACCCTATCCGCGCGAAGTACAAATACCCGGTATTGGATAAATATTCAAGTTAAAAGCTTGGTTATTTGACTGATAATGCCTATTTTTACCGTTGTAATTGCAATTTCGTTATAACTTAAAAGGCATTATTCATGGATAATAATAGAAAAGAAGAGAAAGTGTTCGGACGTGCACAATTTGAACAATTTCTCATTGACAACGACTACGAAGCGTTCACCGCAAAGCAGGTGGCGGCTTTTGCTACTGATGTTTTGAACAAGTCAGAAAAGGATGAAATGGACGAGTTCGAGAAAGCATGTGCGGCTGCGGACTGGAAATCACTGGAAACGGTTAAAGTGCTGAATGACATTTACGAGGAAGAACCCATGTTCATAAGACCCTCACAAGTGGAAGTGATACCGGGAAAGGAAGGAATTTTCAAATCAATGTCCGAGAACCGGGACATGCTGCGATACAAGGAAACCCCTCTAAACATTTTCAAGGGCATAGCCGGAATGTGCGTATCTGACGATATAGAGAAGGCATGGAAGGGTGAACCTATCGGAACCGTAAAAAGCTGGGGAGGGAAAGAATATGTGAAGACCGCTAACGGCTGGGTACGTCGCCAGGGAATCAAGACAAAGGAGACTGCGAAGGAGGAGAAGCCGAAAGAAAAGAAAGGCGGTTTCCCTACAGTTGAAAAACTCGTGGCTGCGGACGCAAAGTCGGGGCACAACCCTAAAGAGGCAGAGAACGTTATCAGAGAACGCTATGACTATCTGAAAAAGAAATATCCGGAAGCCTCACCAAGTAAACTTGTACACATTGCATATACAATTTCCTAAAATTCCGTCGCATATGATTATGGGAAAACTACATAAAATAAGGGAATACGTAATGAGTTTATATTTTCCCGTGTTGTTGAGCATACCTATCTCTTTTTCCAACACGGCATCCTTCATTGAGAAATATGTGTTTCGGGACTGGGAGTTCTTGAAATACCTAATGATTCTTATAGTGATAGATACACTTGTAAGCTGGGTATATCATATCAAGAACAAGAACTTTTCAAGCAAGGGATTTTCAATGATTATTACGAAGCTTTTCATTTATTCCGCTATTTTGATTGTTTCGCATGTGATGGGGAACTTTACTGTGGAAGGCGGCAATGTGGAGATATACACATGGTTCCGTGCCGTGGTGTGTAATGCGCTTATAATACGTGAATCAATCTCAATTGTGGAGAACGCGGCAAAGGTAAGCCCTACTTTGGTACCTCAGAGAATTAGAAAATATCTGTCTGATTTCGACGAGTTCGGGGACAAGAAACCGGAGACGATAAAGGAAAAGAAAGGAGAATGACTATGGCACAAGGCGATTATTTGCCAGGAACCTATTCAAGGGTCGGAACGGAAGAAAATCCGGGCACATACCTTGGAGGAGGTTCGGGTGGTACTTCACAAACAATGCCGCCAAAGGTGAAGAAGGTATGGGTACTGGACAACGATAGATGGAACATGCGCAATTATTGGATTTCCGGAGGGAAGTTCAGTATTCCGGCAGTATGGGTACTTACCAAAGGGGTTTTGGACAACTTCGGCAAATGGATGAAAGACGGAGTTTGGAGAATGGGACAGCTCATTTTCTCTACAGACAATATTTGGCATGATAATTTCGTATGGTATAACGATTTAAAGTTTAAATTTTAGAGATTATGAAAAAAGCAGCGTTTTATCAAATACAGGACGGTGATACCGGGGCACAGGTTGCACAAGGATTGCAAGGCAATTTCGAGGCTTTGCAGCAGGAGATAGAAGCAATTCAGCCCTATTCCTTGCCTATTAAGATGGACCCTAATAGTGGAATTATCAACAGTGAGGAGGACTATAACAGTATTCTCCCCGAATCCTATCTGACGGAATATCCGTGGCAGGCTGAATATGCAGGCGGTCTTCCTTGGTTATGGATGAACTTCAAAGCAAAGGTATCGGAAGGTACTCAGATTTGTATTAAGCATAATAACAAGTTCTGCGAGTTCACCAACATTCCAGAAACTATCGGCACCGTATCTGTCAACAAGAAGATTTTGACAATGAAGGAGAAGAACGAATATCTGGGTTTCGAGTGTCAGAAGGATTTGGGCGTACAGAAAGTGGACTTGAAAGGCATTTACCAGGTTTACGTACTGGATGCTGACGGTTCCGTGGAACAGGAAATTGTATTTGAATGTAAGTAATTAACAATTAAAAATAGAAAAGATTATGAGACTGTATAGATTTTTGGACGAAGACAAGAATATTGATGTGACATTGGTAACGGACGGAAGTTGCGACCAGAAGAAAGTATTCATTACCGAATCACCGCGTGGAATTACCCCTAAAGGAAACGTGACGGACCCGGAAGGCGGTGCAGAGCTTTTGAAGCTTGGGTTCAAATGGAATGTAGGTGAAGCCGTGATGCACGAGGAACTTGTAGCATTTGCAGAAGAAAAGGGTTTGGAATTAATTATCGACCCCCAGGGATTGAATGAAATCGTTGCGGTAACGGCAGAATGGAACGATGCAGATGCGTGTGTAATCACCATTAAAACAAGTGTTCCGGCAAAGAAGGATGTCGACATTTATTTCCCTAATAGCGTGAATCTGAATGAGAGCGCAGAAAGATTCGGTGTAATCAGAGGAGACCGCAAAACCCTCTCTACAAAAGTTATGTCCGGTAAACCTATGGCGTTCACGTTGACTGACCTTGGTCTGGATGCAAAGGAGGATTTGAATGTAGTTGTAATGACCGACAACAATACGTGGCGCGAAGAACTTGTGGCACAAAACGCATAAGGATATGTTACGGTTATTGTTTACAACAGAGGACAATGTTCACCAAATGACCGTCGTAACCGACGGAATCGACGGTCAGATGAAGGTTTTCGTTACAGAAAGCCTTTATGGTGATGTGGAATATTATAAGGGGCTGGGTATCGTGATTGAACCCGGACACACCTATAATATCGGACAGTTCAAGGAATGGGCGTTTAAGGCGCTTGTTAAGCTTATCTCATATCCGGAAGGATTCGGAGAAGAAGGCGCGGTATTGTCGGACGTGCAGGAAGTTGTGGAATACGTATTGGAGACTAAAGAACCTACACTCAATTTCCCTGCAAAGGGAGGTGATGATATGTGCGTAGTGACGTCTTCAAAGCAGACTTTCAAGAATGGACAACCAGTAGGACACCCAGAAGGTGTCCCGGTAACATTCTCAATATCTGGAACCGGATTCAAGGTTGACGGTGGAGGACAAGTAACGGTTGACGAGAACCCCAACAACACGACAAGAAAAGCGGTAGTGACGGTTAAACAGAATGAAAGCGGAAAGACATTGCAGATTACATGCAACCAGGCTGCATCTACTGTAACCTACGAATATGCGCTTACAGTAGACCCGACAGCGGTAACGTTCGACGGTGCAGGAGGTGAAAAGCTGGTTACTGTGACTTCTACAAGAACAAAAGTTCTGAACGGAGTAAAACAGCAGGCAGAAACTTATCCTACGGATATAGAACTGGCAGGTGTGGGATTCAGCTATGAAGTGAGCGGAAACAACTACAATCTGAAAGCCGAGGAGAATACCGGGACCTCACAGAGAACAGGAAAGGCAACCATTTCACAGGAAGGCGGAAAGACCGTACAGATGAACTTGACACAGAATGCGGCTACGGTGACGTATGACTATGCGCTTACAGCCAACTCACAGACCATACAGTTTGTAGCGCTTGGAGAAACGAAGAGTTTACAAGTTGTTTCAACAAGACAGAAAAAAGTTAACGGTAAACCGTCTGGTGATGTCGAGAAGGTAGATACGACTGCACAAATTACTGGAACCGGATTTAGCGAGACTTCATCAGAAACCACCAATGGAGAGAATTATAGCATAGTGGCAGCAGAGAACAAGGCAGAAACAGCTAATAACGGTTCTATTACCATTACACAGACTGGAAGTAACAAGACGGTAAAGGTTACGTTAACACAGCTTGCAGCGACAGTTACCTATGAATATACATTGACTACAGACCCGACAACACTTTCATTTGCAGCAGCAGGAGAAACAAAGATATTCGATGTTTCAAGCAAGAAGCAGAAGAAAGTGAATGGGAAGAATGACGGTTCACCTATGACGGTTGACTACACTACTGTAGTGAGTGGTACGGGATTTACCAAGGGTTCTACTGAATATTCTGTAGTGGCGGATGCAAATACTGGCGCACAGCGTACCGGAACGGCAGTTGTTACGGCAGTAGAAGGAGGAAAGAAAGCGACGGTAAACCTTACACAATTGGCTGGAGAATAAAAATTGTTTACAATGGGAAAGAGAAAAGGAAAGATAATACAAAAAGCGGAAAAGCCGGATTTGGTTGCAAGTCTTTCGAGTTTGTCCATTGAAGAGATAGACATGCTGCAAAAGGCTGCACCTATGGCATTCCAAAGCAAATTGCAGGCTGCGTTAAACTCAAACGATGCAGGGGAGATAATGAAGGCTAATTTGTATCTGGGAGAAATCAACAGACAGCCGACAAGAATACAGTCTGTTTTCTTTGACCCTAACGACATATCCGGCAACGGAAGAGGATTCAAGGATTCCAAAGGGGTTCTATCCTTTTCCGTATTGCGTCGGATGGGGGACATTCATATAGTGAAAAGTATCGTGTCTACACGTGTGGAGCAGATAATGAACTTTATGGACTTTTCGGAAGACGAGCAGAAGGAGGGTTTCACAATCAGAAAGAAGAAGAGCCTTTTTTCTACCGGGGATGAGAAATTGACAAACGAGGACAAGAAAAAGATTTCAAAGATAGTTGATTTCCTGGAAAAGGGAGGATGGACGGACAAATGGGACAATGTGGACAGTTTGCAGGAATTTGTAAGTAAAATAATGTCGGATAGTCTTACATTAGACCAGCTTGCCTTTGAAATGGTCCGCAACAGAATGTGGGAATTGCAGAAGTTCCGCGCTGTGGATGCTTCTCTGATACGTTTTCTTGACAGCGTAGACCCCAGACAAAGGGAAGGTTTCGAGCAGTACAGATTCAAGGGGCATTTGCCGCGTTACTGCATGGTGTGGGATGAAATGATTCTTCATAACCCTATAACGAAGGAACCGATATTGTATTACCCGTGGGAGCTTGGATTCGGTATCAGAAACAAGACATCTGATGTAAGAAGAAACGGGTATGGAGTATCGGAATTGGAAACGTTGGTGAATATCATAACCTGGATATTGTGGGGCTTTTCTTATAATGCGAATTTCTTTTGCGTTTCACCGGAAACACTCGTCACGACAAATAAGGGTTTAAGAAGAATAAAGGATTTGGTAGGTACAGAATTTGAAGTTTTTGATGGTGTGGAATACTGCAAGGCATCCGCATACAAGACAAGAATAGATGATTTGTACGAAACAAGACTGTATAACGGCTTAAAGATAAGAACAAGCCGTGAACACAGATTCTTGACTATAACGGATAAAGATAAATCTCCTAAATGGAAAGAACAAAAGGATTTGACTACAGATGATTATTGTTTGGTAGATATAAATACTTATGGAGATTTTCATGAGGAGGATTATTTCATAGGAAGAGAATATTTTAGAGAATTTACTAACCCAACAAAGGAAGCTGTTCTTAAAAAAGAAAAAACTTTTACCCCTTCTTTGGAGATGGTGAAAGATAAGTATTTTTGGGAAATGATTGGTTTTGCTTTAGGGGATGGTACCTGGTTGGAACATATACTTGAAATTTTCCCACACCATACAAAAGATAAAAAACTTTTTGGTGATTTCTCTAAAGTGTTGGATAAATACGGAATAAATTATCGTATAAAGAAAGGCAATCCTTCCACACAAAGAAGTGACGGGGAATATGGATATCCGTATATATTCATATATGATACATGTTTTATTGACTGGCTTATAAGTATAGGATTCGGATATACAAGAGATAAAAAGATACCCATTTCTATATTTAATTTGCCGGAAGAGTTGAGATGCGCGTTTTTGAGAGGATTGTTTTCGGCAGACGGACATACTTCTGCAAATATAATGGGATATAAAACTCCTACTATATGTTGTGTGAATAATGATTTGAGGCAAGATATATTACAATTATTATTAAGCGTTGGGGTTGCTGCGAGAGAGTGCAATAGAAGTAAAAGCAGATATAATGACCCAGTAACACTTGTTATTCAAGATGTAATGTCTTTTGTTGATAAAATAGGTTATTTGCAAGACTATAAAAATGAAGGTATATCAAGAGGAGAAAGGACAAAGGACAAATGGGATTTGGTACCTAATTCTTTGGCTTTGGATATACTGGAAAATAACAGAGGGGGTAGAATATCTTTCTCAAAACATCATGTAAAAAATGGTGGAAGGATAAGTAGAGGTAAATTAATAAGAGTTTTGACCGAGGCAGGATGTAATGTGCCGGAAATATTAAATTATCATTTCTATAAAGTAACGGACAATTCCAGACTTGTAAAGGAGAAGGAACAACTTTACGATATAGAGGTATTCAATGATAAGCATATATTTCTTGCCAACTATACAGCAGTCCATAACTGCCAGGGTTCACAACCTAAAGGGTTCATAAATATAAAGAACCCCAACATATCAAACAGTACATTGCAAGAGTTTAGGCAGGCATGGACGCAAACGATGGCAGGAGTAAGTAACAGCCACCGTACGCCCGTTATAAACGGTATAGACTTGGAATGGGTTGATTTACAGAAACTTAGCAATCGTGATATGGAATTTAACGAATGGATAAAATTCCTTATTATAATGACATGTTCTGTATATCGTATAGACCCGTCCGAACTTGGATTCAATTTCAAGGAAAGTCAACAGATATTCGGACAGGACGGACAGCGCGAAAGGTTGAAGCACAGCCGCGAAAAAGGGTTGAAACCTTTATTGATATTTTTGCAGGGTGTCATTACAAAGTATATTGTGAGCGAGTTGGACGAAAACTACGAGTTTGCATTTACCGGAATAGAGGTGGAAGACGAAGAAGCACAGGTAAAACTGGATTCTGAAAAACTGAGTAGCGGCATGGTTTCCATGCAGGATATATTCAAGAAGTACAACGGACGCGACTTTGACCCGGAAAAGGATATCATTCTGAACCAGGTGTACCAGGGGATGAAGCAGGCAGAAGAACAGAACAAGATGTTCGGAGCTTCACAGCCGGGGCAGCAGCCGGAAGGCGTGCCGGAAGGGGACGAGGAAGACCCGTTCGCACAGTACAAGTCTTTCAACGACAATCCCATAATGAAACCAGCAGTTGACTATTATTTAAAAAATCTTTACAAATAAAAAGTATGGAATGTTTTGATGAATTAAAGATAGAAAGATACATAAATAAGGCTCTGTTAGAAAAGAGTTTAGGAAGACCGGAAATGTATGACGGTCTTCTGGAAATTGCGAAGGCACAACAGGGCGTATATGTGAACAACGCGGTAAACCGTAAACTTGGTATTGTAGGGTTACCCTACAAGAAGAGAAAGGTTACAGAGGAAGAGAAAGCCGACTTGACCAAGACAACGGAAGACCTTTATAAAGAAGGCGGTGTTTGGAAACGAGACAGACAGATTAAGGTACATAACAAAATAAAGTCTGAGTATTTTAAGAAAATGTTGTATGAGACCAAACCGCGTGCTTATCTTATGCTTGGAGGCGGCGGTTCGGGCAAAGGGTATTATCTTAAGAAGATGAAGGAGAAAGACCCGTCTATAAACAAGCTTCCGGTTATTGACGTGGACGATATGCGCGACATGATACCGGATTACGAAAGGGTGAAGGGCATAGACCCGAAGAAAGCATCTTCCTATGTACATGAAGAAGTGTCTGATATAGGAAAACAGATTGACGAGGCTTATATTCGTAAAAAATCTTCTTTTGTAAAAGACGCTGTTTTTGGGAATCCAACAAAACTTGAAAAATTGGTTGATGATTTGAAGGCACAAGGTTACGATGTTCATCTGGTAGGTGTGGCAACTGATTTTGATACGGCTTTGGATAGAATACAGAAACGGTTTGAGAGAACGAAACGGTATGTTCCTACGGAAGTGGCGAGAAAAGGACATAAAGGTGCGTCCGAATCTTTTAAAAAGGTTATAGAAACTCCATTGAAAGATAAATTCAAGTCCGTTAAATTGTATGACGGAAATTCCGATAACGGGGTGATTTACGACAACAAAGTGTTAAATCAAAAAGAACTTGATAGGTTTCTTAAAAAAATAGACTTATAAATTTGTTCAATTCTGAACAGTTTTGTATATTTGCATAGAAACTTAAAAGAAAGGAGTAAAATTATGGCAAAGAAAAAGTACGGAATTGATATGACGGCTGATGAATGGTTCGAGATTGAAGAGCGAGGAATGGGAGAGCCTTTAACTATGGAGGAAATTGCGGCTATGGGTCCGGAAGGAAGGGAGTTATATAGAAGCACACCTTCAAATCCCTATTTCCCTGCACCGGATATGTCAATGTGGGACGAATCGTTGTACGACGGTTACAAAATTAAAGAGAAAAATGTCGGAAAAGAAAGTTGATGGTATAAGAACCCCTTTGGTATCGCGTCTTATTGGAGTGAAAAGACATGTGAAAGACCCTATCAGATACCCGAAAATACAATGCGGTTATGAAGGGCTTGCACAGACTATGTTTGCTACACAGTCGGACGCGATGATAAAGGAGCTTGTAAAGGAAATGATTAAAACGGTTGAAAAATGATGTTCACACCGGAAGAAATACAAAAACTGTATGATATAATAGACTACCGTCTTGCAAGGATTGTAGCCGATGTAATGGGAGATGAACTGTTGACACCGGAAGACAAGTCTTTGTTAAGACGGTATGGCTATAAATGGAGAAGGGAGATAGAAAAGTTACCACCCTATTTTCAATCCTATCTGTTTGGAAGGTTGAGTGCACAACTGACGCCTTCCCAATTGTCTACACTCAATTTTGACGATTTTACCAAGTATATAGACCGTCATCAATGGGCGGCACTTACATCTTTGGAACAGGAAGTGTATTATGCGGCAGCAACACGCACATACTCCTATATAAAGACGATGGGGGAACGGGCAAAAACGATAATGTCAAATGCTATTTCGGAAGAGGAAGCGAAAGCCCTTGTAGAGAAGCAAAGACAATTAGAGTTGGGGACCATAAAAAAGGAGACGATAGAAGGCGTTCTGAAAAAGAAGTCGGTACAGAATATTGTCAGCAACATAGGACATTCCTTGGAAGACTGGAACCGTGATTGGGGGCGTATAGTGGAAACCGAGATGCAGAACATCTATCAGACTGGGGTATCCCAGCAGATAATGAAGGAACAGGGAGCGGACGCGCTTGTATATAAGACGGTATATCCCCAGGCGTGCGCCCATTGCATAAGGTTGTACACTACGGCAGGAATAGGAAGCAAGCCGAGGATATTCAAGCTTATAGACTTGATAAACAACGGGGATAATATAGGAGTGAAAGCCAAAGATTGGAAACCAGTTATTTACGCGACGCATCCTTATTGCAGGTGCGACCTTAAGGAGGTACCTAAAGGTATGGTTTGGAATGACGAGACGCATTCGTTTGAACCGCCTAAAGAGCCTTACAAGAGACAGATAGAGAGAAAGAGTAAAGTAAAGATATATGTTGGAGACAAATTGTTTGAGGTATGATTTTCGGATATAAAGGAGATGTGGAAGTGTTAACCCTACGGAAGACAAGGGTAACAAAGGAACGTGTTAAGGAAAGCACGGAAGAGGTGGATGTATACAACTGGGAAATTGTCCCGGTACGTCTGGACCAGATAAAGGAAGACGAGTATGTATTACTCTATTGTATGATGAATGATACGAACCTATTCAAGAAGGGAGTGGAGTGCACCAATTTCAAAGGGGAGATGGAAAACGTTGTATTGGAAAAGGGGATAGTAATCTCCGTATGTGAAGACGCAAAACATCTCTCGTTCACTATGCCGCATCAAGTAACGATACCGCTTGTTGATGAAAAGACATTTGATGAATGGACCGATGAAGACTGTTTTGGAATAAATAGCGGAAGCAGTCGAAGGGGTGCTGATAAGGAGATAGAACAAGGAGATGTAGAGGAATACATAAAATTCTATAATGATAATCCGGAATATATGCATATGGGTGTGAGAACGGTAAAGATAAAGGAAAGAGGATTATCATTATATGAAGGGAAACTGTATAATATAGAGGCTGGACCAGAATACGCGCTTATAACTAAAGAAGGTTTGTTTTTGAAAACGGAGCATTGATATGATGGAAGGAGGATTCAATACCGGGTTTGTGGAAATAAGGACGCTTGAAGGCGAGAAATTCCTAAAGGATATAAGGATTAATGAAGCCGTAAAGACAAGACATTCCTATACGCTTGTAAACGGTCTGCATGTACGCGAAATGAAGCCGCGTGAATCAGTGTACAACATTTATTTTATCGCTGGCAAGGAAGGTGTTCTTAACAGGATTTCGGGCGAACAAATGGTATGGACGTATGGAAAGAACTATCTTGTTCCGGTAAAAGTAAAGGAATTGAACATTTCCGACAGAATTGTTCTGTATGGGAACAAGAGGGGTAGGATTGACCGGATAGAAAAGGTGGAGACACTTAACAGGTATTTTTATAAGCCCGAATTGAAGAAAAACACTTCCTATTATATTGATAATGTCTGTATTTTTGGATAGATTGTGCAAATTTCGTATTTTAGCAGAAAAATTTGTAGCTATGAATTTAAAGAAATTATTTCATTTACAGACAGCAGAACAAAAGGTGTCTGAATATAGGGAGTTGCTGAGACGCTCCGAAAAGATAGAAGCAAGAACAGAAGAGCTTGCAAACGAATTTGCCGAAAGAAGCCAGGTATTGAAAAGCTTCTCCCTACTTGACAAGGACGAAAGAGAGATTTCGGAAGAGAAATACAACGAGTTCTTGAAGGAGCATACTTCACGGGTTGCACAATTGCAGAAAGACAGGGACAAGGTTTTCAAGGCTATTGCCGCCTTCCAGAAAGACGAAGATATAGCGGAAGCCATTGCGGATGTATATGCGGTTCATGTAGCAAAGAAAGCATGGAAAAGCAAGAAGCTTTCCAAAAGCGCATACGATGATATCATGAAGGCAAAGACCGGGGTAGTAAAGTATGCGGACGTGCTTTTGTTCAGAGGCGGTAAGTTGCTTATCTTACAGAGAGCAGGGGAACACATGAACTATACACCCGATTGGTGCATACCTGGGGGACATGTTGACGAAGGAGAAGATTTTCGTACAGCAGCACAAAGGGAACTTTTCGAGGAAACGGGAATAGACGTTCCAGAAGATACCCTTATGGAGGTAGGCGTTGCAAAGACAAAGAACGCGGAAATTCATTATTTCATGGGACATGTTGACGATGAATCCCCGGCTTTTGTGGTGGTTGACGGTGAGGAAGAAATCGGCAGTATGTGGATTGACCCAGTTACCGAACTGGAAGACTACGATTTCATCTTTGACATGAAAGACAATATCAAGAAGATTTTGGGCTTGGAAGTGAAACCCAGCCCGGTAGAAATCGTGATGAAGGCTTTCCAGGAAAAGAAGGTGACGGAAGATGTGGTAAAGTCCGTGTGCGAGAAATACCCTAAGGAGATACGGAAAGCGAACAACAAGACCGATTTTTCACACAGTGAAAGAAAGGACTTGGCAAAGAAAGGCGAGGCAATGCCGAACGGGGAATACCCTATCAGAAATAGACAGGATTTGAAGGACGCTATTAAGTTGTCCGGTGCTTCTGATATGCCGAAAGAAAAGGTTAAGGCGTGGATTAAGAAACGTGCTAAAGAACTGGGTCTTGAAAGCGAATTGCCGGAAGACTGGAAAAGTAAGGAAGTTGAAAAGACGATGGACTGTAACGATGCGAATGCTATTTGCAAGGAAGATTTGGACGACAAGCCAAAAGTCCCAGAAGGTGACGGAATAGCAAAGAACGAGGAAACGGAAACTACGAACGAAGAAGCGAACAGCGAGGAAATAGAGAAGTCGGAAGATGGACTGACGGTTTCTATGAAGTTTTCTTCTGTGGAAGACGCGATGATATTCAAAAGTGTTATTTCCGAAATGATTCAAGAGGGGAAGGTGAAAGCCGATGTACTGGAAAAGGCAAAGAAGGAGGACAGTATGTATACGGTGTTTGCCGATTTCGCTAATTTCCTGGAAGGCGTTAAGACGCGTTCAAAAAATGTGCATTGGAAAGAGGAAGACAATGCCAAGCACAAGTATCTGGACGATTTGTTAGAGGAGCTTTCCGACTATGAAGATAAGATAATGGAAGCCGGACAAAGCGGTTTCGGCCGTTTCAAGGACGGGGAGATAAATGGTGAAGAAATAGAGGTCAACGACCCTATAGAATTGGTGGACCTCATTATAGACCGTACAAGAGAATTCTATTCCAAGCTTGACAATAACCCCGAATATGCCGGGGAAAAGTCGTGGGTAGAAGACTTCATGGCAACACTCAAGCAAACTAAATATCGTTTACAATTGCATTAATTGTTTTGGGGAGGGGTGTAAACACCCCTTCTTTTTATTAAAGGAAGACATGGAAAAGGATATACTGAAAAGCATTTTGTGTGACAAGCTGGAAAAGGCAGTATCGCACAAGTATGTACGGAAAGAACCGGACGGAAAAGGCGGTTTCAGATACATATATACCGAAAAGGAAAGAGAATCGACAAACCAGGTCATTAACAGAAGCGGTGACAGGTCCATAGAGAAGACAGGAACGAACCCGGCAGCAGTTACCAAGGGACTGAAAGCATGGTTGAACAAGAATAACATAGATTACGATTACAACAAGGCGAAAACGACCGCGAGCAGTTATTTTAAGTTTGAGACAGGAAAAGGAAGCTATGAGATACGTGTTTCCAACCACACCAAGGCGAATGCAGACGAGAAAGGCGGTATAGATATTCAACCCTATGGTTCAAACGACGGGTTTAGTGTTGATATAGATACGGCATACGGGTTCACTTCCAAAGATATTCAGAATATCATTAAAGACGCTGAAAGGATAAATGGGGAAGTCCACAAGAATGAGAAGTTAAAGAAGATGCTGGAGGATGAAACCCTATTGGAGAGATATTATAATGAAAGGTATATACCTTCTAAGCATACAAAGTTTATTGAAGATGTTGTTAACAGTATTGGAATAGAAGAATCGGAGTTTGGGATATTGGGAGATATTGTAAATAATATGTTCGACCAAAGTTTACACAAAAGCGGTGTATATAAAAAGATGGTTGAGGAAAGAGAGAAGAAGATACAAGAACAAAAGGAGAAAGAGGCGAAAGAAAAAGAAAGCAAGAAGGAGAGAAGGGACAGGGTGATGGAAGAATTGAACAACCATATATTCAAGCAGGAAAATTCAACCACACCACCAGAAGAGTTCGAGAAGATTGTACAAGAAAGAAGTAACGGAAGGGCAAAGGGCTTTACGGTAATCGGAGAACTGGGAGAAGGAGACAGAAAGAAGTATTTCTATGAATGGGCATACCCGGTACCGGAAGGTAAAAAGAATTATACAAAGCCATCCGATAAGTTCGTAGACAACTACTTAAAAAGCAAGGGTGAATAATTTTTGCATAAAACTTTGGCTATTTGCATAAAAATCCATACATTTGAATCGGTAAAGCTGTAAATATATTTTAGTTATTGTAATATATTGATTATTAGATATTTACAGAAACATGTTTATTTCAATTCGTTGGATTACAGAGTATTAAAAGATGTTTGAGGTAGATTCAAAATTCAATTTTTTCACAGAGGCAAACTTTGAGAAATCAGATTTCAATCCTATGGATTACCCGGTAGGGGACGATAGAAGATACGAAAAGATGATTTTTGAAGGTTTAGCGTCTGATTCTTCCATTGATTCGGAGGATGAATCTATGAACCCTAACGGATTTGTAATAGACCGCTTTTTAAAACACGGTCTAATCAATTTAGACCATTTGCCATCACGAAGCCCTATCAATAAATCAAGGTTCTGGATAGGACACCCATTGGACGCATATGTAAAGAATAACAAGTTCTACGTGCGTTGCCAGTTATGGAAGAAATCACCGGAAGCAAGAGCGTTTTATGACAAGGCACTGGAAATGCTTGCAAGTGGTACAGACCGGAAACCTGGTTTCTCCGTTGAAGGAAGAGCGCTTGAAAGAGACAAGAATAACCCTAAAAAGGTGACAAAGGCATTGATTACAAACGTAGCAATGACAATGACGCCCGTAAATGCAAATTCATTTGCCGATATAGTAAAGGGCGTGCAGACAGTAGATTTCGTAGAGGACAATAAAGAAGAAATTAACAACGGTTCTAATAACGTTCTTGTAGAGCTACAGAAGGACGGATATAATATAAAAATAGACAAATCTTTCAATGTAACCATTAACCCTATCATAGTGGAAAGAGACGAAAGATTTCAAGAGCTTTATAATTATTATCTGAACGGTAATGTAGGATTGAATGTTATAAAGGACTATTTGAGAACTGTTAATAAATAAGTTTGTACACAATTAAAAGTTTAATAAAGATGGACGAAAAATATTTGAACGACCCTATCGTATCTCTGATGAAGTCTATGGGATTTTCTGACGAGTACATTATGGCGAACGTGAAAATCGAAAAGTCTGAAAACGGAGCAGCAGCAGGAGACCATGAATCCGAAACTAAAGAGGAAAAGGATATCAACAAGCTGGAAAAGGAAGCCGTGAAGGACGAAGAAAAGGTGAAGGAAGACGAAAAGAATACCGCCAAGGATAAGGATGCAGAAGGTGAAAAAGTGGAGAAATCCGACAAGGAAGACATCATGAAATCATTGGGTTCTGTATTTGCACCTTTGATGGAGAATTTCCAAAAGTCTATTGACAAGTTCCAGGAAACAGTGGATGGTATTAACGACAAATTGGACAAAATGTCTGGCGTTACTCCTATGTTTCGTTCAGAAGGACTTAACAATATGACAGCCATTCAGAAATCTTTCGAGGAAAGAAAGGACGAAGCAGGTAAATACGAAGTTAACGTAGTGAAAGACAGACCTATGGCAGTAAAGCTTATTGAAAAGTCTTTGGAAGAGGCACCGGAAAGTATTGCTAAGTCACTGGAAAGTGATGCGCTTGCATATCTTATCAATCCGGACGCTGAAACAGTAGGTGAAAACCTGGCGCGTTACATGTACGAAAAGAACGGTGTAAAATTCGTGAAATAAACTCTATTAAAATAAAAGAATATGGATTTGTATAATTATAGCAATCAAAACGGTACTGGCGACGTACTGGGCGGCATGGATTCAGCAGAAATCTTGAAAGCGATGGAAGCAGGTCTTAAGACCGGAATGCAGTATAACAACGAAATCAACAATGGTGGTGGTTTGAAAGTTGAATCCCTGGATTCAGTCTTGAAGATTCTGGGCAACCGTATGAACCAGTTGGTTTATTACATGGAAATGCCTAAACATAAGATTGACAACACTGTACACCAGTACAACCAGTTGTACAAGTATGGTGAGGAAGTCGGTATTTTCAATGCAGAAGGTGAAACTCCGCAGGAAACCGATTCTCAATACAGACGTAAATCAATCGTAACCAAGTTCATGGGTGTTTCCGGACAGGTTACACATCCGGGAATGTTGGTTAAATTGGCTGGCAATATGGACATGTATCAGAAAGAAGTCGAGAATAAGACTATCCTTCTGAGTACCATTATCGACACACGTCTTGTTGACGCTGATTCTTCTTGTGTAGCCGAGCAGTTCGACGGTGTTTTCCGTCAACACATGTTGGGTATCAACGAAATGGACGGTGGCACGGCAGAAGGCAAGACTTCTGAACAACTGTTAGACGGTTATTTCAACAGCCCAGCAGTTATCGACGCACAAGGTTCTGTGTTGAATGACAATTTGATTCAAGACGCTGCAAACGTTGTAGTGAACGTTTATAACGGTTATATCGACCGCATCATTTCTAACCCGATTGTGTTCAACAACTATGTTAAGATGTTCCACGAAAGCAAGCGAGTTATTGTAGGACTTGCAGCTTCTGTAACAGGCGCAACAATGGGACAGTCTGTAAACGACGTTACAACTCAGTTCGGTAAGATTAACATTAAGAACGACCGTTTCTTTGACGAACGCAAACCTATCACAGCAGGAAAGGGAGCTTCAAGTGCAAAAGCCCCGGTTACTCCGGTTGTTGGTATCGACATTAAGGTTAACACAGCCGATACCAAGACTAATTTCGGTAACCATGCAGGTTCTTATGGCTACTTGGTAACAGCAAAGAATCGTTATGGTGAATCCGCACCTCTGAATATCACATCTGCTGGCGCCAAGGCTGTAGCCGCTTCTGAATCAGTAGAATTTGGTTTTACCGCTGGCGTAGGTGGTGCATTCCCTGCTACTTGCTTTGTGGTATATCGTACCAAGAAGAACGCGGTTTTGAATGCAAATACCGAATACTTCCCTATCTTTGAGGTTCCGGCTTCACAGATGGCAACAGGTTATGACGGTGCAGCCGCAAATTGTGTACGTGACCGCAACCGTATCATTGCAGGTACCAAGTCTGCTTTGGTATATTACAATGACAGTCAGATTAACGAATACTTGCAGTTTGCTGATACTATGAAGATGGACTTCGCTGTTACATCTCCAAGCAAGCGCTTTGCAATTCTGAACTACGGTACCCCCGTACTGTATCAGCCTGCAAAGATTGTACGTATCGTTAACATTGGTGAAGAAGGCTTGTAATTAGCTTGATATAAATTTATAAGTTTAAGAAGTGAAAGTGAAAGGGAGGGAGTAATTGAACTCCTTCCCTTTTTGTTTAAAAAGTTTGTATTATGGAAAAGGTAATTTTAAAAAGTCGGGTGTATAACAACCATAAGATTGTACTTAATGGTGGCCCGGTACAGTTTGTTAACGGTAGAGCGGAAGTATCGGAAGAACTCTATCAAGAAATAGTAAGCCGTAAACTTCCCGATATTTACAAGGAAGGTGAGGAACCGGAATTCAAAACACGCCTTGAAGAAAAACTTCGTTCGGAAGTGAAAGAAGGGAACAAGGAATATGAAGAGGAAATAAAACGTCTTAAGAATATCGTCGAGGCGCAGAAGGTTGAAATTTCCAAGAAAGAAAAGGAGATTGAAGTATGGAAGAAATGCGTTGAGGACTTGAAGGCAGGAAACAAGGAAACGCAGGCAGTAGCCCCCGAACCGGAACCAAAACAGGAAGTTTCTATTAAGGAAGAAGAGGACGACGAGGTAAAGACGGCTCTTAAGAAAATGAAGGTTGACGAACTGAAAGAACTTGCAATGACAGAAGACGGAGGTTCTTTCAAGGAAGAAGACCTTAAAGGCAAAAAGAAAGAGGAAATTATAGATATGATTTTGTCTAAATAAAAATATTTTACAAAGATGGGTGGTCGATTGACGTTTACGATAAAATACAAGAAAAATTCCGGACTTGTGCTGTCTGTAGCCGAGATATGGCAGACATACTTATACGGAATAACCATTGACGGAGGGCAGGGAGCATCATTTACGGACGAATCCATGCGCTCCTATATAGAATCAGCACAAAGAGAGGTTGAGAATTGGTTCAATTTGAAATTTGTAAAGCAGTTAATCGACCAGTCTTTGACTTATTACCAAAAGGACTATTGGCAGCAATTCCCTATATTGTTCCCGTCATATCCGGTAAGGGAGCCGTTAAGCATGATTGGGATGCTCAATAAGATAGAGCAGATTATATACCCCCAAGGATGGCTGTCATGCGAGTATGACAGTGGTATGGGACAAGGGAAAAGAAGGCTGAGTGTTGTTCCTACAGGGTCTTCCACGACACAGGGAAATGCGGAAATAATATTGACAGGCATAACGTCTCAGATTGGTATGCAGCGTTTCCAGTATATACCGGATTATTGGAGGGTACAGTATATAACCGGGTGGGATGTAGACCAAATGCCTATGGACTTGATTAATCTGTTGGGAAAACTTGCATCTTTATCACCTTTGGGAATTGCTGGTGACTTGATTCTTGGTATTGCAGGTGTTGCCGGACAATCTCTAAGCATAGATGGATTAAGTCAAAGTATAAGTACAACGGCTTCTGCTACGTCTTCGGGATATTCTGCACGTATAATAGAATATTTGAAAGAAATAAAAGAAACTGTAGGAAGGTTGAAGTTGGTGTACGATGAAGTAAAATTTGCTGTATTTTAATATTATGGAAAGAACGGTTTATATATATGCTTTAGTTGGTGGAGAATCAGATATTAGATATATCGGGCAAACGGTTAATTTGAAAAGAAGATTTTCTGAACATAAAAGTTTAAATTGTAATGAGCCGGAAAGGAAGGTAAAATGGATTAAAGATTTACAAAATAAAGGGGAATCTTTAAGCATGTTTATTTTAGACGAATGTTTTTCTTCGGAAGCTGATTTTTTAGAAAAATATTATATATCTTTATATAAAAGTTGGGGATTTGATTTGCTAAATGAACAAAGTGGTGGAAAAGAAGGTTTTAGAAATTCTTTGAGATTAAAAGAAATTGCAAAGAAAAGTTTGGACGAATATAGAAAAACTCATTTGCATTTTATGAAAGGTAAACATCATTCTAAAGAATCTAAATTAAAAATGAGTAATACGAAGATAGAAAAAGAAGGTTCTATTATTCAGTTAGATTTGAAAGGAAATTTTATAAAAGAATGGTTTGTTGGATATAAAAAAATAGGCGAAGAGTTGAATGTGAATGGAAGCGGTATTTTGGATTGCTTATGTGGTAAATGTAGAAAGGCATATGGATTTATTTGGATAAGAAAAGATAATTATTCAGATGAAGAAGTGAATAGAATTATAGAAATGCAAAAACATATAAGAAAAAGAAAATCTTTATCGTCTATATTACAATTTTCTAAAGAAGGTGAATTTATAAAAGAGTGGGAAAGGAGGAAAGATTTGTTTTGTATGTTTAATAGTTTATCTGCAATAACATATTGCTTGAATCATAGAAGGTTGTCGGCAGGAGGGTATATATGGATTTATAAAGATGAATATACAGATGAATTATTGAAAAACAAAGTTGAATCTTTAATAAATAAATAAAATGCCAGAAGCAAGAAACATATTACAGTCCCCGTCTTCCGGATTGAGCAATTTCAGACCGGAATTTTTCAAATCGGAGTTCGACCAGGCGATACAAGCCAAAGGTTACGATGTGGAGATAATGCGCGCTTTACGTTGCCCGTGTCATGGAAAAGAATCTGCACTGCCGGACTGTCAGAATTGTTTCGGTACCGGATATTTCTATGTGAATGCGATACATACGAAAGCACTGATAACAGGGATTAATTTTACCGACAAATACAAATCATGGAGCCAGGAGCTTTTAGGTACAATGGCGGTAACAGTGAGGGATATAGACAAGGCGAATTTATCCTATTATGACAGGATTTCTTTCAGAAATGAAATATCGTATTTTTCTGAAAATCTCCCTATAAGATACGATGATATGGGACAGCCGTTTGTGTTTACCACATACAAACCAGTACAGGTATTGGCTATGTATCTGTTTGAGGCTTCAAACAAACCTCTTATAAAGACGGACAAGGGACATGTAAGCGACGTCAACCCCTATTGTATCATATTGGACATGGAGATAGACGCTTTGCCCGAAAACGGTTTTGTGTCGGTATATTACAAGCATAACCCGGAATACCATGTTATAGACTTGCCGCATGAGATACGCGCTTCATGGGCTACTGACAAGAAAAGTGGACAACTCAATAAGATAGAGCTTCCGGTTCAAGCCATTGTAAGAAGAAGCCATCTTATAGCGATGGAGAAACCTAATTTTGATGGTAGCGGTGTGATATATAATGAAGACATATAATTTGCTTCTTTGAAAGAAAATGTTTAGATTTGTACACTTTTAAACATTTTGTATATGAGAGCGAAGAAAGTTTTGGAAGTCCTTGGTATAAGCCGGGCAACATTATCCAATTATGTAAAGGAAGGAAGGATAAAGACCCACAATTCCGCTACACAATGGATAGATTACGACGACGAATCCGTATATGCGATTGCGTCTAAAGGACAAAGAAAGAATGTAATATATGCAAGGGTCATGAACAAGCATAACCTTAACAAGCATATAGAAGCATTGGAAAGGTATTGCAGGGAAAACGGACTGCACGCCAAAGATGTATATAAGGATGTGACGTTTAACGTTACATTGGCGCAAAGAAAGGGGTTCAACAAGTTGTTGGACGACGTGATATCCTATAAGATAGGAACGGTAGTAACACTGAGCCGGAAAAGTCTGTCGGGAACGGACAGTGATTTTATAGAGATGTTGTTTGCAAAATTCGGGTGTGATGTAAGGTATATAACGGAAGAGTAGGATGTTACCTCTATATGTTGACATATCGGAAACAGTTGCGGAATTCGCATTGACACCACAAGAAGCGGAATTCCTTGGAACACGTCTTGTTGATGATGTGGTAAAGGAATATATGCGAAGATGGAATGCGCTTGTGGATTCTGAACTGCATCAGACACGGGGAATATATCGGTCTGCCATGCAGGTAGACCGGACTTCTGCCACCTCTGTAGAATTCGTGCTGTCTGCAAGGGCAGCAGGGCCGCTTCCTATGATGCTGGAAGAAGGAGCAACACCCTTTGATGAAAAGATAGGGTTCCAGCGTTCGGACAAGGCAAAGATAAAGAAGGACGGTTTAGGATGGTATCTGACAATACCGTTCAGACACGCCACACCCGGAGCAATAGCGGAATCCGGAATATTTAGCTCTGTTATGCCTAAAGATGTGTACGATATGGCACGTAATGCAGGAGGACAGCCGTTGAAGCTTGCAGACTTGCCGATAAGCCAGCAAGTAAAGGGAAGCCGGAAGGAAATAAACATACCCGGACTGAACGTACCGGAATACATGCACAAGTCGGCAAAATATGAAGGTCTTGTAAGGGTTGAGGCTCGAAGTTCGGACCAGGAAAAGAGAGGTCAGTATATGACATTCAGAAGAGTTAGCGACAAGTCAGACCCTACAAGTTGGTTTAATGGTGGTATAACAGCCAAAAAACTCATGGATAGGGCTTTGGAAGAGGCGCAGATAGAATATGTTGCAGAAATGGCGATAGACGAGGCATTAAAACAAATTAAAGGCTTATGATAGAAATTGTAAAAGTAAAGCAGTTTATAGTTTCAATATTGAACTATATACCGGAAGATTACAGACTGCACAAAGGAGATGAACAGAATACTTTCCTATACAGACTTCTTAATGGAATGAAGGAAGGGAATTTTGATTTTTACGACCAGGCGAAGAAATTGTTTTTAAGAGGAATGACGAACCCACGCAATTTAAGGGTGCTGTTTGAATTCCCGAAAGACAATACGGGATTGCCAGCTTATGTAATAAGGGAACCGGGAGCGGACCCGGGAGCAACCAATTCCATAGGGAAAATGAACGGGCAGATATACGACGGTGGCGCATGGCAGATAAGAGACAGCCGTTTCCATAACTTTGAAATAATGTGTCTGTCGGACAACATGCTGGAAAGTATAATTATGTCGGAAGTTCTGTATGCGTTGATAATGGGTTCCTACAACTGGCTTTCTACCCAATACGATTTGGTAGAGGTGAGGATAACGGAATTAATGACAAACCAGAACGTACTGCCTATTCCTATATTCATAAAGTCTGTAAGGCTTGACTTGACTTTAGACCAAATTGTAGGAACACTGGTAAACGAAGAATTGCTTAACAAGATTGCATTTGAGGATGCAGGAATAGCAGCCGAAAAATGGGGTGCGAACAATTATAGTAGGGATTATGAATTGCCCGGTGTAGAATCGGACATTGACAAAATTGTTACGAAATAGTTGGTATAAGGAGGGAAATTGTTTACCTTTATAGCGAAAAATATGAATGTAAGGATTTGATAGGGAAGTTCTTGCAGAATTTCGTGGACTAATAAAAGAAAAATAATATGGCATCAACGTTTATTTTCAACGGTCGGCAGATTTCATTGCCCGGTGTCTACTCCACTATTGTAAGTGGGGAAATGAACCCAGCACGAAATCTTGACTATGGAAAAGTCCTTATTATTGATACAGGAAAGTATTCAGCCGGATTTGGTGGCGGTGCTGGTATCAATGGCGAGAATGCGCAGGGACAGAACGCTATCTATACTTTCGACAATATCGCGGATTTTCGTGCTTTCATGAAGGGAGGTCTTTGGTGGAGAGTTGCCGAAGCTCTGTTTGCACCGGACCCTTCAAACCCCGACGCAGTAGGAATTTCCGAACTTGAATTTGTTCGTGCAGCAACAACTACAGGTGCAAAAATGACGTTTGCGACGGCAGCAGGAGGCACGTTTGCGGTAAAAACATTGGACGAAGGTTTGGTAGCCAACGGTTCGTTATTGAACGACGAGTTATTAACAAAGGGTTACGGTATGAACTTTATCGCAGGACGCGAAGACGCTACCAAGCGGATTTTGCAGTTCTGGAGAGGTACATATACCGGAACATACAGCGACGGTTTACCCTACGGAGACATCACGCAGGAAAACAGTGACCCCGAACTTGTTCTTGAATCACCGGAATTCGGCACTATGCAGGAACTTGTGGATTGGGCACAGAACGATTCCAACTTTGCTTTGGCATTCGTGCTTGACCCGTCTACTAATGTGGAAGGCGACGGTAAGATTACTGAAGAGGACATTGCGACGGCATTGGGTGGTAAGCCTTATATTCTGGCGGCAGGAGGTACAGAAAGTTTCGATATGGACGACTTTAACGCTGTACTGGACCAGATTGTAGGTCTGGACTACAGTAACGTCATTCTGGACCAGGTAGGAGACAATGCATATTCGGCAACAACCCGTGCATACCTTACACACATGAACGGAGTAGCCAAGTTCCAGCATTTTCTCTATGTGGCAGGATATGACAAGGGAGCGGATTTCTCGAAGGAAATCGATTTGGCGAAAAAGTTTGACAGCTCGTTTGTGCAGCTTGTACACGGTGGCGCTGGTGTGGTATCTGCATTCGATGCGCAGAAAATCCGTTGGTGGGGTGTAATGTATAACTTGTGTGCGATTGTGGGTCGTATCAGTGGAAAACCGCCTTATGTACCGCCTACATTCAAGTCAATCGGAGTTGACAGACTGCAACACGCGTTGACTGAATCAGAGAAGAAGAAGGCATTGAAATACGGTATTTTGACAACTGTATTGAATGACTACACCGGAAAGTTCAATATCTTGCAGGGTGTGAATACATTGCAGGACAACGCCAACTTGTTCAACGCAAAAGGACAATCCTATTCTATCCAGTTTATGCGTATTGTTGCGCAAATCAACAAGGAATTGATTGTAAATGCAACGCTTGACTTGCTGGGACAGGAAAACGGTGTTAACGCCAATACATTGACAGCAGGAGCGGTTAAAGACTGGACTGTGGCATACTTGCAATCAAGAACTGCAACGGATGCACAAGACAATCTGATTTTGTCGTTTAAGGACGTAGTGACAACGAGAAAGGAAGACGCTTATTTTACTACTTATAAGATTGTGGTAAATAACGAAATCACCAAGTTGTTCTTTACTGGATATTTAATTCGTGGATAACAAACCCTAAAAGATAAAAGATTATGGCAGTTTTTACAGCGCCTAAAGCGTATATTAAAATAGATAATCAAGTAGCCGGGTTTGTTCGTAATCTGCAATTTGCAGAAAACATCACCCGTGCGAATGTACAAGGGCTTGGCTCACTCCTTAACCAGGAGGTTCCAGCCGTACAGTATCAATGCACATGGACGGTAGACCAATTCTTTATTGACTTCAAGCAGCCAGTAATGGAAGGTATGATGCACCGTCTTGGTTCCGTCAAGTCTATCGTGGACACCTTGATTTTGGGCGAGCTTGGTTTTGCCATTGCTATTTACAGCAAGACAATTCAGAGCCAGGATTCGACTACAAAGATGGTGACAGCAGTAGACCCTACCGGACAGACTATGTGCATGTTGAATCCGTGTTTTGTAAATAATCAAAATTTTTCATTGCAGGAATCCGGGGTTGCTGGTTACAATATCAGCGGGATTTATCTTTACCCTATATCAACTTTGGAACTTTAATTTTGATTATAAACAATTGATAATTAGGGAGTTACAATTTAGTAACTCCCTTTTATTTTGGTTATAAATAATTACAAATTACATTAATTATAGAATAATAAAATGTTATGTAATTTGTAAAATATTTTTATTATAGTGAATTATTGGTATTGTGAAATGATGTTAAACAACTCACATTTTACACATAAGCACTTGCGTATGTCATAACAAAATCTTATTTTTGCAATGTGGTTCTGATAAGGGAACCAAGAAAAAGAAGTCAAACAAATAAAAAGATAAAGATATGAAATCAAATGTAGAAAGAATGACGGAAGATTTGAAAAAGGTTTTGTTTTCAAATGTATATAGCTTTGAGATTGAAACGAAGGATATAGTTTTCGGATTTAGTAAGGTATTGAAGAAAAGAACTAAATCACTGGCAAAGGCTATGGATTTGGAACGTAAACTGAGAAATGATGTCGGACGTTATTTGTCCAGTACGGTAGTTGTTGCTTCTGTAAGAATGTACAAAAACGGAGAGTTAAGAGGTGAATTTAAGGCTAATAATTTTTGATTGTCAAACAAATAAAATTTTGAAGTTATGAACGTTTACAGTAAGTTTTGTCCGAATGTGTTTTTAGCAAAGTGCGAAGAAAAGTATGAAAAGGGAGAGGTTATCGAAGTAACGACCAAGTACGGAAAGGAAAACGAGTGCATTGTTTTCAATCTGATATATGAAAAGGACGGATTCTATTACTATTCGATAGTGCGTGCAGACGGTTTCAATGTCCAGGAGTGGGCAAAGCAAAGAGCGGAAAGACGCAGAATGTGGGCGGCTTCGGCAGAACAAAAGAGTAATGAGTATTACGAGAAATCCAATAAAGATAGAGACTTCCTATCATTGGGAGAACCTATCAAGGTCGGACACCACAGCGAAAGAGGACATAGAAAAATGATTGACGAAGCCTGGAACAATATGGGCAAAAGTGTTGAGTTCAGCGACAAGGCTGTCGAACATGAAAGAGTAGCCAAGTATTGGGACAAGAAAGCGGAGGTAATTAATCTATCTATGCCGGAAAGTATAGACTATTACGAGCACAAGTTAGAGAAAGCCAAAGAATATCACGAAGGCTTGAAATCCGGCAAATATCCACGGGAACACGTCTATTCATTGACTTATGCGAAGAAGGCGGTTAACGAAATGCAAAAGAACTATGACACAGCAAAAAGATTGTGGGGAGAACAAGAGGATTGAAACGGCCATTGAAAGGATAATAGAATATCTTTTCAACTACACCCCCAATTTAAAGAGAACCCGGTCAAAAATAGAACTCATGGAAAAGTTCTGGGAAAAGACCGGGATTTCCTCTAATAGGGCATTATGGGAATATATGGTGTTTCAAGGTTCTATGATAGAGAACAGCCGATACAAGGAAATGATGTTCGACCCCTATAACTTGATAGGTCCGAAAGCAATAGAGAAATGGAACAATAGAAGTAAATACCAGGTATTCAGAGCCAATAAATACCAACGTGAAAGAGGGTGGATAAGTCCTTTTAAGGAGGAGGAAGAGGATTTGTCCGAAAGATACAGGGAGATGTTAAGGAAAAAGTATTGGAACAAGGAGAAGGGGTTTATACTTTGCAGCCAGTACAGAGGATGGTTATTCGACAAAGACAGATGTAAGGATTGTATATTTTATAAGATTTGTGAAAAATGACATACTAAAAGTTTATGTTATCAAATAATATTTGTATATTTGCAACCATGAAAAAGACAGTGAAGGAAGAAGTTAGACCGTGTGTTTCTTGCAAGGAGAATCATTTCATATATGACCGCAACAGATGGTTATGTAAGGAATGCTACGACAATAGAAAGAAATTGAAACTGAACCGAGCTTCATTGAAGGAAGAGGAAAACAGGCTTAATGAAGTGTTTGTCAAGGTATGGGAGGAGAATCCCCATTATTGTTTCCATTGCGGAAAATGGTTGGGTCTTGAAATGAAACCTATTTTCTTCTCCCATATATTGAGCCGAGGAGCACACCCAGGTTTGCGCTGTGACCCGGAAAACATAGTTCTGGCATGTATGGAATGCCATCAGATATACGATTTTGGAGACAGGAAAAGTCTTAAGAATCAGATACCGGAAGAAAGGATAGAAAAACTTTTGGAGAAAGAACATGGGAAAAGACGTTGATATATTAATAGGATGTGCGGAAGTGTTTGCCGCTATAGGGCTGAAAAGGGCTTCCAGAATGATAGTGGATTACCTGGAGAACCCTAATAGCGATAAAGTGGAAATATTTCAGAAAGAGGTTGAGGTATGGAAAAAATACGAGGAACATTCAAAAGGCAGAATGTTTGTGTTCAGTGACGGGGAACACGCCCTTATGAAGTATTTTATTATATCGTATGAAAAAGACTGGTATTCGGACGGGAACCCGGCTATAGTGATAAACAAATTGGAAGATGAAAGTGCGTCATTCAAGGACAACCCTATAAAGAATCTATGGGTTGTGTATAAGAGTGAGGAAGACCGGGACAGGGATTTTGAAAGATTGTTAACAATAAAATAAAAGTATGGGAAAATTTTTAATAGAAGATGTAAATGCGAAAGGATTGCTTATCTGGATGAACGATAATTTCCGGAAGCAGAACGGGAAACGGTTTACCCGTAATGATGTGCAGGCATATATAATGAGAGGACATTTGCCCGAATATCTGGGAGGAAACGAGATTGTAGTAACCCCTAAAAAGCACTGTACAATTAAGATGTACAACGTATTGGAAAATGACAATAACCCGGTAGTGGAGGAAGAAGAAAATGAATGTATTGGTAGCATGTGAGGAAAGTCAGAGAGTTTGTGAAGCTTTCAGAAAGAGAGGTCATAACGCCTTTAGTTGTGATATTGTAGATTGTAGCGGAGGACACCCCGAATGGCATTTCAAACAGGATGTCTTGCAGGTTATCCCTAATTTTGGAGGAAAGCTGCAAAACGGTGAGGAGTATTATTTGCCGGAAGGCGAAGAATGGGATTTGATGGTTGCGCATCCCCCTTGCACCTATCTATGCGTGTCCGGTGCTGCATGGTATTATCACCCGGAAGACAAGGGATTACCGATAGAACAGAGAAGACCGCATCCTAAATATCCGAACAGAGCGAAAGACCGAGAAGAAGCCGTTAATTTCTTCATGGAGTTATACAATTCGGGTGTAAAAAGAATTGCTATAGAGAACCCGGTAGGAATAATGAGTACAAGATTCAGAAAGGCAGACCAAATCATAGAACCTTGGATGTTCGGGGATGAAGCAAGCAAGAAGACTTGTTTATGGCTTAAAAATCTGCCTAAACTCACTCCTACAAAGATTGTCGGGAAAGGTGAAGTGGTGGAAGGAAAGAATGGTTTTAGAATGCAGAAATGGTATTGTGATGCCTACGGACTGCCTAAAGAGGAAAGACAGAAGATAAGAAGCAAGACATTTCCGGGCATTGCGGAAGCGATAGCGGAACAATGGGGTAGTTTAAAATAAATTTTGGTAACGTGAAAACAAGTAGTAATTTCGTGATTGTCTATGACTTTGAAACCGGGGGATTGCCAAGCAAGGAGAAGCAGGCTTTTTTGGATATCCCTTTGGTAGAAATGGCTATGTCGTGCATAGACATGAAAAAGTTGGAAATAATAGACCGTGCAGAAATGATATTCCCGTATAACTACAAGGAAGGACTTGCAGGATATTCGGAGGAAGCAACGGCAGTACACGGCATAACAAAAGAAGTCCAAGAAGAGAATGCGGTGCCATTGAAAGAGATATACAGCACTTGCAAGAAATGGTTCGCCAAATACAAGAATCCACGCCAGATGTGTACGCTTGTAGGGCACAATATCGTAGGATTCGATAACCCGTTTCTGAAAAACTTCTTCGCCTACATGAACGACGATATAGACAATTACGTAAAATACTACATAGACACGATGCAGTTTGCACACATGGCGGCTTTGGAACAGATGGACTACAAGCTTGGTACGTGCTGCCAGAATGCAGGGATAGACCTTGTGGAGGCACACAGGGCACAGCATGATGTGGATGCGAATGCAATGCTGTTTATCTCTTACGTGAAGAAGTTAAGGGGTGAAGGTGTGGAAACGGTGCAGAAGAAAGAGAGGAGATATAGAGAGGACTTTCAGTTATGTTAACGGGCGACGGAAAAGGAATACTTACAAACAACCAGCTTACATATCTGTACAATGCAGTAGACAATATCATAGAGAGACTGCCGGAAAAGGCGCTTAACCAGTTGCTTGAAGGATATGGAAACGACGTTGATACCATGCTAAGGGAAATGGTTTATCAGTCGGAAAAGGCGCTGTATCTGGGACGTACTATGGATTCGGAAAGTTTATCCTATGTGGACAACGTGAAAGCCTCTATGGACAATACGCTTAAGATATTGTCTCTCAATTATTTTATAACAACCATGCTTCCCAAATTCCGGTTAGGGTGGCGTAATATAGAGTGGTCTAATTTGACGCAATTATACCCGTGGAGCTGTTATCTATGCGCCCGGGCGAGTGGCAAAAGTTATCAATGGTCTTATGCCTTCATTCTGTGGCGTTTATGGTCGTACACAAGACCGACCGCCTACAGACAGGATACAACAGATAACGCCAACCGGAAAGAGACATGCTATATCACCAATACTTTCACCTTGGCAAAAGTACAGATAGCGAAAGTAACGGAAGAGATAGAAGCAAACGACTTGATAAAGGAAAAACTTAACCCCTATAACAAGGCCTCAATCGGAGAAACAGCCATAAAGACGGAAACGGGGAGTACGCTGCATGTACGCGGTAAGGATTCAATGATTCGCGGTCTGCATGTGGGGGCTTGCTTGTGTGACGATATGCCGGATGAAAGTTCCCTATATTCGGACGAACAAAGAGAGAAATTGAAAGAACTTCTGAAAGGTACTATAGAACCGATTGTAGAGCCATACGGTTACTTTCTTGTAACTGGTACGCCTTATTCTTCTGCACCGAATGAATTGTACCAGATATTGAAGGCAGACAAGCGTTTCTATTGTTTTGAATATCCGATATTGTTTCCGGATGGCAGACCGTTGGCACCAGACAGATACACGTTTGAACAGATATTGGCGAAAAAGGAAGAACTTGGAACGATTGTGTTCAACCGTGAATACTTGGTGGTTCCTATCAGTGACACGTCAACGATATTTCCGTATGAATATCTGATGCGTAGCGTTATAGGAATGGAAACGATACGTTTTGCGTCAAGTATAGACGATTTTCCTTTCAAGCTTACAAGGGTACATATAGGTGTGGACTTTGCGGTTTCCGGTAATATTGGAGCGGACTATACAGTGTATTCGGTATGGGGCAAAGATGCGATGGATAACTACTATTTGTTGTATTATTACCGGAAGCGCGGTATGTCGCATAACGAACAGGTGGATAAGATTGTACAGCTTGACCGACTTTTCCACCCCAATAAGATACGGTGTGAGGCAAACGGTTTCCAGTCCATATTGTCCGGACTGGCAAAGGAAAGAGGGCTTAAGAATATAGAACCATTTACGACAACGGAAGGAAACAAGAAAGATTTGTATACTGGACTACCTTCTTTGTCCGCAATGTTTGAAAGAGGACAGATAAAATGCCCTTATGCGATAGGAGAAACGAGGCAGGCGGTTGACTTGATGTTCGGTGAATTTTCTTCTATTACATTTAGAAGTGATAACGGGAAATTGGAGGCGGCAAGTGGTCACGATGACGTGGTAATGTCGTCGTTCATTTCCTTAAATAGCTTACGCGAAGACGATAAAGAAGTACAAGTAAGTGTAGAATTAATATAATGTTAATTATATGTTAAAAGGACATAAGCACTTGCGTATGTCATAACATAATCTTATCTTTGTAATGTGAGAAAGAGATAAACGAAGTCAAACAAATAAAAAGATAAGAAAATGGAAAACGATGTTAAGGTTCTCAAAGAGTTATACAAGTTCATTTGTGTTAGTGAAGGTATTAAGGCAATTGCCTTGAAGTTCTGTAAAGTTGGAAAGGGTGGAGCTTGCTGTTCATATGTGGCTAACAAACCGAAATCAATCTCTATTGACTTGAATAGAATTAATGTCGGTTCCGCCTACGCTTTGTGCCACGAAGTAGCACACCAGATATGTATCGCTAATGAAGGCAATGCAACGCATAACGCAAAGTTTAAAAAGATGGAAAAGGAATTGGTTAAGAAGTACGCTAATTGCGCTATTGCAAGAAATTTGATTTGGTAACGAAGGGAGGACAAAGTTATGATTACTGATAGAAAGAAAGCACCGGCATGTTTAAGATACAATGTCAGTAACAATTCTGGTTCAATAAATAAGAATTTCGAGAAAAATCAGCAACAAGAAGCGTATGATTTTGCTTATTCAATGAATGAGACAGCAATAATACGAGGATATATTTTTGTAAAGCAAAAAGGGCAATGGGTGAGAAATACTATTTTTATGGACCATGTTTTTAGATAAGGAGGCTAAGGTTATGAAAAAGGATTTGATAAGAACGGCTATAGGATTTAGATGTTTTCTAACCATTGAAGAAATAAAAGTGACAGACCCTAAAGACAGGAAAGAATGTAAGATGTTTGAGGAATTGAACGACTTCACCACTATCAAGAAAATCGCGTTGAAGTATACCGATAACAAGCTGTTCCACGAGATAACAAACCGATTGATTGAACTTGACAAGGTGGATTTGACAGAAGAAGAACATGCAGAAAGACAATCACTAATTATTCTATCACAATATTTTAGGGTGAAGTTTTGATTTAACTAATTAATGATGTATATTTGTAACGTATATAACATTTTGTGATTATGGAGGATAAGATAATTAAGATTAAGGGACACGAATATAAGATGTCCTTTCCTACAGTAGGACAATATTACGAGATTGAAACGCAGAAGCAGTTTTTAGGTCGTGGATATTACAATACCTTATTGGGAAACAGAACGCAGGCTGCGGCTGACGCTTTGGATATGATAGACATTGAAGCGACGCTTACAGTAATGTTGCCCGATTTGCTGGCAGATATGAAGGTGACTTCTTTCAAGCAGCTTGGTATCAAGGACTATGTAGAAGTAAGGGATATTTACAACAAGGAGGTTTTGCCCTTTATTAAAGAAGTTGAAAAAATGATGAACCCCAACCGATAAGAGTATTCGAGCGAGAATTACTATAGTTTGAAAGTTTAGTTATTCAAAGAGTGTAGGGGTGTAGTCTGTTACGGGTTATACCCCTATTTTTGATTGATTTTGTATGATGGAGCGAGATAAAAAGGAAGATTTCAGAACGTTTGTAGTCAGATGGAATAACAAGTTTCCGCTTGACAGATGGTATAGAAAGAAACATAACATTGCTTTCATGTCCGAGGAACACAAGAAATGTTCTTTTTTTCAACAACTTTTCGAGTTCGAGGAAGACCGGATGTTCAAGCAGGCTTTGGAGGACGAGGAAAAGAAAGTTGAATACGTTCCGAATATCGGTGAATGGCTGAAAGATTCCTATGATGAAATGGTGGACCAGGAAACCGATACCAAGGAGATAACGCAAAGTCAGATTGAGGCTTTCCGTGAAGAAATGGCGCGGATGGCTGAATACGAGGAAAGCCAAAAAGATAAGGAATAATGGCAGAGGATAAGAGGATTAGGATTGCGGCCGATACCACACCGCTAAGACAGTTGAGAGAAGAAGCGGTTTCTTTGTACCGCGAGATAAACCAGACTTCCATGCAGAGCGCACAGGAAGCCGAGAAAAGCATTTCACAGCTACGGGAACAACTTGCATTGATGGAAGACCGTAACGAGCTTGAAAGACTGTTGCTGGACCTTAAAAGACAGTCTGCCGCCATTGATGCAACCACAATGCAAAAACCGTCTCCTATGCCGGAAAGACCGATAAGGAGACAGCCGCCTACAGAAGAACTTCCAAGACCGGAACAGCCTATCATAGACCCCGAAACCGGGTCTATTACATGGGACGTATCGCCAAGAAGAAAAGAGGAAACCGTACAGCCGGAACCAAGACGGAAAGGGCAAAGACCGGAAATGGAAACGGATGTAGAAGAACCGGAAGAAAGACCAGCGCCCAGAAGAAGGAGAAGAAAAGTCCAGGAACCTATAACGGACGTTGAACCCATCATAGACGAGGAAACAGGTTCTATGACATGGGACTTGACACGGAAACCGCAAAGGGAAAGAGTTACCCCCATAGAAAGAGGCACGGAAAGAGAAGAACCGACAACAAAGGAAACGCAGAAGGAAATATTAAGGGAAATAAACAGACACGTCGAAAATATAGATGAATCCGTTACGAACGTTGACAACTCTAAGAATTTCCAGGACAACAGCGAAAACAGAACGGACAACTCGAGGCATACGGAGAATATAACCGAAAATGTTGTCAATATTGAAAAGAATACCCAGACAATAACGGAGAATACAACCGCTATAAAGGAAAAGGGTAATCTGAATGCTGTTTCTGAACAGTCAAACAGACCTCTATTAAGGGAAGACGACAGAATACAGAGAAGACCGGAAATCACGGATAACGGACAGACGGAAATCAAGTTTTCTGACGAGGGGATAATACGTGCCATTACAAGGTTGGGGACAGTAACGGATAATGCCGGGCGCGATGTTGTTTCAGCTATTAGAGGACTTGAAAAAGGGACGGGTGAGGAAAACCAAAGAAGTAGTGTTACCCGTTACCTGGAAGCTATAGCAAATTCTGTATCTGTTATAGAGGACAGTGCAGAAAACATATTGGAAGAAATACAGAAAGCTGTTTCCAGTAATGGTATAGGTGGTGGAGTTGGAACGCCTGGGGGGATTGTGCCACCTACCGGAAGCACGGGTGTAAACGGTGGAGGACTAAATATATTCGGAGGAGGATTAAAAGGAATATTGGGCGGTTTGGGGGCTTTGACGGCATTCAATACCGCCAAGAACGTATTGTCAGAAAGATATTTCCGGCAGCAGGAATTTGAAGCGCGTTCCCAATACCAAGGAACCGTGGAAACGGCCGCAAATTATACACGGTTACAAGCCGCTAACCAGGCAGACGCTTTTAGGTGGATTCCTCTAATTGGTGACACGATAGCAAAAAGCATAGAGTTGCCAGCACAGCTTGCAGCAGAAAAGATGATGGCAACTTTCGGGAAATACGCGGAAGGCGAAAGACGTGTTATCCCGTATGCACAGGTTATGGGTGTATCAGCCGGGGAAGCGTTCAGACAAGCCGGAAGGGAAGGAAGTTATGCAGCCGAATCACTTGGTATGGATTACGCTTCATACCTTGGAAGACGTGCCGAATTGATACGTGCAGGAGGAGGACGTTTTGTCGGTGGCAATGAATACGACCCGTATGCAGTAAGGGAAACGCAGTCTGTAATGGCGGCAGAAAGATTGTTCGGTCTGTCTCCTAATGCAGTCAACCGCTTGCAGGGCGCAATGAGGTTTGGAGACCAGGATTCCGGTACAGGGGCTTCTGCGATTATTAGAGAGTTCGAGCAGGCAATGAAAAATTTAGGCATTCCGTTCGAGCAGATAGCCTCTACAATGGAGGAAAGTTTAGATACTTTCATTACACAGTCGGACCAGATTCTTTCCAAACGTGGTGAGTTTGACGCAAAGGAGCTTGCAGCGATGTTCAGTGGAATACGCCAGGCAACCGGATTACAAGGAAGACAGCTTGAAAGGGTACAACAGGCATTTACCGGACAGGGGATGTCAAAAGATGAGGTGACAAATGCAATGCTTGTGCGGTCTATCCAGGAAGTAATGCCAGACAAAACATCCTATTCGGAAATTCAAGAAGAATTGGAAAAGATACGTGCAGGGGCAGCAAACCCCGAAGTTATGGAAAACTTTTTGAATAGGGTTGTAGAACGTACTGGGGGAGGTTCTGAACAGTTACGTTTGGCAATGTCCGAAATATTCCCTAATTTGTCCTGGAATGACATTAATTCTACGATACAAAAGGATAGTGACCCGTCTAAGCTTGTAAGCAATCTGTTTGACTTGTATAAACAGGCAAGTCAAAGGATTAAGGAAACGCCCGCAGAAGCTTATGACAGGGGCGCAGCACGGAGGACTGTAGGTGCCGGGGAAACCATTTTGGCAGGTGATATGAATCGCCAGATGTCGGAAGGCGCCAATATTTTAAAAGAGATTAGAGATTTGGTGAGTGAAATAAACGACAGAGGTAAAAAGGTTGCTGATATAGAGTTGGAGGTTCCGAAAGAGAAGATAATTCAGCAATCTGCTACAGGAGGAAGCGGTTTAGTCAATATGAGTACAGTAAGCGGAGGAGTGGATGCTGGACGAGCTATTTCTCAATGGTTTAAACGTGCTTTAGACGAGTGGGCAAGGGAAAGAGTTGGTGGAGTGTCGGAAGCAAATAAAGTGATACAGCAAGAACGATGAAAGTAAATATATTTAACATACAGAGTTATAAGTACAACGTAGAACCCCAAACGTTTATAGACGATTGGCAAAAAGGACTGGGACCAGATACACCGGAAGCAAAGAAACTGTCGGTTCCGGAATTTATGGACGTGGTAAACGAGATTTCCAAAATTTCAAACCTGGATGCTATCTGGGCTACATACGACGATTGGGAGAAAGAGAAGTACAAGAACGAGTATTCAAACAAGAATTTGCCGTATATCAAGCCGAATACCCCTCTTTCTTTCCCTATAAAGGATTCTCCTTTGCTTATACAAAAAGCGTCAAAGAGCGACATGTTCATGAAGCAACGCGATTTTTCGGCTTATTGGTCTGAAAATTTGACAAAGCTTCTACAGGATAAGGAAGGGTATGTAGCGGACAATGTGGTTGCACTGGATGAAGAAATGTCAGTAAGGACAAAAGTACAGCCTATAAACATTAAGGTGTGGATATACTGCAAGGCTATAAACAAGGTTGTGGATGTAAGTCAGTTTGTCAATACATGTTCTACCGACAAGGGGTTCAAGAACGGCACGTTTTCAATCAACATAACTCCTTTCAAGGAAGCCAATATGTCGAATGTGTATGGTGCAGGGTATTATGATATATTCCCGGTTGTAACACCGAAAGGATACGACTATAAATCCTATCTTGAAAAGGTAGTACAGATAAACGATATAGTGTTTATCCGGTTTGAGCGGTTGAGACTGGAAGGAAGTTCGGACAGTGAAAATGCCAATGATTTGTTTGTACCGTTGAACAAGCTTGCCAATAACGGGACGGACTATAATGTTTGGGATATGATAGGTTTTGTGGACAGTGTAATGGAAACCTATTCTTCGGAAGACAATTCAAAGAGTACCGTCATAAGCGGACGCGATATTGCAAAAATGTTTGTGGAGGACGGAAGTTATTTCATACCTTTGGAAAATGTCAATGATACTGTACAGAACTGGTTATTAAGAAAAACAGGTGGTGTATGGAATGGACGTAATGTGTTCGGTGGTGAGTATCAATTTGTATGGAATTTGGGGTACAAAACGATAAATGAATGTATTTGGTTTATTATTAATATAATGTCTTCTATCGGATTGTGTAGTGATGAAGTTTTCTCTTCATGGGGAGACAAGCGGATAACGGCATACAGCATTCCGGGACAGCAGGACTTGAAGGTGAGGGGAATATGGCAGATTGTCAAGCTGCAAGTGTCTGGGGATATAATGGAAAGGATTGTGACAGATACGGGGCTGGGGAACCCGAACGGAACACTGATGCAGTACATGGAACGTATTTGTCAATATCCTTTGACAGAATTTTTCTTTGATACCTATATAAACACGATTGATGTCATTGTAAGACAGCCACCGTTTACGGAGAAGGCAATAAAAGACGCTTTCAAGTCGGAAAACTATATTACGATAACACCGGATAATGTAATATCGTATAATTTGAGCTACGACCCACGGGTTTACACCTGGTTCCAGTTACACGCGCAGAATGCGCAGGTAGGCGGACGTGATAAACCGGGGTTGGCTTTTGTCCCTATTGTGTATTTGGAAGAATATGTGGAACGATGGGGTAACAGGAAAATGGATTTCGTGGACATGTATTGTATTCGCATGATACAGAACGGAGCGGAAAACCAGAAGATATTTTCTACTTACCAGGCAACAATGCTGAATGATTTGATTTATCTTGTCGAAAGCAACATGTATGTACCTTTTACCCGGTGCGGAACGATAGAAATAAACGGGGACAGACGCATAAAGGTGGGAACTTTCGTGCTGAACCAAAGTACGAACGAGTTTTTCTATGTGACGAACGTAACCAACACTATATCATTTAACCGTGATGGGGTGGACAGACGTACCGTTTTACAGGTGGAAAGAGGATTCTATGTACCTATACTTAAAGGAAATCTGATGGAAGCGGTAAAAAGAAACGACAATTCGGTTTCTGAAAAATCAGCGTCCGGATTTACACCCGATTACTTTAAGTTGGTGGATTTAAGCGGTTTGAGACAGAAGGCGAAGGAAGCGGAAAGCGGACAGATAACATCCTATGACAACCCGACGGTTGACAAGCAGCAGTTTGATTATTTTTTGAACAGGAAATATTTCGGAGGACTTGAATAATGGCAGGAGGAGCACCAAGAATAAGCAGTAACAATTTGCCGCCTATAATGAAGGGGTATATAATGATACCTACGGATGTAGGTAGGGAAGCGTATATAGATACGGTATTCAGAACGAATATAGTTGCCGTGATGATGGAAGGCGGTATATTCCGTAATGATGCACGTATTACCAACGAGGCCATCAATAACATATGGTTTCCCGAAAAACCGGGTGAGAAGGGGTGCCAGGTAATGATAGCGAGCAGCGATTTTTTAAATCAGCCTACAGTCATAGGCACCTTTATAGGCAATGATGAAGTTCCGGCATGGAGCGAGGATGTTATGCGGATGAAAAAACAGGTGGAAGGAGTAACTATGTCTATGACGATAGACCCACGCAACCAGGAATGGAACATGAACCTTACTTCTATAGAGAAGCCCGTAAATTTCAACGTTACATTAGGAGGTAACGAAAAACATAAGATAAGATTGCAGAGTTCGGGGGAAGCCGAGATAGTGGCTTCCAAGAAGGTGAAGGTAACCGGATATAACGAAGTCATTGCGGAAGTCGTTAATGTGGTCGAGGACGTGAAAGAAAAGGATAAGGAGATAAGGCGTTTTACTATGAACATGGAGGGAGCCAATTTTACGTGGAAGACCCAGGACAAGACAACCGTAATAAAGGCCGACCCTAACACTGTAGACGTTAATTTCCACGACGGGAAAAGTCATATGACTATAGATGATAACGGTGTGGTATTGGGTTATGACAACGATACGGAAATGATTCAGTTAACGCAGAACCTAATAAAGCTTATGACCGGACAGAAAGTCAATATAAACAATGCGAAGGAACCTCTAACACTGGCGAACACTTTGATACAGCTATTGAATAATGTGGAGAACCAGATAATGACGCTAAAGAACGCATGGCAAACAGCGCTTGCAGGTTCAGCAGCGATGGACGGGGGTAAAGCCGGATTCGGTGCCGGGGTCAGTGCGGTAGCGGCAGTTAACCCATTGCAGTTTGATGGAATAAAAAGCACGGTAACTTTTTCGGATTGATAATTTTATTTATATTTGTGATATGTATTTAACAGAACAACATATAATAACAGTCAATGACAAGAGGTACAAGGATTTAGACCGGATTTGCTTCCTATCCAAGAACTTGTATAATGCGGCTTTATATATCATAAAGCAAGAATTTCTTGTTTCCGGGAAATGGATAAGGTATGCAGAATTAAGTAAGAAAATGATTGCAGAAAATAACGTTGATTTTAGGGCTATAAGTAGTGCTTCTTCCCAGCAAATCTTAATGGCTTTGGACAAGAATCTGAAATCCTATTTTTCTGCCATTAAAGCATGGAAAAGGGATAACAAGAAATTTACCGGATGTCCTAAATTCCCGAAATACAAGCATAAAACAAAAGGGAGAAATGTATTTATTTATTCCTATGCACAATTTAGACATAGAGGAGAATATATTTACTTTCCAAAGAAAGAGGGTTTGCAATCATTGAAAACCAGATGCAAGGAAGGAACGGTTAAGCAAATCAGATTTGTACCGAAAGTAGGTTGCTATGTAATAGAATTGGTGTATGAATCGGAGGTAACGGAACAGTTACCGGACAACAATAGATATATGTCTATTGATTTGGGGGTCAACAATCTTGCTTCCATTGTAACGAATACGAGTAACAAGGCTGTTTTGGTGGACGGAAAGAAACTGAAGTCCATCAATCAGTATTACAACAAGAAAAAGGCTAAAGTTCAATCACAATTAAAGAAAACAAATGGAAAGGAAAATTCGAGACGGTTAATGAACCTTACAAGAAAGAGAAACAATAAGGTCAAGGATTATTTGCATAAGGCAAGCAAGGAAATTGTAGGCATGTGCCTGGAAGACAACATAACGACATTGATAGTGGGACATAATGACGGATGGAAAAAGGAAGTGGATATGGGTAAAAGAAATAATCAGAACTTTGTTTCAATTCCGTTTGAGACGTTCATATCAATGTTAAGGTATAAATCTGAAAGACAAGGACTAAGATTTGTTGAAATAAACGAATCTCACACGTCAAAATGCAGTTCTTTGGATTTAGAAGAGGTAAAGCATCATGATAGTTATGTTGGAAAGAGAGTAAAAAGAGGTCTTTTCAGGACAAGGGACGGAATTTTGCTCAATGCAGATATAAACGGAGCCTACAATATCATGAGAAAAGTAAAAGGAGATGCAGCAATGCCATCCTATAGAGGGTTTGGGTATAACCCGGTTAAGAAATTTATTAACAAATATATTCAAGTATAAATTTGTATATAGTTACCTTTCGTATTTTTGAAAACGATAAGAAAAGATTATGGCAAATATCGCGCAGGCAGCAATACAAAAAGCAGGGTCTTTGATAGAGACGGCTGGAAGAGCTATATTAGCATCTCAATTTCCGAACGATTTTGAGGTGTATCTTTGTACGCTTGAACTGGCAGATTCAAAGAACAATACGATAGATTTTTTCACATTCCCTATTACCCCGAATGCGATAAGCAAGACGGAAGCGAAGAGGGAAAATATAAGGAACACGGCAGGGGGCGTTACGGTGTTGTCTTCCCCTACTTTTGTACCGCAGGACATAACGATAAGAGGAGATTTCGGACGTACTTTCAAGTTGTTGTTGTCGCTTGGCGGTGGTGCGTCAAGTTTGGCAGGAGCGGCCTATAGTCTGTCAGCCGGGAAATGGAGTTTAAGCGATGTTTCGGGGAAAAATACGAACTCCTTAAAGTCGGCTTCGTTCGACCCCTCTGTTAAGAACGGATATGGATGTACGAAGATATTGCAGGCTATCATATCAAAAAGCAATGGCGTGGATAAGGACGGTCTGCCATTTCGTCTTTACTTCTACAATATGGCTTTGGGTGAGAGTTATTTGGTTGTGGTGCCCCCTACTGGGCTGGTATTGAATCAAAGTTTACAGCGTAACATGATATGGGAGTATTCGCTTACAATGACAGCGATAGCGCCTTTGGAGGCTGTAGCAGGCGAACAGAAGGCGAAAACAGCACTCACTAAAATTTGTACGGCCGCAGCAATACAGAAAGGTGTGAACGATTTGGCGGCTTCTTTAGCAACGTTGTTATAAAAGGAGGATAAAGGATGGATGCAGTAATGGAAACGGCATACGCCAAATTCAAGAATATTACAGGGTACGACATAAAGAAGTTCTTCCAGGATTATGTTGATTTTTGTAATAATCATTACCCCTATATAGTGGACTATTACCAGGGAGGCGAGATAAACGCACAGTCATTCTACGAACTTGACAAGATGATTGCACAAATCAATATCGTAGAACCCATGTTTCAACTTCATGAAAACAAGTTGGACGATATTTCTATGTGGGAAATACTGGATAACTTTTCGGAAGTGGAAACAAAGATATTGACAATAAAAAATTCTGACAGATGGTTAAGAAGTGCAACGCTTGGAAGACAGAACACTCTACAGCTTGACAAGCAGTTAAGGACAGGAGAGACGTTCGAGAATGTAGCGGAAGAAATCGCAATGACGGACCCGGAAGACGACTGGACTTCTATAACTACACCACAATACATTATAGAAGAGGATTATAAGGCAGGTCAAGGAAGTAATACTTTTGCTGTAAATCTTCGCAATATCGGTGTAAACTATGTGGATAATGTGGTAGATACACTGGTAGGCGAGAACGTGTTGGGTAAAGACATAGATACGGAGTTTGAGTTTAAGAATGATGATTTGAAGGTGAAGAAATTCGGTACATCTATGGAGCAGGCATTAAAAATCATATTGGAGGCTTTGAAAGGCTGTATTCCGGAATTCAAGGACTACGGACTTCCATCTGATTTTGTAGGTCAGACAACAAATGCAATACAATACCCGGTAATATTTAAGTCCCTTATGAACATGTTCCAAAGAGATAACCGATGGGCGAGTGCAGAGCTTCTTGATTTGGTAAAAAAAGAAGACGCGGTGTTTATGAAGGTGAAGGCTACAACCGTGACGAGAGAAGATTTTGTTATTAATGTTCCTATTTAAATATATTTACAATGATTACTAAAACAGCGAATACGATTGCAAATTTAAAGAATTTGTGGATTGAAATGTTCTTAAACAAGACCGACCGCGTTTCAAACATTGCGGACGGTTCTGTACTTAATGGCGTCGCTTATGGTACTGCAAAGGTGGCGCAAAAAGCGATAAAGGATATTGCCATAGTGGAGGCGCAGATTTTCCCAAAGTCGGCAACAGGCGAATATCTGGACAAATCAGCCGCGTTGTTCGGTGTAAGTCCGAGAAAAGAAGCGCTTGGTTCCTCTACTTATGTACGTGTTTTTGCCGAGCCTGGCACGCATTATGAGGTAGGGACAAAGTTTATTTCAAAGAATGGAGTGCAATTTACTGTAGACCAGCCTTTTACGGTTGATAAGTCGGGATATGGATATATCAGTGTAAGAAGCGTTATCACCGGGTCTGCTACCAATGTGGAGGCGAACAGTATTACCGAAGTATCACCAAGACCGTTGACACATATAGAGTGCACGAATGAATATGCAGCTATTGGTGGACGTGATTATGAGGACGACGAGACATTCAGAAACAGAATAATAAATTATAATAACAAGCTTTCCACTGACACTATGGAAGGCTGGACGCAAATATTCCAGGATTTAGACCCGCGCATTTTAAAGGTAATGAATGTCGGTTTGGGTGAGGACGGAAAGACACACATTTACCTTGTAACCCAAAACGGGTCTTTCTTTACGGATGATGAATTGGAAGAATTGCTTACAAAAGCTACACCCTATTTCGGACTGACCGAACTTGACTTGCAAGGGAATACGCTTGGAATTGTGATAGAAAATGCAAAATGGATGTATGTAGGCGGTGAAGAGGGGGTGGATTTCCGTGTGGAATTGTCGCCTAATGCAGTGATTGCGGATGTAAGAAAAAATATCCAGATTGCAATGACGAAGTATCTGGATTTCCGTTTCTGGGAAGCAGGCAAAAAGGTAGAATGGGATGATTTGCTGGAAGTGGTGAAGACTGCGGAAGGCGTTAAGTATGTACCGGACGAATATTTCTTTCCCTATTTTGACGAAGAGGTGCCTTTGAACATGTTGCCGCGTATCAAGGGATTCAGAATGCGAGACTTGGAAGGAAATATTCTGTATGATTCGGGCAGCAGTTTGTCCAATATTTTTTATCCGGCAGGAGAAAGCGATATATATAAAGGTTCTCAATCGGTTATAGCATCACAGAAATATCTGTGTTCGTTTACCGTAACTAATACCAAGAATGTAGCCGTACCGGGCGCATATATAACAATAGGAAACAAGGTAATCATTACGGACAGTAACGGTACGGCAAACATTCTTTTGGAGAACGGGGAATACACATACATATTATCAAAAACGAACTGGACGCAAAAGACAGGGGAGTTTGTCGTTCTGAACAACCCTATTTACATAAATATAAATGATTTCATTGCGACGCCTTATCCGGTTACGTTTACCGTATATGAGGGTGAAGCGCCTTTGCAGGGGGTAACTGTGACAACAAGCGTTTACACGTCAGAAACGGACGATAATGGACAGGCGGTCATTAATTTGGAGCCGGGAACCTATGAATACAAGCTTGAAAAATCGGGTTTCCAGACCATAGAAAGTGTATTTACGGTCGAAAATCAGCCAGTAGATATATTTCAAAGAATGTTCCTTACAAAAATGAATGTAAATTTTGCTGTAATTGACAGAAACAGAAGTATTTACATTCCGGAAGCAAACATCACAATAAATAATATAAAGGAAAAGACGGATAACGAAGGGCAGGCAAGCATGGGGCTGCAAACCGGGAAATATGAAATGAGGGTTGCAAAAGAAGATTATCAAGACCTTGTAAAGGAAATTGAGATTGTCGGGGAAGACCCTAATTGTATTCTCGTCGAAATGACGGCAATTCCGTATGCGATAAAGTTTACGGTGCTGGATTCTGCTACCCACATGGTTCTGGAAGGAGCGACGATAAAGATAAATGGTTCTACCTATCTGACCGACAAGGAAGGTATAGCGATTATAAGCTTGCCGAACGGAACCTATGAATATACGGCTTTCAAGTCCGGCTATATGTCTGTCAATGATTTTATAGTGGTGGAAGGTTCGGAAGTATCTAAGATTGTGGAACTGGAGCAGGCTTTCTATACATTCCGCTTGACTGTACGGGACATTGAGAACGGTAATTATATCCAGGGTGCGGAATTGCAAATAAACGGAGAGACGCGTGTAACGAACGTTAACGGTGTTGCAAGCGTGACACTTGGAAACGGTGACTATGAATATACGGTAACGCACAGAAACTATAAGAGATACACCGGAACGGTGACTATCAAGGACCAGGATGTACCGGAAACAATTTACCTGGAATTGAGAGACACGGTAATAACATACACTGCAACGGACGCGATAACGAAGGCTCCTATTTCCGGTGTATATATCGAATTGATAAACAAGGGGACCGGAATTAAGGTGGATTCCGGCTATACGAATGACATAGGCGTGTTGCAGCTTGGAGCGGAGGCAGGCGAATATACTTGGAATGCGACACACAGATATTATGATGCGGTAGAAAACCAGTCGATAACGCTTGAAAAATTGAAGGATATAGACCTTCCCTTTACTATGACAAGAAGGGAAATCGAACCGGAAGTTGACGTAATAGAGAATATCCCCGGTGTGTCCGGTGATGCTACTACAGTAAGGTTCAGTGGTGAAAATACAGCCGAGACATTATCCAATGACAGTTATTATTACATAGTTCATACACCGGAAAACTTCGTTGTTCCTAACAAAGGGGTGACGTTTGATTTGATGGAACATGTAAAGACTTTCAGACGTGCAGAAATTGGCGGTGAGGACGAGCCATACGATTTTGCAAGTGGAGGTGCAGAATTGGTATTCAACGTATCGAATGACGAAATAGCTTCTTTGGAAGGTACGATGTTGACAGTGCAGCCGAATGTGACACGTGATGCACAGCCAAGAACTTTCTATGTGGATGTGACGATAACGACTCCGGTAAGCCAAGTAACTGTAAAGATAACTGCCGAACAGAAAGCCGCTCTGAACTTCAATCCGGTTAAGGCTGGAATTGTTGTCTCAGTAAAGAACATGTTCAACGATAATGTACGAGAATATACGACGAATGCGGCAGGAAAGATATTTCCGGAAGTAATGCCGGGTATTGATTATCAGTTGACAATAAAAGAGAAAGGTTTCTATGAGAATGAAGGTCTGCTAATCAAGAACTGGGGCTTTGGTGCGAGTGTACCTACACTGATGGAAATTACATGCTCGAAGAAGGCAGAATTACGGGTGAAGCAGCAGAACACGTTAAGACCGCTTGAAAATGCGACTATAAAGGTGTCCGGAATGTCACTGCCTCAAACCGTTACGTCCGGAAGTGATGGTTCGGCAAGCGTGTATATCTCACCTATTGCAATGAGCTATGAGTGTACAGTAACAGACCATACGAAAAAGACCGGAACATTCACACCCCCGTTGTCGGCTGATTATATGGATATAATAATGGGTTATGCGGAAATAACGTTGACTGTAAATCTAAAAAGCATACAACCTTATGAATTGGCGGCAGAAAATTGTCCAGTAACGGCTGTAAGTAATTGGGGCGGTACATCTTCACAAGCATATAGTTTTTCTGGTATCACAAATGAAAATGGTGTATTTACATCCAAAGGAAATGGACAGTTCAATATACCCCCTGGAAGATACTATGTCACATTCGGAGGAGGAAACAGTAATTTTAACAATAAAACATGGGATATCGTTCTTCCGAGACATAGTGAAATCAATCCTACAGTAGAAAGAAGAACGAAATCAGTCACATTCACGGTAAAAGAAATAATACCCTCTATTTCGACTACAGTATCCAATCCGGTAAAAACAGGTCTCGTGCTTGCATGCTATTACAATGACAACGGTACATCTTCCGGTGCGAATGTAACGACGGATGCAAGCGGACAATTTACAAAAACAGTGTATGCAGGAATTGCAGAACGTTTCCAGGTGCAGCCAGTAGGATTCTATTCCGGAAACGGTGCAATAGCTACAGTCAATTATAAAGATGCAAACACAAAAGACTTTGTATATACATGTTCAAAGAGAATTCCGGTATATATCACATCCAATCTGTATGGTGAGTTAAGTGGCGCGTCAGTGACGTTCAAAGGAATGTCTGTGAACCAGACAAGAACGACGAATACGGATGGAATAGTGCAAATGTACATTTCTCCGGTAAATATGTCTTACAGTGTAAGCAAGCAGCATTACAACACAAAGACTGGGAATTTCAAGCCTACCGGAACAGAAACAAGAATGGATATTGAATTGGAAGCAAAGGAATATCCAGTTACTTTCCATGTATCAACACAGGGAGTTTTACCACCGGATGGAATTTTGGTACGTATAACAAACAATGTATTGCCGGACATGGTGTTCGAGGGAGAGACGAATACGGAAGGAACGATAGTCATGCCGAATGTTCCGGTAGGAGAATACACCTACGAGGTTCTTGCAGGCGAGGTTTCATCCGATACGTTCTCACATCCCCAAAGTGAAAGTGGTACAGTGCTGGATGTAGAAGTACAATATGAATTGATTAACGCAGGTATTCAAGTTTCGGAGGTGTATGGAACAGCCGGAAGAGCATATTTGTCAAATCAGACCATTACAATGACATCCAAGGCAGGAACGATAAAGCTTACTTTGGATGAGAACGGTTATACCAATCAGTTATTGATAAAGGGACTGGAATACACGTTCACAACTGATTCGTATTCTAATTTTTACAGCAATCCGACACAATCCTATACATGGACGGAAGATGGTGTGATATGGCCGTTTGATTTGAATGTAACGGCAAAAATAACAGTAAATGTAAAGGACGTATATGCAAAAAACAATATTCAAGGAGTATCAGTAACTTACAACGAGCAGGTAGTGACAACGGATGCAAGCGGTAACGCTTCATTGTTCCGGTCAGCACTGACAAAGGACTATTCTTTGGATAAGGAAGATTACAGCACAGTAAATGGAACCATTGCACCTACCACGGCTTCACCGCTTAATGTTACTATGTTGAGAAACAAACATGTAGTGACAGTGCAGCAATATGAAGTGATACCAGGTGGTGCGAGTGTAATTTTGGATGGTAGGTATAATTTTACATTAAATTACACGTCGGCAGCAGGTAATGGAACGATTACGAGCGGAACAAACACATTTGAGGCGTATTTAGGTATTCCAATTACATTTGCAATAGTTGCAGAAAATAGAAGGGTATTTTATAGTAATCCAACTCAAACCCATACATTCACATCGGCAGGTGAAGTATGGAACATGAATCTCACTTGTGCGAAACAGATAACTGTAAATGTGAAAGATAATGTACCAGGGCAAAACATTCAAGGTGCAACAGTAAATTATTTTACTCAGACAAAAACGACGGATGCAAGCGGAAACGCAGTGTTCTACTGGAGCGGTTCAGACCCTCGTAATATATCGGTGAGTGCTGCAAATCTTGAATCTTATACAGGTCAGATAAGGTTCGATTCTACTTCACCGTTCAATATCGTAATGAACCGTGTTGCCAATCCAGTTACACTTGTAGTAAGAGAAGTAACGCCAGCACAAACAACCTATTATCAGAACTTACAGATAAAATACACGGCAGGAAGTGCAACAGGAACACTTACAACGAATGCAAGCGGTGCAGTGACATTCAATGGATATATAGGTACGGGAATGACGTTTACGGTAGTAGGACATCCGGGATTCTACAGCAATCCGACACAGAAACACACCTATACAGCCGCCAATCAGTCATGGACTATGGATTTGACGGTAACGGCAAAGATAACTATAAACGTCAAATCAAACGTGCCAAGCGGAACAAATTTGAGTGGTGCTACGGTATCATATTTCCATCAGACAGGAACAACGGACAGTAGCGGTAATGTATCACTGTATAGGAGTTCTGTAACGAACAGTGTAACAGCTACAGCGACATATCATGGTAATTATTCGGGAAGTGTAACATCAAGCACTGCATCGCCCTTTAATGTGGTAATGACGCGTTCAACCGCTACAGTAAGTCTTACAGTAAACGAAACATATACAGGTGGAGGAACCTTTACATATTCTTCCATGAAGATGAATTTTAGTCCGGCAGCCTCTACAAGCCCGTTGACACTTGACACAAGCGGAAGTGTATCATTCGTATGCTATTTGGGTACACCAGTGACATTCACCCCGGCAACAAGAGCCAATTATTACAGTAATGCAAGTCAAGCATTAACTTATACGGTAGCAGGTCAAGCTAAAACTATTAGTCTGAATTGTAACCAAAAGATAGTGATTAATACAGTAGCAAATATTTACAATACAAGTAATGCGCTTTCTGGAACAATCACCTATTTTGGGCAAACGCTTGCATCTGGGGGAAGCTTCTACAGAAGCGGATTAGACAGACAAATGACTGCCACGGCACAGTATTTCAATAACTATGTAGGGACAGTGACTGCCACACAGACATCACCCTATACAGTGACGATGAACAGAACGACGCGAACAGTGACACTGACAGTTGTCGAGAAACACCCGTCGTCAACATCTACCTATCCGTTGGGCAGTGCAGTGATAGTCAGAAGTGTACCTACAGGCTCGAATGCCCCGGCAGGAGAAATAACATTGAATGCGAGCGGACAGAAAACGAATACTGTATATGCAGGAATAAACTACACCTATACACCGAAAAATTATGCAAGTTATTACAGTAATGCTTCGCAGGGTCACACATGGACTAATGAAAATGAGAAGTGGACTATGACATTGAATGTGACGGCACGTCTGACATTCAACATAAAGAGTTCTAATTATGGGACAAATATAAGCGGAGTGTCTGGTTCCTATTTCGGACAGACTGGAACGACTGATTCCAGTGGTAACTGGACTGTATACAGAAGTGGTATAAGTAGAAGCTACTCATTCTCGAAAACAAATTACAATGCGTTATCCGGTACACTATCGGCAGCACAAGCAAGTCCGTTGAACTTGAAAATGAGTGAGACAAGTTCTTCTATTACAATAACGATGAAGGACTATTATCAGAGTGCCGTAAAAGGAAATGCGAACGGATGTCCGGTAACGCTGACGAACAAGAGCCTTTCTTCTGTCACATTTTCGGGAACGACAAACAGTAGTGGACAGGTGAGTTTCGGACCCATGATAGCAGGTTCATATACATTGTCATGGGGTGGAGGTACGAGCTACTGGGTAGCGGGAAGTGCGACGATAACAATGCCTCTATCAGCGAATACAAGAAATGCAACGAGATTGACGAAGAGTGTAGGTACGGAGTTTAGATTGAGAGTACCATTTTCAACCCCGGTATTAGGATATTGGGGAACTGCTAATCTGGTAAAGCCAATATTCACAACGGCAGGAGTAGCAACAACAGTATCATTGACGAAAAATAACGTAGTGTATTATTTGGCTACATATACATGGATAGCAGGTCTTACTACAACGATAACGGCAAAATTGGCGAATTATTTCGTAACTGGAACAACGACAACTGAAACACCGTATTCTATCACTCCTAATTACAATTTCAGTAATATAGGACACAACAGTGATGCTACGGCATTTTACTCTACAGCGATAAAGAGTATTGTAGTGACAGTACAGAACAGCTACACAAATGCGGCCGTAAGCGGTGCCACAATAAACATGTACGGTATAAACGGTAGCTATCAGACTTCCGGTGAACCGGGTGCAGGATATGCGACGCAGACTGTAACGACGAATAGTGCCGGACAAGCGACTGTATATGTGTCCGGATTGACAAACAGATACATAGTAAGTGCGACAAGATACGTGACATTGAACACCACCAACAAGAACACCTCTAACTTTACAATCAAGCTGGTACCGTCGGAAGTGACAATAACAATAAACGTAAACAACGCGAGTACAGGTTTAAGAGTAGGAAGCGGTGTAATAGTGAAGCTGTCAAGCAATAACAGCAGCACGACATATAGCGGCACTACAAACTCGTCCGGACAGGTGGTACTGAAGATAAAGTCGGGCAATTATTGGTGGGAAGCAGGAGGTAGCACGACCTGGGGAGGAAACGGAACAGGAGACTGGAATTATCCGAACCGTTCCACCACCTCAATCTCTCTCGTCAAAGACCAGTCTATCACAATAGAGGCTCTAAAGGTAGGGGTGTGGGTGAAGAATGAATGGAGTAGTAGTAATTTCGGAGGAACGTCAACATCTCGTAAAAATTCATATACTGGATTATATGTAGAACCGATTATAGAGGCGAATAAAACCTATCCAAGTAGTTCATGTGCTGCCGTGTTGACATACGACCCGGCTCAAATGGTTATATCTTCTCAAAAAACGGTTGTTTCCCTTTATACTGATTCCCCGTATGTTTATGGAGCGTCAACACTTTTTGATTCTGCGGCAACGACAGTTTCAAAAAGACTATATGGATATAGTCATATACAAGGAAGCTTCTATTTGAGTTCTACTTCTAATGGTGATTTTCAGAACTTAAATTATGTACTTTGTGGATTTGCTGGTGCAAATAGGCTTACATGGGGACAGATACATATAAGGAGAGGTTCGTTGAATTATGTAAAAGGAAATAATGACCCTACTTTGGGTTCAGTATTCCAAAATAGTAATAATTATTCTGTAAGAAATTCTTTATGTACTTTGATAACACAAAAAGAAGTGGATTCAATTAATGACAATCTTAATGCACAAGAAATAGTGGCAATACCAAGCACACCCTCTTCTACTAACCAAATTAGTATGTTAATTCAGGGGTATGATATTGGTTCCACTATGTCTTCTTATAATTTAAATCTTGCCGGGCCTTCTGTCGGAAGAGAAATCAATATATTCTTTTATAAGAGAGTACAAGTCAGTAACTCTAAACGTCAATTAATATTACTTGTAAGCGGCCCTCAAAAAACTTTTTCACAAGAAAATCTGACTTTTGATTTTTATGTATTGGTATGGAAGGAATCACCTACATGGAATTATATAAATAGTTATAATGGTTTGCAATATTGGCATTGTTATAACAACGTACCTTCTGCCATTACAAGCAATATGGGAAACAACTTTTGGATGAGTCCAGACAGAAGAATAATGTTTTACATTGGGAAAGGCTCGTGGGGAGCATCAAAAGGAATAAATACAGCAAGAAGCACTTCCTTTCTGTTCAACGAAAACGGTTGGGCTGTTGCATCACCAGCTATCAATGATAGTTATACAGAAGAAGTTAGAAACACTCTTGCAAATTATTATGTCCTTGATATTCAATTTAACAAAAATGGTTCTAAAATGATTGTATTGTGTAACGGGCAAAAAGGAACACAAGGAGCTACAATTATTGCTGATTCTTATGTTGAAGGTATACATCCTACTAATATATTTTGTTTTGAAATACTAAATGGTGGTAAATGGATAAATATACCATATAGTATAGTAGGATTTACTAATTTCTGGAACAAATATAACGCTTCTGGAAGTGGTAAATTGAGACCATTCTTTAGTATTAACCAGAATTATTTAGGGAACACATGGGATATGAGTTATGTTTATCCATCGTATAGTGAGAATGCGACAGCATATTATGCTTCTCTTACTTTTAATGATTAAATAGAAACAGACGGGCATACAAATTAAATATGCCCGTCATTTTAAATCAATCTCCGAATGTCAGACCGAATTCATAAGCTGTTGGTTTATATGTCGAATATTCAGCCGGATAAACAAAAGAAATCTTTCTATTACTATCATATATACCAGTATTACCCGTAACACTGAAATAAGGTTTGAAATAAACCTCTGTTCCACTACCCGGAACAGTTTTGTAATTATTATATCTATTCCATAACGTACTCATTCCTACACTTTCTTTTGAAAATTCCATCCATTTCTTTCCATTATAAATAAAACAATATAAATAATCCGGACTAATAAAACTTAAATAAGGATTTTGTTCATAACCAGAACCTATAAGACTATTACACAATATAATCATCTTATAATCAGCTTTATTAAATATTATATCGAGAACATATTTGTTTGCTACTGCATTTCTTATTTCTAATGTCGAATCATCATCTATGTAATAAGAAGTAGAAGACCAACCAGTTTTCCCGATAATAGGAGTTGAACTTTTTACAGTAATAAGTCCTTTCCCGTATGGCTTTTCTGTAGTACCATATAAAACAGCAAACATCCATTTTAAGTTATTTGAAACCCACATATTATTACCCATCTTATCAGTAAATGCAGCTGGGAAATTATCGTATATAGACCAAAGATTCTGACTTGAAACGTTATTTATACCGTTCCATAACGAACCTTTATATGACATTACGGCAGCATGACATTTACCTTTCACTTCGCTTTTTTTGCCATATACTAATACAGATAATTCATGACTACTTTGTGTAAATAAAAATCTTTTTACGGCACCACTGCTTACCCTTGTATTCCCAGTTAATTCTATTCTGGTTCGATTCCAGTAACCCCCGGCATATTGATAATCAATAGTATATACTACTTGATAATTAGAAACTCTCAAGCAATCTATTCCCGTCACTACATATACAGTATTATCATCTTGATTTTCTCCATAACTCACTAAAGGAACGTAATAATTCTTGTAACAAAAATTATTCACAATATCTTTTATGTATGGCAAATCATCGTAACTTACTTCATTCAAAAAGTATACAGACTGTTGTATTTGACCAGTTTGTTTTAAAATTCTTATCTGACAATAATAAGCTGTTAATGAATATCGTGTTACACTATATACCACAAAAGTATAATTATAACCAGCTTCACCCCAAAGAGATAGATAGAGAAAATCTGCCTCTATAATTTCAGCCGAATTTAAATCACTTATAGTATTTGAAGAAGAACCACTACTGGTAGTTGTTATTACAGAAGTATTAATATATGGTCCACTTATTTCCGGTCTTGAAAATGAATACAAGAATTTTTTTACTTTATAATATGTGGAATTTACATCAGATGGTATATCCATCACAAATGCTTGGCTACTACCAATATGAGCTATATAATCACTTCCCCCAGCCCCTCTGTTTATACCAGAATAAAGACTACTAATACTTGCGTTTTTGAATCCAGAATATACACCTCCACTATCAACCCACACCCCTACCTTTAGAGCCTCTATTGTTATGGATTGGTCTTTGACGAGGGAGATTGAGGTGGTGGAACGGTTCTACAGTATTTTTCGTCGTGTTTGTTTTCGTAATATCTAAAATAATAGTATTTTTACGGTGCAATTAATTGTATCTCAACATGGAAAAAAGAATAAAGAAAGAAAACCCGTGTGGGGGATTATTTTTACCCCAGTCCACACCCATATATGATAATTTGCCTTTCAGTCGTTTTTTTGAGGAAAACGACAAGGAAGTAATACGGTGGGCAGAAAACGTGCTTGAAAAATTGGAAGGAAGAGGAATTTTGCCTACATTCCTAAAGAAGAAAGAGAACGAGGATTTCCGTGCATTCTGGGGAACCATAACCCATATATTCGCCTTGATAGTTTTGTATGCAAGACAATATAAAAAGATAGACACGAATCAGATTTTGTTCGAGATGTTTATTCAGAACAGAGGTCTTGTTACTAACATGGTGGACAGCCAGGAACAGATGAAATACCTATTCTATAATTACCTGGAAGAATATTCAAAGCGTGGAAGACTTGACATCATAAGCAAGGAAGGCGAGATATTGGGAGAATTGTTGCGACTGATAAGATACAATTCGTTGGACGAGTTTATATTTGCCTTGTTGAGACCGGAAGCTACGGGGTGGGCGATGGGACATAGTTCGCCTACATGTGACCGGACGAATACGGTAATGAATGTATCAAAAGCGTATGAATATACAAAAGGAGTAGAGGATTTGAATAATTATCCTCTATTGATACCGGAAAGTATAAGTATAACGCAGGACGAAAACGGGAATGATGGAGAGATATTCAACGCTATGACATTTTTTGGCAATCAAGCCGTGGGTATAGACGGAAGGGTGGATTTGGACAAACTTATAATCATAGACCCGAACCTATCCTATGAAATATCATTGCAAGTAAAGGTGTCGGCTACAGACAATGAAAATCTAAAGTTTGGAGTAGCAGGCTATGAAACGGTAGATGGCGAGCCATTTCCTATGGGGATATTGGAAAACGGACAGATAACCGGAAGCTCTCTATGGTTCCACGAAAACGAATATTTAGACATAAAGAATGACGGCATGTATTACTACATAAAAGGAATACTGCTGTCAACGAACGAGAAGTTTTTGAACGCACCTACGCTTAATTTCCCGTCTGGACGTGCTTTATCGATAATGCCGGGAATGAAGTATATCGCACCTATATTTATCCAGGAAAGAACGGTCGGAAATCACCCGTATGTATATATATACGATTTTCATGTAAAACCTTTATATCTGCCGTTTTCACAAGGATATTTGGGTGAGCGCGACATTATAGCCGCCTACTATAAAAACAATGCATATCAGAGACAATTCACTGTAGAGACATTCCTAAAAAATTACCTTGTTGGATATAAGAACATATTCGGCAGTGAATTGATACGTCCTTATGTAGGAGAGGAAGAATATCAGATATTGTTCAAGGTATTTTCAAACCGGAATAAGTATATACCCAATGCGAAGATAACGGTAAACGGGGAAGAACTGATAACGGACGTTAACGGTGAGGCGAAGATAACGCTGCCGCGCGGACAATGGTATTACGAGGTGGAAGCAGAAAACTTTGAAAGCGTGGAAAACACCTTATTGGTGGACAAGGACGCTGTAGAATATGTACAGTTAATGGGAGCCGCCTATGAACGGGTGGTTACGTTCTTTGTGCGCGACAAGGAGACAAACGACTGGATGCAGAACGTGAAAGTGTCCTTTGCAGGAAAGGTGCAATATACCGGAAACAACGGTATAGCGACATTCGAGGTGTTCCCCGGTATATATGAATATGTGGCAGAATATGAGGACTATTATACGGTGAGAAGAAATGCCGAAATAGTGGATTCTACCAATATAGAAATCGAGATGGAAAAGATACCTTACTATAACGTGACTTTCCGTATAAGGGACGGTGTGGAGCTAGTATCGGGCGCATCCGTATTGGTGACGGGTGAGGGGATTCCTAATCAGACCGGAAGTTCTAATGCGCAGGGTCTTGCAACTGGGTTCGTATATCCGGCAGGAACGTATCATTACAAGGTAGTAAAGGAAGAATATGTGACGGTAGAAAATGACTTCACAATATACGGCAATGCCGTTATTGACGTGCAGTTTCACCCTATACCGAAATATAAGATAAACTTTATTGTAAGAAGCAACGGTTTGCCAGTGTCAAAAGCAGACGTGACATTCAACGGCACGACACTGCAAACGGCAAGTAATGGAGTTGTGACGTTCGTAGACATAGCAGGGGAATATAACTGGAAGGTGACAAAGACCGAATTCTATGCAAAGGACGGTACCGTAGAAGTTATCGACCAGGACGTGACGATAGAAGTTGACTTGGTGCAAATGGGTTACTTGATTGACTTCTATGTGACGGACGAGGACAACACTCTATTAGACGATGCTTTGGTAACGATAGGAACGGAAGCGATAAGCACGAGTGGAGGACAAGCGCAGTTTGTCCGGATATCGGGCGGCTATAACTGGACTGTACAGAAAGAAGGATATTATACCAAGCAGGGTGTAGTGACGGTGAACGAGGACAACAAGCGCGTGGACGTGCAATTGAAGCTTGTCACCTATGATATCATCTTTACTGTGAGGATGAATAATCAGCCAGTAAGGAACCAGCCCGTTGTGCTTGGAGTGGGAGAAGGAGAACAGACAGTCAATACGGATGGGAGCGGAAACGCGGTATTTAACCGTGTACCAGGCAGTTACCCGTGGAGTGTAAATAAAGAGGGGTACGAACCGAGAACTGGAACGGCAGTTTTGATAAACCAGCCTTTAGCCATAACGGTAGACCTTGTTAAGCAGACCGGAAAACTGACGGTAAAAGTTCTTGACGTAGAGACAGAACAGCCTATACAGAATGCAGTGGTGACGATAAACGGGGAGACGAGATATTCCAACAATAACGGTATTGCGGCAAGCTGGACATTGGAACTTGGTGTATGGGAATGGAGTGCCTCACAGCAGGACTATAACCCGGCAAAGGGTAATGTCAACATAAAGGCAGGAGAAAACGAGTACACCATAAAAATGAGTGAGAAGTCCGCGGTTTCGTTCAACGTGACATTCAACGCTTCAATAGGAGCTGTCCAAGCTTCCGGAGCCAAAATAAACATTGTAGGACAGACGGAAGAACTCGTAACAAATGAGCTTGGTTTGGTATCTACACAACTGTTTTCGGGCACATACGACTATGTGGCAACTTATCCCTATTGTTATGATGTGGTGAACTCGTTTACCGTGTACAATTCGGACACCCGTGTTCCTATCAACTTTACCGTAAAGAGGGTGAATGTGAGAATACAGGTTGTTAATGGTAGCAATATAGGTATAAGCGGTGCACAGGTGACGTTTAACGGAATGACACAGTATTCCGATGGGCAGGGATATACGACCTTCAATGTGGAGGCAGGAAGTTCTGGTACGGCTACGGCAAGCAAGTTGCCTCAATACAACGAGAACAGTACCTATGTGACTGTAGGAGAATACGATACAAGTGCGACGATAGTTCTTGGCGTAAATACCTATAAAGTTATTTTTGACGTGGTGGACGAGAAAGGGATATCCATAAGAGGGGTACGTATTGTATGCGGAGGTACGGCAAAGAACACGGATGGAGCCGGGCGTGCGGTATTCGGAACATACGTACCGCCTCAGACATTAAGCTGGCAGGCGTCAAAAGCCGGATATCAGAGCCAGAACGGTTCTGTGAGCATAAGTAATAGCGACGAATATGTTAATGTCGTAATGACGCGCAACAAATGCCAGGTTACATATAACGTGCGTACAAAAAGCGGTTCTCCTATTTCTGGCGTAACTGTGGAAGACAACATAAGTTCGGGCGTGACAAGTTCGAGCGGCACCGCATCATGGATGGTACCATGTAACGATACCTATGCGTGGATAGCGACAAGTCAGAATTACTTTACAGAGAGCGGAAGTTACACGGTAGGTCCGGAAGAGTTCAGCAAGACGATTGACATAATAATGGAAGACGGTGCGGTACTGGAAGTAAGTGTGTCAAATGGCACGAACATAGTGTTGCCCGTACTTAATACCTCCTCTACTGGGATGAATAATCTTCGTGTTAAATGGGGAGATGGAGACCAGACATTAGGAACAAGTTCGCATACCTACAGTTCCGGAGGAACAAAGATAATATTGTTCGACTTTAACGGGATGTCAGCCAATTTATCATGGAGTGCAAACGGATTTTCAAGTTTTCAAAATTGTTTGACAAGAGTAATCAAGTGGTTTACCGAAAATGTGAGAACGTCGTGGGGAAAGGGAGCTTTCCAATATTGTAGCAGTCTTGAATCGGTTGTAAGTTGGACTACAAGTCTTATGAGTGGTTCGGCAGATTCGTTCTTTGATGGGTGCAGTAGTTTAAGAAGTGTTCCGTCTGGATTATTTGAATTTGTGACAAGTGGTACATTCGTAAAAACATTTAAGGATAGCGGATTGAATGGTTCTGTGAACTTGTCAAGTGTGCTTGCAGGGAATTCGATAAGTGATTACTCTTACTGTTTTTGGAGATGTAAGAATATTTCTTCTGTATCTGGACAGTTAAGAACATCGGGTAATGGAACATCTTTGGATTATATGTTTGCGGAATGCAGCGGAATGTCAAGTATAAGCAATGATATAGGCGCGATAAATATAAGTCATTGTGATTACATGTTTTCCAATTGCTCCAATTTACAATCACCTTGCAGAATAACGTTCAAGTTTTTTTCTGGACGTACACAATCGGCAAGTAGTTTTTGTTGGTCTTCGGGTATATCATCGTTGCCGAGCAATCTGTTTTCCGGGACTATATATTCATTGTCCCTTAATAAAGCGTTTTCCGGTTGTACCAATTTGTCAAGTATAAGTTCGGGTGCATTTAATTATACAGTAAGTTCCGGTACACAATGTGTTGATATGTTCTATGGTTGTACAAGCTTGCTGAATGTAAGCGGTGTAGTAATTCCGGATATCAGAAGCGCGGTCAACATGTTTTTGAATAGTGGCTTGACTACCATAACATCTTCTCTTTTTTCCGATTCTCCTAATTGTGCTTCTTATGCGTATTGCTTTAGTGGATGTAGGAATTTGAGAACAGCAGGTTCAAAAGGAAATCCGATTACTCCATCGAATCATTCAGTGACGGTAGATATTGACGGAATGTTTGAGAATTGTTCCAATTTGCTGACGGCTGAATATGCTTTTGGAGATGTAACCGGGAATAAACCTGGACCTACGGGAACTGATAATAGTTATATAGAATCGGGGGTACTGAAATATATAAACAGTTGCACAAATACATTTAGCGGTTGCTCAAATATGACATCTCAACCGAGATGGGATTGTATAATAGTAGCCGGAGTAAAATTGCCGACAGCTTATATGCCTCTGTTTTATTATTTTAAGAGAATATTCCAACTATATCAATTCGGTTTCCCGGATGTTGACAGTATATCCAAAAGCGGATGTTTCAGAGGATGTACAAAGATGAATGGTTACGACCAATATATTAGTGCTTATCCAGAATGGTTCTAATTTTGTAAATAAAAATTTATAAATATATGGCGCAGATAAATGTTAACAGAAACACTTTTTTAGAAAAGGAAGAAGTGATGAACATGCAGTCTTTCCTACAGAATTCCCTGCTTGGAAAGATTCTAATTGCCGGAAGTTACACATTCGGTATAGTGACAAATAACCCTACAAAATTCAAGTCCGATTTTGAAACCGTGGACACCTTTATAGATAACAAGGCGTTTGAAGTACAGCAGGGAACACAAGGAGGAACGGTAAGGATATTGCCGGGTATGGCGGTAAACTCATTGGGGCAGGTAATAAACATTGTCAACATATACGATAACTTTGCAATCCCGGCAGACAGCGTGTATTACTGGCTAAAAATCGGGTATTCGACAAAGAATTACGAAAACGGATATGTGAGCATTAACCAGAAGGGTGTAGTGACCGGAACCGTGGATTTTTCCGGTAAGGTGAGGGGACAAGCAGGGAAAACCCCGGTAGCGATAAAGTTTTTGAAGGACGACGGTTCACAGCCCCTAAATAATGGTGTATATGAGATAGTCAATATAATAGACAACAAGAATATCGTATTAACGTCCGAATCCGATTTTGTTGCGGAAACAAATTTGCAAGTCGTGATATTGGGAACGGTACCTCTTGGAAAGGTATTCACGGACGCACAAATGGAAGGGCTTTACACCTATGATTGGTTTACGTTGGGACTGACACAGGAAGTGACCTTGGAACAGCCGCCTACCAAGTCGGTAAACGAGTTTTACATAGCAAGGGTGAGAAATAACGGTGGTACGGTCACGATTGACAATACGGCAAAAACGGAATATTGGTCTTTAGCAGGCATGCCGAAACCGAAAGAATAAGAAAGGAGGGTAACGTGAGATTATTATATACAGTAAGTTCTGGATATATGGCAGAACAGCAGAATGTTTCCTATTCGATAGGGGGATTTGCATCTTCCACGACAATACCTAACGACATGTTCGGTAATCTGTTTGACGAATTGAGCGTCAACACTATAAGAAATGCAAGAAATGAATACCGGGCTATAGTGCTGCACAATGATAGCCAGGAGGTGGCAAAGGGTGTAAAGATATGGTTCGACAACCCGGAAATGAACGTGTGCTCGTTCAAGGTGGGTGCCGTGGGAATGACGGAAGGTGAAGACGGAAGCCGATATATGGGTAGTGCACCTAATATATACAGCAGACCCTATACAGTCCAGTTTTACGAGGCTACAGAGGAAAACCCGGTGTCTATCGGGGATATGCAGCCAGACCAGATGATAGGTATATGGGTGGAAAGGAGTATAGACAAGGAAAAGGCTTTGGAAGAGTATAACAACGTGGCTGAGAGGGATTTGACTACAGAAACGAGATACAGTCCTATTCAGAAGGAAACACAAGAAATGTTAAATATGCAATTTTATTGGGAATAAGCTATTGCGTATGTCATAATATAATATTATCTTTGTGGTGTGATTGATAAGGGAGCGTTAAAACTCCCTTTCTTAATCGGGGTAGACATAATAAAATATTATCTTAATAATGAACAACATTGTAGAACTTAACGGATTGATGGGTGTAAAGGGTGGAAAGGTTTATGCCTATTTTTCAACCGAACCGGAAAAGGTAAGGAAGGCTTTGGAGATTGAAATTGCTTGCACTGGGGCTGATGATAACGGAGCTTACAATATCTACTTTGATGATGAAGAAAACATTTGTTGTGAGTATATGCAACGTTGTGTTACAAAGGAGTTTAAGAAGGTGGAAACGATAGAGGAAGCCGTATTGTGGATGGAGGGTTATTTTTAATATAAAGGGTTATGACAGAAAAGATTATTAAAAAGGAAGATGTAGAATACAAGCTGACATGTAGTTTGTTTATGGAATGGAACCGTCCGGCAAAGTATAAATTTAAACTACAGCAAAGAGAGTGCGGAAAAGGAAATGGTTGGATTTAAAAGGAGAGAAATACTTGGTATATACAGAGAAAGATATTGTTTTGCAGTATGTGAGTAAAGAAGATGTGTTAGAGCTTGCTTTTGAGGAATACAAGAAATACTACCCTAATAATGAAATGCTGGAATGAAGACATTAATTTTTGATGTGATGCTGAATGAGCAATATATACACACGTTCAAATATAAATACAATCCTCTGTTTCCTATTGAGGAGGAAGAGTTAAGGAAGTTTGTGGAAGAGAGATTGCCGACATTGAAAGGGAAGAAATTCAAGATTTTGTTTTGATTATGAATCTGATTGCTATTATAAAGAAATGGTTCTGCCGCCATGAATGGGAACTGATGTATGAGAGAAAGGTTACGGCATGGGATGAGTTAGGATGTAATAAATATATCGCCAGATATTACGTCTGCAAGAAATGTGGCAGATACAAGAAAACCAAAAGTTATTGATATGAAACAGACAGTAGAAGAAGCCGAGAAAGAATATTGCGATAAGAATTATCCGTATTCAGATTTGAATATAAGGTTAATGGTGGAAAATGCGTTTGAAGCCGGAGCAGAATGGCAGAAAAAGCATTCACCTTGGATAAGCGTTAAGGAACGGTTGCCGGAGCAAAACGAACTTGTTCTTTGTAGAATGGTATCAAATGAAGCCATTGTAAGCGGATTTATTATACCTATGCCAAGTGGGAGACCTCGTGTTGTAACATTGTCGGATTTTGAATTTGAAGATTATGGCGATTACGTTTGTGACATGTGGGCACCTATTCCCTCCTTTGATGAAATATTTGAAGCAAACAAAGATGTACTGGAACGGATTAAGGGGAAAGGAGATTGAAAATGAATGAAAGGAAAGTTCTTTTGTTTAGGAAGGTATGTTATGATATAGGAACACGTTTTTCTTTTGTTGTAAATAATAAGATTATCGAACCGGTTATAAGCGATGTAATGATTGATTATCATAAAAATATCAATTATGAAAAGCAATCTGTAAGGTATCATTTCTGCACTATGGACAAACATTCATTCAATGAGTTTTCTGAAAGAGAGTTAGAAGATATGATACGTAGGGGAATTGTTTTATATATTGAGTAGTAGAAAGGAGATTGAGAATATGAAAGGAAATATATTTGACAAAATAAGAAAAGCATCTAATAAATACATAGAGTATATGCTTGCTTGTGACGATATAGCCAAAGAAGCACAAAAACATATAGATTGGAGCGATGATGTTTCATGTGAATATTATCCTGCTGATGGAATATGTATAATGATAGACGAACATGTTTGTTATGCTAATACATTCTTTGACTTGGTAGAAGAATCAGAAAACGGTATGCTTGATAGGGGAACTTTTATGAGAAATTGTATTTGACATGGAAAGATATAGGATTGTGAAAGAAATAGGGTATAGCGGCTGTATTCCGATAGTCGTGTATTGCGTACAAGTCAGAAAAGACAAACGTATTTCATCCGAATGGGTGAATGTAAAGGGCTTTGATACCTATAAGAGAGCGAAAGAGTTGTTGGATGTTTTAAATGGTGATTGATATGAAAACAATTAAAATATCAAATTTACAAGAAGGGGATTTGTTCATATATAAAGACGTAATGTATGAAATTGTACATAAGGACAAATGGGAAACATATTGTAAATATGTCAATGATAAAAGCCATTTAGGAGGATGGCTTTCAAGTAAATATCTTTATTGTAATTTTAGTAATTATACAAAAGTGGAGGTTTAGATATTATGAGTAAATATAGATATAGAGAAGTGAAGAATTATATCCACAACGAACTAAAGTTGACTAAAGAGGATATAAAGGATATAATGATTCCAATTGTGAAAGAGGAAGTTAAACGTATCTTTCAAAACACCTACGGGAACGACGTTGATATAGAGAGGTGGGTTCGTTGTATGGTTTCTGACGAAATACAAAGGCATGGTGATTACTCTATGATAAGGAATTTATGCAAGGAGGTGATTAAGGAGGAAATTGCCGATAGGTTGTCAATTGATATAAGCCTTAAAAAGAAAGAGGGGTAAAATATGCAGGACGAAATTTCTTGGAACGATAATACTCGTTATGATATTTATAATCCATATGTTGATATTTCTCCTTTAGAACCGTGTGATGCACCCAAAATGAGAAAATATCGCCTAAAAGATGATAGATGTACAAACAAGCAGATTGCGAAACGCAGGAAGAGGAATAAGAACCGTAAAACACATAGGAAATGAGTAGGTTTGAGAAAGAGATACTTCCTTTCATGGAAGAAGAAATTATGCGAAAACTCCGTACATACAACGTGTACAGTATAAAGGAGTATGAGGACATACGAAAGGCAGTAAGGTATTCAATAAGGTTTTGCAAGAAAAATAAAATTGTTCGATATGAAGATAAAAATTTAAACAAAGAAAGGAACAAGAAATGAAAGAGTATAAGGTTTTATTTTGTGATATGGATGGAACGTTGATTGAGACAGCAAGTGGAGAGACGTTCCCGAAGGGTATATGGGACATGAAGTTTAAGTTTGATGTCCTGGATGCAATTAAGAATTTGAATCCCAAAGTAATCTTTATTGTAACGAATCAAGGAGGGATAGAAAAGGGTTTGTTTCCAGAATCATTTATTTATGTCAAATGCCAGTACGTGAATGATAGTATAATAGATTATTGCGGTATTGATACGTGTTTTAAATATTGTGGAAGCAATGATAGAAGCAACCCAATGAGAAAGCCGAATACCGGAATGCTTGAAGAACTTTTTGATAATTACAAGACATGGAAAGATTGCAGTTTGGAGGTAGAAGATTGTTTGATGATTGGTGATGCAAGCGGACTTGAAGGGCAATTTTCGGATAGTGACAAGAAAACTGCCGAGAATTTCGGTATAGACTATATGGATGTCAGCGAGTTCGTAAATGTTTACGGGAAAGGGGTATAATTATGGAAGTAAAGAACGGAATAATAATAGACGGGGTGCTGCATGAAGCTGTGAATTATAGTAATGATAGTTCTTGTAGTATATGTTCTCTTCGTAAGGAATGTGATGAATTAGAGAATCGTTGTGATGAATGGATTTGCAGGCTTATTGATTGTAGGTATTTCGTCAATCGTGGCAAAGTGACTGATATTAAGATAGATAAGGAGGAATAAATCATGTGTAATTCAATAGAATGGGGTAAATGTGAAATATGTGGAAAGGAAGACCAGTTGGAACGTACTTATTTCTACTATTCAATACATTGTGAATGTTGTGGAAGCAAAGACGAGAATGGGCAAAATAGGCATTTTGAAATGGTAAGACATTGTAGGAAATGCCCGGCTCCTATACCTAAAGAAATACATCCATTATATAAAGCGATGGATGGTAAAACTTATCGTGCGAGTTTTTCTAATATACTTCCCATTGATGTTAGAGGGGAGTTTATCATAAATGAACCGATAATTAAGGAGGAATAACGATGGAAAGCGATAAACTTATATTAGATGCTTGTTGTGGCAGTAGAATGTTTTGGTTTGACAAACATAACCCTTTGGTTTTATTTGTAGATAAGCGTTCAGAAACACTTACAGCTAAGGACAAAGATAGAATCAGAACTATAGATGTAAAACCGGATGTGATAGCCGATTTTACTAATTTGCCGTTTGAGGATAATTCTTTTTATATGGTGGTGTTTGACCCACCTCATTTAAAAACACTTGGTGAAACCTCATGGATGGCTAAGAAATACGGTAAACTGCCAAAAGATTGGAAATCACTCATACACGACGGATTTACCGAGTGTATGCGCGTCTTGAAACCTAATGGAACGCTCATTTTCAAATGGAACGAAAGTGAGATAAAAGCTTCGGAAGTTTTGTCCGTTATCCCCTTTAAGCCTCTATTTGGGCATACCACCGGAAGGCAGAGCAAAACAATATGGATGTGTTTTATGAAGAGAGAAGACGATGAGTAATACAGAAGAAAAGCATTGCAGTATATGCGTGTATTATGAACTATGCGCCAATTTTCAAATGTATTGCCACGCATTGAAAAGACGTATAACGGCAAGAAAGCAGGCGAAAAATTGTAAGTATTATAAATATAAATGGGAAGGGGTAAATGATGCACCAGTGTGACTATTGTTGTTGGTATAATGAAAGATACGGGAATTGCGATTGTCCGTATGTAATGAAGAAGTTGTCTTGTGATAAAGCTAAAAAGGAGAAAGAAAGGAGTGAGAAATGAAATTAAAACATCCATTAGATTGGTATAACGAAAACACACCATCGGAAGATGAAGAATACGAAAAGGGATGTCTATCTATCGCCTTGATAGTAGTAATCATTTTCATTGCATTAACGGCTATAATTTTATCTTATGACTTATGAAATCAAAACAAGTATTATCAATCGAACAGATGAAGCACTTGCAGGAGCTTGGATTAGATACAAGCGATGCAAGTGTGTACTGGAAAAGGGTATCACATGGAAGCCGTATTGATGATAAATCAAAAGGTAAATGGTTTTTGAGTTTACAGAAGGAGTTTCAGACTTGCGGGTTTATGTCGTATGAAACACTTCCTGCTTATACCTTGCAGGACATTCTCGACAAGCTGCCGGAATCTATACAGGTATATGATTTGTACATATTTAAGAAAGTGGGGTTGTGGTGGCTCAAATATGTAGACGTAACGAATAATGGAACCGTTCGTTTAGAAAAAATGCCGAGGTTGATAGATGCCGCCTATTATATGCTGTGTTGGTGTATTGGGAAAGGATATATTAAAACTAAAGAATAGTTATGGAAGCACATGTAATGAAACTTGAAAACAACTGTGTGATTGTTGACGAGGAATATTTTAACGAGATAAAGAAGCAGTCAGAATTCAACCAAGAAAGGATAAACGAGATTGCCGAGGAAAAGTTTTTGGAATACGTGAAAGATAGCGGTATTAAACTTTCCTACGAAGTGAACGGAATACCTTATATGTTTCATTATGATTTGTTGAACGAAATAAATTATGAAGAGAGGGGTTATCCAGAATCCGTATCAGAAAAGGTAAAGTATGCTATCGCAGACGATATAACCGAGGCTTTGAATGATAAGCTTAAGGGATTGAAAGACGAGGCTTTGAATTATGCGTTAAGCGAGTTTGACAAGCGGAAATACGGTTTGGAGGCTACTGCAAAAATATGGAAATGTCTTGCATTGATATTTATCATTACGACTATTGTTTCAGCAATAGGCTTGTTTTTATTGTGAAATGATGTTAATAAATCCACAATTTAGACATAAGCACTTGCGTATGTCATAACATAATCTTATCTTTGCATTGTGAGATTAAGAGATGATAAGTCAAACAAATAAAAAAGATAAGGTTATGAAAGAAAGATTTTTAGAAAAGTTCATTATGATGGAGTTTGTGAAAGGCAATTTGGATTCACAGGAACAAGTCAATGATATGGTTTTTTGATACAGAGAAAGTTGGGCGTATCAGTGGAGAATGCAGGAAATTTTTTAAGAAACGCAATCGGTATTAACGCTTAATAGAGAATGTCATGAAAGTATATATAGCGAGAGATAAAGACGGTAGACTGTTTAAATATCCTTATTGGACTGGAATGTTAGCGACAGAAATACCGCATAAACATATGTGCGCTTATCCTTTTGACGGTAATCATTATATTCAAGGCAAAGATTATCAACCAAAGAAAGGAGAAGAAATAGATAAAGGTTTATACCCCGAAATCACCTATGAAAATTCACCTATTTTGGTTGAGCAGAATTAACAATAACAATTTGTTTTCTTCATATTATAGGGCTATGTTTGTAGCCCTAATTTTTTAAATCTAAAGAAAATGGCACAAAAATTGTCTGCCGGATTCATGGCAGAATTATTCAAGCTTGTATATATGGATTTGGGTATTACCCGGATAGTGGTAAATCATCTGTCTTATCAATTGATACCCAAAGAGTGGGCAGGATTCAAATTTCTATTAAAAGAAGCTACGGAGGTATTAAAAGAGAAAGATAAGGTTCCTTCTTTAGGTGTTGTTTCGCAAAAATACGCTGACAGCGATTTTGTAATCGAGGCGGTAGATGCTGTACAGTCAGCCGCCAAAGTAGACAAGGAAATCATTATAGACCAGTTGGAAGCGTACATTAAAGATGTGGAATTCCAGCTACTTTCTAAAAAAGTACATGATTTGTACGAAGAAGGAAAGAAAGAAGATGCTATACGGGTAAATGCGGAAGAGAGCCAAAGAATTTTATCCCTATCATTAAGGCATGAGGCAGGCGGTTTTCAGAAAGTGTTCTCTGATTTTGACAAACGAATGAAGAGGAGACGGGAAGAAGAAGAGGGGGAGGTTCCATCACGCGTAATGTTCGGACTTGATAAGATAGACCAGATTTCAGAAGGCGGTGCCACAATGGAAGATACCGTGTTATGGATAATGCGTTCGGGTGTCGGTAAGTCTACTGTATTGAGATATCACGGTATGCAGGCAGCTTTTGACGGACACCCGGTCTTGCATATACAGTTGGAAGGTGGTGCGCGTGCGTGTCTGGAAAGATACGACCAGTTTTGGACTGGACAAAAATACGGGAATATCAGAAAAGGTGTCATAGATGATAAACTGGCTGAAAAAATAGAAAAGGCCTTTGAAAATATGAAATCTTATTCCAAGGACATAGATGTTTATTCATTTGAAAAATTCGGGCAGGCTACTATGGTGGATATTCGTAATGTGATAGTCTCCTATTATAAGAAAAACGGTTATTATCCGCATGTATTGATATTGGATTCATTAGACCTTGTGGCAACCGGAACAAACCGTGTTGTAGACAATAACCCTACATTCAAAAAAGAAAAATTACAGACATGTGCACAACTTTTAAAAAACTTATGTGTAGAGTTTAAAATGGTGGGATTTACGGCAGCACAAGCTGGGAATGTGCCGTTGGAAATATGGGACAATTCGGACAAGGTAATAGATAGAAGTTATACGGAAGGGGATAGGACATTGGTAAAGCCGTTTTCTTTTGTGTTTACTGGGAACCGGACAAGAGAGGAGAAGAAACAGAACATAATGCGTATTTATATGGATAAAGTACGTGATTATGATACGGTAAAAGATACCTTCCCTATTGTGACGGATTACGGCAGGGGACGTTTTTGTGACAAGGCGCTGACAGCCGAATATTACGGAGGTGATAAGGGTTTCACTTCTTCTACATCTGGAAAGAAGACAAGAAAGAAAAAGGATGAAGACGGTGAAAAGCAAAATGATGTTAAAACAGAGACAATTTAGACATAAGCACTTGCGTATGTCATAACATAATCTTATCTTTGTAATGTCTTCTTAAGGGAGGCGAGAAAAGAAGTCAAACAAATAAAAGATAAGAGTATGGAATGTTTTAGAGAAGTTATCGTTGAAAATGCAGAAATTTCCTGGGTTAGTTCAGAAATTTATGGTAGCAAGGAAAAGGTGCTGAAAGCAGTTGAAAACAGAGCAGAAACATTTGCCAAGTATTGCGGTTTTGAAGTCGAGAATCTTAAATACAGTTCAAGAAAATATTGCTCCATGAAAGAGAGTAACCTGGAAAGAGGTTTTGATGTGTTTTGCAAAAAGAAGGTGAAAGACTGTAAAGAAAGAATATCTTTTTTGGGATATATTATTTATGAATTAGTTTAAAGGGAGATGTTTAGGGTTGATAAAAACGAGGTAATATCCGAACTGAACCTATCTTTGTTTGGAGCAAAAGGTTTCATGCAGGATAGGAACAAGGAATGTCCTTTTTGCAATAAAAAAGGGAAATGGGGGATAAAGTTCAATGATGCCGGGAATAACGGTGCATTCCATTGTTTCAAATGCGGCATGAAAACCACCTTAAAAAAGTTCTTGGAAAAGATAGGAAGGAAAGACCTCATAAAGCAGGATTACGAGAACACGATAAAGATGCAGAAATTGACCCCTCTAATAAACGACGAAGAAGAGGAAACAACAGAGGAAATCAAGGAATGCACCCTTCCTAAAAAACTGGAATATATAGACAAGGATGAATATTTGGATAAGAGGGGATTTGTGAAAAGATATTATGAAGAATTCCGTCCGGCAGAAACAAAATTCTTTCTTGAAAGAAAGCTGCACGATAAGTTCATATTCCAGTTTACCATGAACGGCAAATTAGCCGCATGGCTGGCACGTTCAAAGAAAAGTAAGGAATGGCATGAAGAGAACCTTCAAAGGTTTAAGGAGGGTAAAGAAAAGCTTGTATTGAGGTATGAAAATTCACGTGACGGATTTTCCCATGTGATAGGAGGGTATGACAATATAACGGACGAGACGGACACGGTTATAATCGTGGAAGGGATGTTTGACTATATATCGGTTGACACGAAATTGCATCTTTATGAATCACTGGATATAAAGTGCGTGTTTACGTTCGGAAACAACATGGGGTTAAGCCAGATAAGGCTATTGAGGGACAAACCAGGCATAAGGAACGTGATTTTGATGTACGACCCCGACAAGCCGGAAATGATTAAGACAGTATCAATGACCTTACAAAGATATTTCAATGTACAGATTGCCGAACTGGAAGACAAGAAGAAAGACCCTGGGGATGCGACACAAGAAGAACTCCTATGGGCGCTTGACAATATGACAGAACCGATTAATTATTATACAAGACATTTATAGTGTTGATTTTTTGCCATTTATCCTAATTTTTGTTAGATTTGAAGTCAAAAATAAGGACATGGAAAAATCACGGAAAATCAGTTTGGAGCAGTTTGTAATTAACTTGCAATTGGAGTATTTGAGTTGTAAATTACGTTCGATAGTTTACAATCGTATAGAAAGTGTCGAGCTTGTGAAGATATATAAGGACATAGCGGAGAAGAAGAAGACAAAAATTCTGAACTTAAAACAAAGGTTTCGCCTTGGTACGATGTTTGACAGTGACAAGGCGTTTTCAGATTTTTATTTGAAGGAATTTTTGCAGGAATACGGATTGCCGAACTTGCAATATTCGGAGAAAACGAAAAAGTCGGTTATGTTTTGGGACAGGTTCCACCTATTGAAACCGGGTACCATAGTGATATACAAGGGAAAGGAATATAAGGTGAAGATAAACCATCCGAATGACGATAATGTGGTGATATGGGTTAATGACGTGCCGGAACAGATACCATATACCTACTTCAAAATGAGATGGTTAGAAAAAATCGATATGAAAGATTTAAAATAATGGAGATAACATTTGTTTATCTCAAAATTAAATTGTTATATTTGCAGTGCAATTAAAGAACAAAAGATATGAACTATTTTGAGTATGAAGAAAAGGCGGCTACTACAGCTTGCTATAACGAAAAAGTGGCTTTATCCTATGTGACACTTGGCTTGTGTTCGGAGATGGGAGAAACCTATGAGAAAATCAATAACGAGGCAGAAACGGAAGAAATCTCTAAAGAAATTGGAGATATGTTTTGGTATCTTGCCATGATTCGCAAAGAGTGTAATCTTGATATTGAAGGCTGGGATTGGAAAGAAGCTTTGGCAAATGCAGAAGGTGCAGGCGTGTTTGATTTGCCCGTGGAAGTCGGAAAGATTGCGGACCAGGTTAAAAAGTGGTTGCGTGATGATTGGAAAGACGCGGAAAACAATGTATTCCCGGAAGCACGGAAGAAAGCCGTTTTGGAAGCCTGGAAGAATGCTTGGAAGGTAATAAACAGCATGATTAACCGTGTTGGTCTTGATACGGAAAAGATTGCCGAACAGAATATCGAAAAACTGTTTTCACGCAAACAACGTGACAAAATTCATGGAGCAGGAGACAACAGATGAGAAATTATGATAAAATATTAATGACCGGGGCGCAGGGCACGGGGAAGACAACCCTATTGAAAGCCTTGCAGAATGAACCGGAATTTGACAACTGGAAGTTTTACACGAATGTTGTCAGAACGATGGTTGAAGAAGAAGGGATAACCATTAATGAAGAAGGCACGTCCGAATCACAAAAGAAAATATTTGATAAATACACTCAAATAATGGAAGATGCCATGAAACAGCCTTCCATTAGCGACAGATGTATTATTGATGTGAATGCCTACACTTCATGGCTTTTTGATAATTGCAGCCCAAAAGACCCGGAATATAATAACCTGGCAGAAGAAGACTTTAAGGAGAAACGACAGATTGTAAAGCGGAAATACGAGTTTCCTTTGCTTGTCTATCTTCCTATCACATTCAGATTGCAAGGTGATGAGGTCCGTTCGGAAGATGAAGAATACCAGAAGGAAATCGACCGTAAAATAAAGCAGATTGTAGATAATTACGGAATACCCTACATTTCTGTTTCCGGTTCAACAGAAGAGCGTGTGCAACAGATTAAGGATGCCGTATTTGGAAAAAGGGAGAAGTAAGACGTGGAGGTTTCTTTGTTGACTTTGAGAAATGTGGGTCGGAAGCTTGGAATGCAGAACGTTTCCGGATTCAAGAAAGAAGACCTTTTGCAGCAGGTTGTTGAAAGACTGGAAGCAAAAGGAAAGACGATTGAAGAATATGCAAAGGAAGCTTCGATAAACACCCAAAAGGGGTATGTCAAGAAAAAGTTTAACCTTTCACCTAAAGGAGAAAACCCGTACAAGAAAGGAAGTATATCGTATAAGGTGTGGGAAGAACTTGCAAAGAATGACGGTCGGTCATTCAGTCGGATTGCAAAGGAAATAGGAACGCATTACAACGTTGTTTCCGTTTGCTGTAGAAACCATTTTGACAAATCATAAACTTGCCGTTTTTTATTAGATTTGATTTTTCACGGGGAGTGTAAGTAAATACGCTTCACTCCCTTTTTATACCCTAAAATTATGGAAGAGTTGTATAAAGATTTAATCAAATATTTGGAGGATAACTTTTTGTCTTTCAATGCTTTAGATAACAATATTATAGAGATTGACGGGCAAACATTCGAGTTGTTTGAACCTTTCCAATGGGACAAGGAAGATAACGGAATTTTCTTTGACGATTCGTTTCAGTGGGTAGGAGACCGGACAGAATGCGACAATTACGTTTTCCGGTTCGGTGATGTATGGTATTACCTTAAAAAGGGAGATGAGAATAAAGTAAAACTTAACCGATTGCAGTATATCGGAAAGGCAAATTTGTTTGACGAAAGCTTGAGATTTGACACCTATATAGGTGTGCACGGCAATTTTGAATTGATGAACGGAATGCACTTCTATTCCGACTGGGTAGAAAAGGCGAAATTCATGGGGATAAGGGCGCTGGGTATATGCGAAAAGAATACGCTTGCATCAGCGTTCAAGTTTCAGAATGCGTGCCTAAAAAGCGACATAAGACCTATATTCGGTATGGAAGTTACTGTATATAACGAACAGAAGGACGTGCGATATACAGTAAAGCTGATAGTCAAGAATAAGGAAGGGTGGAGCAACCTATTGAAAATAAACAAGATTCTGAATGTCGACGAAAAAGGCTTTATTACGGAAAAGGAATTGCAGGAAATGAAAGACGGATGTTTTCTGCTACTTGACCCGAAAACATGTACGTTTGAAAACCTCCCCATATTGTCAAGAAAATGGAATGATACCTATTACCAGCTTGATACCGTGGAATACAAGAAGAATGACCGGGATAAAAAATATCTTGACAATCTGAAAAAGTTCGTGGGTGTGTATAAGCCCGTGGCGGTATGTGACGCTTGGTACCTGGAAAGACGGTATGCCCCTATAAGGGAAAAGCTTAACAGACTGGCAAAGGTAGTGAATTATGAGAGTGACAACCAGTACATGAAGAACTATCAAGAGTATTACGAAGAACTGTCAAAACTGATAGTGGACGAAGACAAGTTTTTCGGACTGTTTGAAGAAGCTTTGGTAAATCTTAATTACATATCGGTAAACTGTAATTATTTGTTGGAGACACAGGTAAGGCATGCACCTAAATATGTAATGACGGAAGAGGAGAAAAAGAAATACGCCTCCAATACAGAAATGTTTGAATCGCTTGTGTTCGACGGACTGGCAGAACATCCGGAAATACTGGACAGATACAGTGAAGAGGAACTGACGGAAAGACTTAATACGGAAATATCCATCATAGAGGAAGGTGATGTAGTGGACTACTTTTTGATGCTGAGGGATATTATCAGATGGGGAAGGGATAACGATATTTTGGTCGGATTGGGGCGCGGAAGCAGCGCCGGAAGCCTTGTTTCTTATCTCCTTGGTATTGTCAATGTAAATCCATTGGAATATGAACTCCTATTCAGTCGATTTTTGACAAAAGGACGTTTGATAAGACATGAAGAGGAAGAGGTAGTGACAATAAACGGAGAAAGGGAAATATCCGGCAATACCTTTATAAAGATTGTCCGGAATGGTGAAGAAATGATAATTAGAGCCAAAGAGTTAAAAGAAGGTGACGAACTGATAAATGAGTAATGGTATGATAGTAAAAAATATTGAAATAAAGCGTCGGGCAAAGACCGTATTAGGGTCAATGCCCGATATAGATACCGACTTTCCCGGCAGAAGACGGGACGAGATAAAAGCTTACATGGAAGAACGGTTCGGCAAGGAGCAGGTTTGTTCGCTTGGCACCTATACTACCTTCCAATTAAAAGAGGCAATATCCGATATGGCGCGTGCAGACGGTATACCAGTACAGTTATACAGATGGTTTACCGCTTGTATTGGAGATGATAAAGAAAAGACGATAGAAGAGTTTTTCAAGACTGTATGTGGGAAAGAGGACCTAAAGAAGTTTGTCAAGGAACATACAGAAACGTTTAATGATATGATGGTTATTCTTGGTTCGCCTAAAAGCCAGTCAGTGCATGCGTGCGGAACCGTAGTGTTGCCGGACGGAAAAACGTCTTATGAATGGATGCCCGTACATACACAAAAAGGACTTGTGGTTACGGACTGGGAAGGTTCGGAAGTGGAAGAGGCAGGCTTCTTAAAGGAAGATGTTTTGGGGATTATCCAGTTGGACAAGTTCGAGGAAATGTTACGCTTGATAAAGGAAAATCACGGAATAGACGTTGACATATACAGCTTGCCTTTGGACGATAAACAAGTATTCGAGTATGCAGGCAAAGGATGGCTGGGCGATGTTTTCCAGCTTGGTTCAGCCGGATTATCCGGATATTGCGTAAAGATGAAACCGGAAAACATAAATGAACTGTCTGCATGCGTGGCACTCTATAGACCTGGACCTATGGAAAACAATTTTCACAATGAATATATTTTGCGGAAGAACGGGGAAAAGGACTGGACGGAAGAAATGCCTATAGGTGGTGAAGAAGTGGTGGAAAACACGTACGGGTTGATGTGTGTTTCAGAGGATTCAGAAGTTATTTTGGAAGATGGAGTAAAAAAAATTAAAGATATTGTTTGTGGTGAAAAAGTTTTAACGGAAGATGGAAGCTACCAAAAAGTTTTGAGGGTGATAGATAAAGGAGAAAAAGAAGTTTTATCTATCCATACCTCTTTTGGAGGAGAAATAAAAGTTACTCCAGACCATAAGGTTTTAACCCAAAACGGGTGGAAAGAAGCTAAAGATTTAATCAATAAAAAAGATTTTATAAAAGGTTTTTGGAGAGGGAAAGAAAGAAAAATTGAAGAGAAAGAATCTTTGGAAGATTGGCTGATAGGGTTCTTTATTGCAGAGGGGCGTTGTGCAAGTAGTCCATATTTTACTGTAGGGAATATGGAAGTAGCAGAAATTGTAAAAAATATATTATTGCAAGTATATCCAGATTGTATATGTAGCATAAAAAGATATGAAAGAGTTATATCAAAAGAGAAAATGGCAGTATCTTATCGTGTTATGCTTGTAGCGAAAAATGGTAAAAATGGATTTTTTAGTAAAAATTATAAACCGAATCCGTTAATATCTCTTTTAAAAAAGAAGGGTTTATGGAAAAAGAACTTTGATACAAAATTTTTGCCAGAAGATTGTTCTATTGATATGATAGCTGGAATACTCGAAGGAGATGGATGTATGAGTAATAGAACCCTACATTTATCTAATAACAATTTGTCTTGGCAAATATATTGCAAATTGCAAGAATATAGAATTTACTCTTCTATAAGAAAAGGGAATGATGGATTGTATTTATTAACTTGGTATGATGTAGACAATAAATTAAGATTCAGAATTTATAAAAATACACCAATAAGTGAAAAAGCTGGATTTAAGCTTCCTAAAAATCAAATACCTTATTATATAGATAGAGGAATAACAGAAGGATGTACTTTTTATGGAAGATTGAAAAAATATAATTTGGAAGTAAATCATTTGGTTTGGGGACAAGTTTTTTCTATTCATGAAGATGGTGTTAAGCATGTATATGATTTGGAAGTTGAAAATGTACATAGTTTTACATGCGAAGGATTAGTAGTACATAATTGCTTTCAAGAACAAATTATGTTATTTTGTCAAAAATTAGCAGATTTTAACTTGGAAACAGCCGATTCCATTAGAAAATGTATGGGAAAGAAGAAATTAGATAAGCTAAAGTTATATGGAGAAGAGTTTATAAAAGGATATGCAAGTAAATATAAAGATAAAGGGGTTACAAAGGAATATGCAGAAAACCTTTGGAAACAAATGGAAGAATTTGGGAAATATGGATTCAATAAATCCCATGCTGTTTGTTATGCAATGACCGCCTATATATGCCTATGGCTTAAAGTACATTATCCTATTGAGTATTGGAGTGCTACATTCTCGTTTGCGAAGGACGAAAAGATACCCTATTATGTAAACGAAATACAGCAGTCTGGTGAGATAAAGATACATCCGGTAGACATCAACAAGTCAGATGTAAATATCGTGTCCGATTACCGGACAAGCAGCATGTACTGGGCATTCAATGCAGTAAAGCAATGCGGAGAAAGGGCGCAGGAATATATATCGGAAGAGAAAAAGAAGAATGGTCCGTTTTTCTCCTTGGAGGAATTTATAGACCGATGTGTGATTAAAGGCAGTCCGGTAAATAAATCTGTCATTGAGAACTTGATATTTGCAGGCGCATTTGACGAATTAGAGAATATCCAGGAACCGAAAGACCGTTTGGACCTTATTGAGATGTATCGAGAAAATAAACGGGTCAAAGTATTGGAGGATAAGGATTTACTTACCAATATTATGAAAGTTCGTAAAGAACGCAATAACTGGTGGTGGTTGTTACAACAAAAAAGAACGTCCGGTTTTGCATTTTTTGATTATTATGATTTGGTGAATGAATATCATATGCCTAAATTAGACGACGAAACGGAGTTCCAGGACGTGTCTCAGATAAAATTTTGGGACATAAATTCCAAGAAAACCCGTCGTGCCGTGATAGGCGGTTATGTAATTGAGATAATAGAGAGAAAAAGCAAGAAGGGTATATTTGCCACTATAGTATTGGAAAGTAATTATGAGTTTATAAATGTAACTATTTTTCCAGAGTTGTTTGAAGAATACGGAGAGTTTTTAAGGGGTAGTAAAAAGAACATTTTGTTGGTTAATGGCGTGATTGTGTGGGATAAGTTTAGAGGAGAATATATTTTGCAGGCGAATGTTAATTCATTGTTTACTGTATTGACGTAAAATATTTTGATATGAAAATTATGGTAGAAATCGGTACCAAGACCGTTGTTTTGGTATCACCGGACAAGGACGAGGAGATAGAACTCGATGATGTTACGACAATCAATTACTCGAATCTTTATGGAGAGGCGGTAACGGTATCTGGATTGCTTAACAAGGTCGGTTTGATGAAAGTTGAATACGAAAAGAAAGCGAAGGAAGAGAAACTGTTTTGCGATGTGTTTGCAGCTAATTTAAGGAAGAAATTAAGACGAGAAGCGGCTACGAATGGAGGAAGAATAACGATTGACGGAGAATCATTCAAGTTGACCGAGAAAGGTCTTGAAGACGTTATATTACTGAATGAACAATATCAGAAAAATTTGATGAATCTTATTGAAATAGAATCGAAGCGGGACAAGTTAGATACCCTATTTTGGGCAGTCCAGAGTAAGGACAAGAAACTTAACAATTTATTGCCAAAGATTGTACCGCAAGACTTTGAAAAAGAGCTTATTGAAGGAAAGATAAATACTTTTAAGATAGTAAAAACTGATTATTAATTTTTAAAAATTTTGTATTATGGCATTTGACAGAAGTAAGTACAAGAAAGCGAGTGTTGAATCAATTGACGAAACAGTAGGGAAAGCAGCCGCAACAATGGGTGGCGGCTTCGGACAGGGCGGCAGGGCCTCATTTTTTAATTTGAGCGAGGACGGAAGATATGTATTGCGTGTATTGCCGTCGTTGACAGGAAAACCCTATATGCCGAGAAAGACGGTTAAACTGCCTATTGAGTGTGCGGTATATGACAAGGATGGAAAAGATACCGGGAAGAAGGAAATCAGACAAAGAGATGTCTTTACTTCTGACATCCACAGCAACCGGATGAATGGCGAGGATGCAGTGTTGACCTATATCAGTCATGTGTATAACCTGGCAAACGATATCCAGGACAAGGACGAGCGCGCAAAATTCCTTTATCCCATCAGTGGTTATCGCAACAAGCAGAAACAGTGGGTATGGGGCATGAAAGCCATGCTTAACTATGTGGCTTATGTATGGGCAGAAAACGACGTGTACCGTCTTGATTTGCGCCCGGATTGGTGGAAGAAAATGAAGAACATTTCTATGGAACGTGCAGGCGGTTCTGACGATGGTATTATTAATCTCGACATCTTTTCTGACCCGGACGAAGGTTATCCGTTGATTGTTAACGTTACCACGGACGAAAACAAAAAGAAAAATTTCGACATTACTTGCGGAATGCCGGATGCTAATAAGCGCCAGACTTGGGACGATTTCTTTGCTAAAAACCGCGTATCAGACGAAGTGTTCGGTATCATGGAAGAATTGCCTACCCTGGATGATATGTATGTGGACGTATTTTCACGTAAAGACTGGGATATGCAGTTGGAAGGACTGGAAAGAATCGACGAAGAACAATCATACGGTATTTTCCAGGACGATGTATTTTTGAACAAGCTCGAAGAACTTGACAAGTTGGTTCCGGAAGAGGACGAAATCAAGGAAAAGAAAGCTCCTAAGAAAGCCCCCGAGACAAAGAAGGTGAAAACGGAGGAACCGAAAGAAGAGCCAACAAAGACGGAAAAGAAGACAGGCGGTTATCCTACATTAACGAACCTCAAAAAAGAACTTCGTGCCTACATTGCCGATAACTACGAAGACAAGGAATTACCGGAAGAGTTGACCGTAGCCGAACTCCGTAAATGGTACGACATTGCACAGGAAGGTGGCGAACTGCCTTTTGAGGATTACGAAGAGCCGGAAAATGAAGAACAAGGAGCGGCAGACCCAGAACCGGAAGATACGGCAGTTGAAGAAAGGGAAGCATCAGCAAGCGTTCCTAATTCCATTGCGTCGCGCTTAAGAAACTTGAAAGCAAGAACTTCAAAATAAAGTAATATATAATTACCTCACACAAGAAAGGGTAATTTCTACCCTTCCATTATTCCTATTATTATGAAAAATCTTTACAGAATAATTCTCATTTCGGGGATGATAATAATACTCATATTGTTATTCTTATCTATCAAGAAAGCAAGGGAGAATGAAAGGTTGTTATATGAAGTGGAATTTTATACCGATTCCTTAAACAGATACACAAAGGTTTACAATTCTGAAAGTTTTTCTAAATTGAAAAAAGAAAACAAAGAATTATACAACCGATTGAAGGAAAAGGAAGCACTTGTAGAGGCAGTGGAATTTGAATGGAAATACAAGTACGAAGGACTGGAAAGGGAGGTTTCCGAATTGAGGAAAACGGACAGCCTCTATACATTCAAGGAAGAAACCGATACGGTAGGATATGATTTACAGGTGTGGGCTACGCACCTGGCAAAGTATAAGATTAACTTCAATATAACCAACAAATTTCTATTGACAAACCAGCGTATAGGGGACAGTAACCGTATGGAGATAACTTCCCAACTGCCCGGAAAGATAGGTGACGTTACAATGTGGACAAAACCGGAGAAAAAGAAAAGATTTGGATTCGGGGTGTCTGTAGGTGCCGGATATGGAGTATTCAATAAGGATTTTGATGTGTTTGTGGGATTAAGCGGAATATATATAATTTGGTAAGATTATGTTTGTACAGATAAACAATAAAAGGATAAAGATTACCTCTATCAGCAGATACAATGACGAGGGGTATTCACAGTCAACCAAGAAGTTCAGAATAGCTTTAAAAATTTCCAATGTCTGGGAGAGCTTCTATTTTGACAAGGAAGTAGAGAAAGATAATGTTTTGAAAAATCTTGACAATACATTAAAGGTAACTGCATTATGACCGGGAAAATGATAATAAGTACAGACTGGCATTTGAAGCCGTCCAATATCGAAGAGATAATGGAATTACAGAGGCAGGAATTGAATGTAGCGGAAGACAACGGTATAACCAGCCATGTATGGCTTGGTGATATATTCGATTCCCGTATATCACAGAGACAAGATGTTTTAAATGCTTTTTCTTCTATTCTCGATATGTATGCAATGAGGGGTCATAAAATATATTGCATTCCTGGAAATCACGATAAGAGCGATTATAGTTCGGACAGGTCGTTTTTGGACGCTTTTAAATACCATAAAGGGTTCAGATTAATTACCGGATTGGACGCTTTCGGGATAGGCGGTATATTCTGCTATTTTATGCCGTTTTTCGATAATGTGATTTGGTTAAAAGAAATGAAAGATGTACTAAAGGAAAAAGACCATAAAACACACGTGCTGTTTACTCATATTGCTTTCCAGGGAAGCAGGAATAATGATGGTAGCGCGGTAGAAAGTGATATAAAACCTTCTTTGTTTAAGAATTTCGGTATGGTCTTTTCCGGACATTACCACGATTTCCAGGAAATAGGAAAGAATATCGTGCACCTGGGAAGTATTACCCAGAACAATTTCGGGGAAGATGATAAAAAGGGGTTTTGGTTATTGGATGATGATTTGACATACGCGTTTATTCCGTCAAAAGGAAAACGGTACAGAAAAGTCACCGTGAACTTGGAAAACACGACTTTCAAGCAAGCGGATAAGATTGTAAAAGATTTTCAGAAGAAAAACAAGGAAGATTTTATTCGTGTTGAATTCGTGGGCACAAAAGATGCAATTTCCTCTATCGACAAGGAAGAATATAGAAAACTTGGTGTGGACGTGAAAGTTAAGTCCGTAGAACTGGAAACGGAAGAGGTGGAGACAGCAGAAGAAATCAAAGCTTTGTCAGGTTCCGATATTGCAGACAAATTCAAGGAATTTTGTAAACAAAATGATTACTCCTATAATGAAGGAATGGAAATTTTAAAGGAGGTATTATAATGGGATTGGAAGAATTATTTGGAAGAATAGAAAAGCGCTTCGGAAAGGAAGCGGTAGTAGGCAACGATATAAAGGTAGACACTGTGTCTTCTGGCAGCATGGCATTAGATGAAATATTGGGAGGCGGTTTTGCGCTTGGAAGAATACACGAAATATACGGAGGATTTTCGAGCGGCAAAAGCTCTGCGGCATTGCATCTAAGTGCATCCGTACAGAAAACGCTTGGGAAAGCGGTGGGGTATGTAGATACAGAACAAGCACTTGACCTGGAATATGCAAAAGCACTTGGAGTTGATTTAAGCCGCGACAAGTGGATAATGTCGCAGCCGGATAGTGCGGAACAGGCGCTTGAAATCGTGCGTGAGATGCTGGAGGTGCCGGAAATCGGATTGGTAGTGCTTGATTCGGTTGCCGGATTGGTGCCGGAAGCTGTTTTGCAGGGTGAGGCAGGAGATGCAAAGATAGCGCTTGTGGCGCGCCTTATGTCACAGCAGTTAAGTATCTTAAAAAACGTATGTAAGAAAAACGGAAACATCCTCCTATGTATCAATCAGACGAGGCAGAAAATCGGGGGTATGGGATTCGGTCCTACAACAACCACACCAGGAGGCGAAGCACTTAAATTCTACGCTACCCAAAGAGCGGAATTTGCCCGTATAGGCACGGAAAAGACCGATGGGGTGGCAACGGCCAATAAGACACAAATAAAGGTTGTAAAGAATAAGATTGCACCCCCTTTCCGTGTATGCCAGGTAATGTTGGAATACGGTGTAGGATTTGATACGGTACAGGAGCTTATAGATATGTCTATAAGGGAGGGTATTTGCTCTAAAAAGGGTGCTTGGTTTTACTATGGCGAGACCCGGTTAGGACAGGGAATGGATAACGCTAAAAAAGCGTTGTCGGATAAGGATTTGTTTAATGAAATTAAAAATAAATTGACAGAGACGTTATGTACCCCGAAAGATTGATATTAAGAAATTTTTTGTCATTTGAAGAACTTGATTACACCTTTACAAAAGAAACTTTGGGTGTGACTGGGGAGAACCGGACAGAGGAAGACCAGCTTTCTAATGGTAGCGGAAAAAGTACGTATGCACAAGGTTTGTTCTACGCGATATATGGAGTTAATCTAAGAGGAAAGGAAGACAAGAAACTGATACGTAAAGGAACGAAAGAAGCCTATACTAAGGTTGAAATATTTTGTCAAAAACGGAAAGAAACACTGATAATTGAGCGTACAATTCCGTTGAAAAGTTCTTCCAAAGTATCGCTGACCCTAAAGAAAGATGATACGGAGACACCTATAACAGTAGCTACTGTACTGGATGCGAACAAATACGTGATTAACTGGATTGAGATTACACCGGAAGATGCCAAGTCCTATTATATTGTAACCAAGGGTAATTATTCGTCTTTCTTCCGTTCGTCCAATACGGAAAAGCTTGCTTTGATAAGCCGCTTTGTCAATTTCTCCAATATTGACAAGACAAAAGGTGTGATTTCCGAAAAGGTCGGAGTATTGGAACAAGAGCTGCACAAAGAAGAATGTTTGAAAAATGTCGCAGAAGGCAAGAAACAAGCTTATGAGGAACAGATTCAGCAAGTGTTGAACGAAGACCCGGAAGAAAAGAAAAAGGGTGTAATAGGCGAAATTCAGTCCGAAATATATTCTTTACAAATTCTTAATGAAGACCTTGTAAAGACACGCATTCCCAAAGCGGAAAAGAATATCGAAGGTGTGGATAAGGACATTGAAGGACTTGTAAAGTTGAAAGAAGAAGTAAGCAAAGAACTCGAAAGTTTTGATATGGACGCTTACAAAGACACCTATAAGGAGATAGACACGGAAATAGCTGGGTTAAGGAAAGACAAGTCAAACAAGGAAGAAAGGCGCAAGGATTATGCGCTGAAATTAGCTGATTATGAAAAGAAATTACAGAAGGTCGAAGTATTGCTTTCTGGTGTCATTGTGTGCCCTAACTGCAATCATAAGTTTTTTATGGATGCTGACAAGGATTTTGAAGAACTGGAGGCTGACAAAGAGGCTTATAAAACAGCCATTGATAAGAATACTGTAAAAAAGAATGAATACGAAACTTCCATCAACGAACTGGAAGACCTTATCTCCCAATACCAGGATGTAAGGAAAGAAACGGAGGAGGAAGAACGTAAATTGCGTGTACGTCGTGGAAAGGTGGTTGATAAGATGATGGAGGTTGAAGACCGTATAAGGGGGTTTGAGCGCGAGAAGAAAGGGTATGAAAACTCTATTGTCAAAATGCGTTTAGAGGTTGAAACAAACCGTTCTCTCATTGATTCCAAGACTGGGTATATAGAGGAATTGAAAAAGCAGAAAGCGGAAAGACCCTCTATCAAAGACCAGGAAAAGGCGGTAGAAAAACTTTCCAAGGACATAGAGGAAGGCAACAAAAAAATTCTTGACAAGAAAAACGAGATTTTCAAAGTACAGCAATGGGATAGCCGTTTTAAAGACTTTAAGATGTACCTGGCAATGGAGCAGATAAAGAATATTCAGAGTGCTGCCAATGATGTACTAAAGAAAATGAAAAGCGATTTGCGTCTGATGATTGAAGGTTTCAAACGGAATGCGAACGGAACATTGAAAGAGGAGATAACGCCCTATGTTTTCCGTGACGAAATGGAAAGCTTTTTCTTCTATTCGGGCGGTGAACAGGCACGTGTGGAAGTGGCTCTTATCATTGCTATACAAAGTATGATTAACGCGACAAAACAGTACGGAGGTATGGATTTTTTACTGTTGGATGAAGTGCTGGAAAGCAGCGATTCCCTGGGTATAGAGAATATAATAGCTTCTACGGAGTTTTTGAAACAATCAATATTGATTGTTACGCATGTACCAAAGCTTAATGACGAGATAAAACAATTGAAAGTAATAAAAGAAAACGGAATATCAAGACTGGAGGTGTAACATGAAAGTATTTATGGGATTTGACCCCGGTACAAAGGGGTTTGTGTCAATGATTGCGGAAGATGGAACCTTTGTCAAAGCAGAACCCATCTTTAAGGACATTAAGGTGGTGGACATGATAGAAACAGCAAACAGACTTCTTGCTTTTGTCGAAGGGTACGAAGTCCGGCACGTTGTAATAGAGGATGTGCACGCATTATACGGTTCTTCGGCAAAAGGAACGTTTACGTTCGGTTATAATTCGTGCGTGCCGGAATTTTTCTGTGCGATTGCCGGATTACCCTACACGAAGATACCGCCTAAAAAATGGCAGTCGGACATGCACAAAGGTATAAAGATGGTAACAAAAAATGACGGAACCAAGACAGTAAAGGATGTAAAGAAAATGAGTATCGTGGCTGCACACCGTATTTTCCCGGATGTGAGTTTAAAACGGTCCAGCAGGAGCCTAAAGGATGATGATAATTTTGCAGATTCCTTATTGATGGCTGAATATGGACGTAGACATTTTAAATAATATTATGGAAGAGTATATAAGAAAAATTTTTGTGGTACCTAACGCAGCAATAAAGGTTGCTTGTTTTAAGGCAGGAATGACAGAAGAAGATTATTATAATACATTGGGAGGTCGAATGTATGGTGATAATAAGGAGAAGAACGAAGAGTATAAAAGGGAATTGTGCCGGAAGATATTCAGACCAACACCGGAAGAGGAGGACGAGGATATTAACAGATGGAAAGAAGACGGTGCAAAAGTTATGAGTTTTGAGGATTGTGTAACCTTGGTATTGGAAGGATTGCCAGTTAAAAACAAAGAAAGATGATATACTGGAAATGTGAAAACAAGGAATGTACGGAATTCGGGAAGGAAATTATAGAGACACGCCCGATGTTCAAATATACTGATAAGGGAACCGTACCTATTAATATACCTTACTGCAAGGTATGCGGAAAACAGATGGGGTATCGTGAGGAATTGCCGGAAAGCGAAGGTGATATAAACGTGGCGTTCGCTTCTTTCGGCTCCCAGTCCAACGAAAACAAAGCCTCTATTCTCAAAGATAGATACAAGAAAGGTCTTGAAAAAGACGGTATTAGCGAGATTATAAAGGCTAAAAGGGATAAAATGACTAAGGACTTTTTCGGTGGGTGATATGTTAATTATATGTTAAAATGACATAAGCACTTGCGTATGTCATAACATAATCTTATCTTTGCATTGTGAGATTAAGAGATGATAAGTCAAACAACAAAAAAGATAAGGTTATGAAATCACTTGAAGAACTTAAGAATAGCATTTACGAGAAGATAAACGAAATCAGAAATTTTAGCAACGATGATTCAAAGTTGTTTAATGAAGAAGGCGGTTACAATTACGAAGAATTGAACGCCTTTCTCGAAAGAAATAAGAAAAAGAACTATATGAAAGCCGCTTGCATGAGGATGATTAAAAATTATCTCGATAGGTTGTATGACGGATGGAAGTTTTACGAGAAAGACTATTTGGTTTATGTGAATGACTTTAAAAAATTTGGATAATGAACGAATTAATAGAAAATATATGGACACTTGTAGCTCTCACGGGCTACAAGTTCATAACGGTAAACTTTTTGGGAACCTATAAAGTTTTTATGGTGGAAAATTTTGCCACAAAGACAAGGGATAACCCGTTTAATGAAGTGCGCGGAGCGGTGGATATAACGGAAGATGTTAAACACCTTACTTTCCAGTTGTCTGAATTGAACCCTATCGGAATAGATACCCGGTTGCAGGGAAGACCGAGAAAAGATTTTAAGTTTGGAAGTGACGATTACATTTACTTTATTGCTAACAAGAAAAACGAGTTTTAGTTATGGCAAGCGAAAGATTAACAATTAACGAAAAAGATAGGATTGCAAAAAGTATAATCAAGCCTATTATAGAGCAGTCAAGAAAAGAATTTGAGAATTTTGGTAAATTTGCCGACGAATATTTCAAGAAAAATTTACCAAAAGATGTTGTTGAATTTATGGATAAATACCCTAATGTAGTAAAAACCAAAGGGTGTATTTATCTGTCAAGTTTTATACACGAACGAATATACAATATAGTGAGTTATGTTGAAGTTAATTATTTTGTATATTCGTTTATAACTGATACAGAATTTGATGAATTGAAGAGTTCAACGGAAGCAAAACTTTTTGTCAAGAGAATGATTGAGTTAGACAGGAAAGCATCTAATATCAAAAACCGGACAAAATGCGCGCTTGAAAATATCAATACAACAAAACAATTGAAAGATAATTTTCCAGAAGCGTATGTTATTCTCACGGAAACTTCTAAAGAAGATGTTAAGAGGAATGAATGTGACAATATAGAAAAATTGCGTGCAGAACTTTCAAAATTATAAGATAATTATGGTAAAATCGAATTTAGACCCTAAAATACTGGAGGGGAAGATAAGAGAATATAACAATGCCTATCGTAGAGGTGAACCGGAAATAACGGATGCGGAATTTGACGCGCTTGTAGAACAACTGCATAAAATCAGCCCTAATGCGGATTGGTTCAAGAAAGGGGTCAATGACGAGGTTTCGGGAAGAAAAGAAACCCTTCCTATCCCCATGTATAGCCTGGAAAAGGTAAAAACTTATGATGAGATTGTAAGGTGGGTAAAGTCATGTGGACTGAAAAATGAAGACCGACTGATTATCACTCCTAAATTTGACGGTATTTCCTTATGTGTGGACGAGTACAACAAGAAGGCATGGACGCGCGGAAATGGCGAGGTAGGACAGAATTGTACTTCTCATTTTGAACAGATGATTAACCACGGATTTAAGGACGTGAAAAGAACGGAAGGATATTATACTTTCGGAGAAGCTATTTTCCGTAATTCCACTTTCTTGACATTGAAGAAGCGGACAAATTACAAGTCCGCGAGAAATGCGGTAGCTGGTCTTGTCAATTCTCCTACTGTATCTCCAAATATGAGGGATGTGCAGTATATAAGGTATGGATATTCCAATGAGGATTGGAACAAGGCAAGTATGATTGCCTTTATGAATGACAATTCGTCCGTAAAAGTTCGTTATGTCGAAACATTCGTAGAATCAGTTATTCATAGCGAAAAGATGTTTAATGAATATATGGACAATATTTTCAAGGGCATAACAAATGATTACAAATGCGACGGTCTTGTTATAGACGTGGATAGTGCGAAAATAAGAAAAGAGCTTGGAAGATTGCCGAACGGCAACCCACGTTATGCAATTGCCTACAAGAACCCGGATTGGTCGGAAAGAGAGGAAACAGAGGTAGAAAATGTAAGATGGCAGATTTCCAAAGACGGAAGATTATCCCCGGTAATTGACATTACACCCGTTGAATTGTGCGGAGCTACGGTTTCCAAATGTACAGCATATAATGCCCGTTATGTAAAGGATAATTTTATTATGCCAGGTTCACGTGTCATTATTTGCCGTTCCGGTGATGTGATACCGAAACATATATTTACCGTGTCTTGGCCTTCTTTGGTGAGTTGTTTGCCCGATAAATGCCCTATTTGCGGCAAACCCTTGAAAATGGACAAAAACGGTGTAGACTTGATTTGTGCGAATAAAAAATGTGATGGAGTGATGCTTGCCAAATGTGTATATTTTTTCAATATTTTAGGTTTTGAAGAGTTCGGAGAACCGACAATAAAGAAGCTGTTTAATGCCGGGTATAAGACACCGGATAGCATTCTCCTATTGTCAGAGGAAGACCTTAAGAAGATTGAAGGTATCGGAAATGTTGCAGCAAAGGTGCTTTTAAGGCAGTTTGAAGAGTTGAGAAAGAAAGGTACGAACTTTGCAAAATTATTGACAGCCTACAATAAGTTTGAGGGTGTAATAGCCGAAAAGACATGTCAAAAAATTCTTGACGGATTGAAGTTGTACACTTGTGAAGATGTAGCGGCTTTTGCAAAAGAATGTGATGATAGTTGGGCTTTTAACATTGAAGCTAAAGTTGAAGGTGTCGGATTTAATACGGCCCTGGCATTTATTATAGGTGTTAAAGCTTGGTGGGTGAACGACGATGATTCCGCACACATTCCTATAACTTATTACGGTCTGGAAGAAAAGACTTTTGAAGGACAAATGACGGTCGTATTTACCGGATTCCGTTCACCCGATACGGAAAAGAAATTAACGGACATGGGGCATAAGATAGGTTCTTCTGTAAGCAAGAAAACAACATGCTTGGTAGTGAAGGAAAAAGGATTGGGAACCATCAAGGAAAAGAAAGCGGAACAGTACGGAATACCCGTTTTCACGTTTGAGGAATTTAAGGAAAAATTCAATGTTTGATTGAGTTTCTTTTGTTTGTTTGACATAGTGGGAGAGGCTGGTTTGAGAAAATAAGCCTCTTATTTTTGTAAATCTTTTGGTAATGAGATATTGGTATAGAGATAAGGACTACGTTTATATTGGCTTTAATTATAACGCCAATTTTGTAAATAAAATGAAACGTGATTTCGGAGCCAAATATAACCCGGCTTTGAAAGAGTGGTATTTTGAACCTTCTTTAGAAAAATCTCTATTGTTAAAATATTTCTTGGATGGAAACGGCTTCAAGAACGAAAAGCCGGAAAGACAGATAGAAATACCTCTAAAGGAAATCAAGCCCCTTGTAAACGAAAAGGAGTTGAAAGAAATGTTTGATTACCTGGGATTACCGCTACATCTAAGAGATTATCAGATAGAGGGCGTGTCCTATATGGTTAATCATGGGAATTGCCTTAATGGTTGCGGACCAGGTGTAGGGAAAACGAGGCAGTCTATAGCACTGGCAGAATTGCTTAACCTATTCCCCTGCATTGTGGTTTGTCCGGCAACGGTAAAACAAAGCTGGGTCAACGAATGGAAGCTGTGCAACCCTAACAGAACGGTACATGTGATTGATTCAAAGGACGAGACCAACACGGACTGGAAAGCGGATGTTACGGTAATAAATTATGACTATCTTTTCAAACGTAGTGCAAAGGAAGAAGGTAAGAAAGAAGTAAAACTTCGTTACAGTCGTTCGCTTACCAAGAAATGGGGATTGGCGGTAATCGACGAAATACATCTATGCAAAAACCCGAAATCTATACGTTCTAAATGCGTGCAAAAAATCGTGGAGAATGCAGAAAAAACCATAGGATTAAGTGGTACGGCAATTATGAACAGACCCCAGGAGCTTATCAATATATTACGAATTCTTGGAAGATTTAAAGAGATATTCCCGGATTCGTTATATTATCTCTACAGATATTGCGCTGCAAAGAAAACGCGGTTCGGACTTGTATGTACTGGGGCTTCGTGTACGATGGAGCTAAATAAAATAATAAGACATTATTGTTATTTCCGGAAGGAATTGCGAGACGTGGTGAACGAATTGCCGCCTATAATCAAACAGACAGTGAATGTACCGATAACCAATAAAAAGGAATATAGGAAAGCAGAAAAGGATTTTATCGAATGGCTGGCTAATATTGACATAGAGGCGGCAGAACGTGCCATACGTGCGGAGCAGCTTGTAAGGTTGTCCGGATTGAAAAAGCTGTCTATAAATGGGAAAATAAAGTTCATTGTCCAGTTTTTGAAGGAATGGAGCGAAGCGAACGAGGACGAGAAAATGATAGTATTTGGTATCACGACCGACATACTGGAAAGGCTTGGAAAGGAGTTCAAGAACAGTGAGGTAGTGACCGGGAAATACAGCACGGAAGAGAAGATGCGAAAGGTTGAAACATGGAAGAAAGAAAAGACATTCCTTTTTGCCAACATTGCATCATTATCCACGGGTATAGACGGATTGCAGAAATATTGTTACAATATGTCGTTTCTCGAATTGCCGCAACGTCCGGCAGAACTGGAGCAGGCGACAGGACGTATAGACCGCATGGGGCAAACGCAGACTATGAACGTCTATTTTTTGCTGTCCAGTGACACAATAGACACGCAGATACGCGAATTATTGGACGGAAAAATAAAGGTAACGGATGCAGTCAACAAGGGTATTGACGTACAGGTAAGCCGTGACGATTCGATGGACATTGCACTGATAAAGAAGTTGAAAGAATGGAAAGAAAAGAAATAACAATATTTACCGACGGCAGTTGTGAATGGAAGTCACGTCTTGGCGGTTGCGGTGTGTATATCCAGGAAGAAGGAAAGGAATACTTTATCTCCAAAGGGTATAGCGACACCACTATAAGCAGATGTGAACTAAGGGCGATATTGCATGCCGTGCAGAGCATGAAAAAGGACGTGCCTCTAAAGGTTACGATATGGAGCGACAGCCAGTATGCAGTTAGCTGTATGACAGACCCGGAATTAAGACCGACGGTAAACAAGGATATTATAGAAAAGATAAAACAAGAGCTGGGCGAGCGTAGACGGATGGTCGTGCGTTTCATGAAAGTACGGGGACACGAAAAAGATGTAAACAACCCTATAATATACGGGAACCATGTAGCCGATATGCTGGCAGATTATAAGAATTTTGATAATTACGAACTTGATAAAATAATAGAATTATGAATGAGGATTTTGTTTTTACTAAAGAGGAGAAAGTTAACAAATTGTTTAAAGTTTTGAACGTATTAAAGAACAGTTTGCAGTGTAAACGTATGGTTGTTGGTGGAAGCATGGCTATGTATGTACATGGTTTCAATGTGGAACCGCACGACCTGGATATAGAGATAGAAGGGATAAGTGGTGATTCTCTGCGTGCTCTAAGTACGATGGCAAGGATAAACAAGGACATGAAAAGCGACACCCTTTCCGAATATCCGGAAACAAGCCCTCTATATCGTATAAAGATAGAGGATGTGGATGTAGATATATGGGTAGTAACCCAAATAGACTACAACAGGACTGTTTTCTACAATAACGAAGAATTCGGTGATGTTCTGAGCGTAATTAAAAAGAAAATGGACATGAAACGCGAAAAGAACTATAAATCATTAGTTGATTATATCAACCAGTTAACCTACTTTACAAAATGAAATGGAGTGACAGACAGTTAGCCATTTTCGACGCATACGAGAACACACGAAAGAATATTGCCATAGAAGCAACGGCAGGCAGCAGCAAGACAACTTGTATAGTGGAGTGTTGCAGACGGACACCACCTAATAAAAAGGTTCTGTTTATGGCATTCAACAAGAGCATTGCGGAAGAATTGAGGGAACGTTTGCCGTCTCATATAGATGTAAACACTTTTCACTCTAAAGGTTTGCGTGTATTGCTTTCCAATTTCCGTATAAAGCCGAAAATCAACGAGAATAAATGCTTTGTTATCGGGAAGAAAATTCTTGAAACAAAGGATATGGACGTGAAGCAACAGATTCGATACCTATTCGAGATACAGATAATATGGAATTACATAAGGGTCAACCTTATTACGGATTACGAAAAGGAAATACCGGGTATCTGCATTGAAAAGAATATCGAATTCCAAGAACGCATGGTAGGGGACATGGAGCAGATTAGAAATGCTTGGCACAAGGAAATGAAGAAAATAAATTCAGTAAAAGAAATTAACATTGATTTTACGGATATGCTTTATTTCCCTTACCAACTACTTGATAGTGAGGACTTTCCTAAATATGATGTAGTGGTGACTGACGAATGTTTTCCAGGAAACCAAAGAATTTTAATTGAAGGAGGAAAGGATAAAATAGAAAGAATTTATAAAAGATTTTGTAAAGGTGAATCTATAAAAGCCAAAAGCTTTAATATAGAAAAAGGGATTTTTGAATACAAAAATATTCTGAATATGTGGAATAAAGGCATACGCGATTTGGTAAAAATCACGGTTGCTGGAAAGCGAAAAATAAAATGCACTCCTAATCATCCGTTTCTAACTGATTATGGATGGATTCAAGCTAAAGATTTGAAAAAAGGGTATGTTTTATTGTCTGACAGTAATACACAACCCTACCATCCGATACCCAATATGGAACAATTAGAAGTGTTTCAAGCTTCTATTATTGGAGATGGAAGTTTAAATAAACTTATGTATAATGTAAGTAGATGCAGGTTTGTTCAAGGAGAAGCACAAAAAGACTATCTATATTGGAAGGCATGGTTATTCCAGCAAACAAATACTGTGAAAAGAATAGAAGAAAATGGCTTTGCAAAAACCCCAGCTTATATATTTACAACAAAAGGTTTGTGTATAGATGAAGAATCTATAGACAGGTTTAAAATTGCAGAAAATTTGACAATTAAACAGCTTGCTATCCTTTACATGGATGATGGAAGTTTTGGTAAAGTATCAAAATTGTATAGTGGAAGTGCTTGTAAAGAATTGTGTTATAAATTATGTGAGAGAATAAATAAGCTTGGATTTGCTTGTAAAGTAAGGGAAGCGAAATCTTCGTCAACTGATAAACCATATTGGTTTATAGAGTTTAGTATGAAATGTAATGATTCATTACATGAAAAATTAGCTCCATACATACATCTATGTTTAAAATACAAAATATTAGAGAAATACCATCATCTTGTAGGTACATATAAATGGAATAATGAATACTTTCCTTTAGGTGGTATTATAGTTGATAGGGTGGAGAAAATCGAAGATAAAGAAGAAGTATATGATATTGAGGTAGAAGATAATCATAACTTTCTAATATGCGGTTCTTCACATAAAGGGTTAAATAGAGATGCTGGCATAATAGTGCATAATTGTCAAGATTTTTCAATGCTTCAAAAAGAATTGTCAATGAGATATATAAAAAAGTCTGGACGATTCGTTACAGTCGGGGATTCCCGGCAATGTATATACGGTTTCCAGGGGAGTTCTTTAGAGGTTTTCAAGTCCTTACAATCTTATCCCAACACCATAGTATTACCGTTGGATATTACATACAGATGCGGCAAGAACATAGTCGAAGAAGCGAGAAAAGTTTTTGATAACGGGATTGTTGCCGCACCTAATGCGATAGACGGGGTTGTAAGAAAAGGAGAGTTCGACGAAGCGGAAAACGGGGATTTTATCCTATGCCGGAACAATCTGCCTTTGGCAACTGTCTTTCTCTATTTACTGGAAATGGGAAAGAAAGCGACAATCAAAGGTAAGGAATACGGAGATGCACTTGTAGCACTTGTGGATAAGATAAAATACATTGAAGACCTTGATGCAATGTGCGAGAAGAAAATTTCCGAACTGAAAGAACGCGGCCTTACCGATATCCAGGCAAGGAATAACCCTTCTTATGTGGCGTTTCTGGAAAAGTGCACTATTTTAAAAATACTTTACAAGAATTGGGGCGATATGAAGAAGTTGGAAGACAATATAAAGGAGATATATAAGGACGATACGGAAGGTATCGTATTATCCACTATCCACAAGTCTAAAGGACTGGAAGCAGACCGTGTTTTCTTGCTGAACAGGAGTTTGATTCCCAGCAAGTATGCGAACACAGAAGAAGCGCTGTATAATGAAAAATGTTTATTGTTTGTAGCCATAACAAGAGCAAGAAAGGAGTTTGTATATTGCAATGTTTAACGACGAACCAAAGAAGACCGTATATACGGAAATAGACCGTGAATTCAAGCGCATGAAACCGGGCACGGAATTTTGCCGGATTGAATTTATCTCAAAGATAAAGGATTTCCACCCCGGTTCCGTAAGAAGTGGAATAGACCACTTCCTATTAAAGAAAATGAGTAAAGGAGAAGTAAAAAGAATTGACAAAGGTAAATACTTGAAGTTATGAAAAAGCAAAAAATGTATATCCCCGTACTTGAACCGGGAAAGAGTGTATCACTTATATGCGCCAACAAGGTAACAGGACTGGAAGAATACCTGCCTACACAAGAAATGCTTAACATCCATATGGAGCAGCAGAAGATAATGATACAGAAGGATAAGGATTACAAGGTTCACCCTCTATATCTTTTCGTGGAAAAAGAAGAATTCAATGATTTGATACGAAGGATAAGAGGGAAGAACAAGAACGCGGAAACGGCTTGTATTCCGCTTGTATGCCAATATCCGGCTGTGCCTATATGTGTGCTTTGTCCCAAACAGAAAGAGGAGGCGAAAGAATGATATTCGAGTGCACGTTTACCTACATGGCACCCGACCCGAATTCGACAAGTGGAGCTTATAAGAAGTTTGTCGATGTCATAGCGGTACAGGCAGAAAATTATATGGATGCCGAAACAATGGCAACCAGATATGGGATGTTTAATATAGATGCGGATTTTGCCATATCTCCTATTAAGGAGGCTGTTATAGATTCGGTGCAGCGCAACGAAAAGAACGGGGGACGATGGTACAAGTGCACGGGCGTATATAGCGAGGCTACCATATCCGGAAAGATAAGGCAATATAAGATGGTTGTATTGCAACAGCATGAGGACTTCATTAAGTCCTCTACTAAAGCGTTGGAATACATGCAAGACCTTGTAGGCGAATGTAGGTTGATAAAGGTGGAGGAAACACCTATAATCGAATATGTGGAAAAGGATTGATATGTTAATTATATGTTAAAAGCACATACGCAGTTGCGTATGTCATAATATAACTTTATTTTTGTAGCTGGAAAAATCAATTAATATTATGATACGAATAACAAACCCCAAAGGAGAAACTCAGGTGCACACGGAAGAAAGCTATGAAAAGCTTCTGTGGCAGTTTGCGGAATCGAAGATGATGGATATGTGGTGCCGAAAACACCATCTTATCCCTATCTATACACACCAGGAAGAAACCATACTTAACAAAATGGTAGTAGAGGCATTCCTGGAAGCGTTTAACTATAAAGTAGAAAAAGAAGTATGAAAACTAAAAAGTTCGGAGTAGGCGACAAGGTGAAGATACTCCATTGCTCTAACATGATGCTAATAGGACAGATTACGGAAGTAGCAAGTATATGCGGAACGGAGAGTAACCGCTATTATCACCTTAAGATAGACGGTGAACAAAGGGCGTTCATTCCGCAAAATTTGGAATTGGTAGAAAAACATGAGGAGGATAAAGAATGACCTATACAGAAGAAAGAACCTACTGGCTGGAATGCATGATAAAGGCTGCCAGATATGGGATGGAAGCGGAAGTAGCTGTTACAGCGCTTGAATACCTAAAGGAAGACCCGAAATTAAGTATAAGCCAATGCCTGGAAATGGCGCTAAAGGACTGGGATATATGATACAGAAGATAATCGCTTACCTCTATCAAAAGAAGGTTACGAAAATTTATAACGACAATAACGACGGCTTCATATGCAACTTCGTCTTGGAATACAAGGACAAGGGAGATTTTGTACACAAAATGGCATGCTATGCGGTCAATTTTGAACCCGTTGTTATCGGAAAGGAAAACCGTTATTTGGTGGAAGTGGATGTGCATGCAGTGCAGAATGTCAAGTACAACAATGACAGGGTATGGATGCCGCAATGCAAAGTTATGAAAATGGATTTATTGTTACAGCCGTGGGAATTGACAACGGCAGAAAAGGAAATTGAAAGGTATTATGCAGAACAAAGAAAAATTTGCAGAACCGGATATGACAGCGAAACCGGAAGAAATGCTGTGGTTTGAATCAACAATCAGTGAAAATGTGGAACCGGAGGTTTCATTCGTTGAACAGGAAAAGGAAGAAGTTTTAGTTTCGTGTACATGGTATTAATTTGGCAAATAAACTATTGCTTATTTCCCTATTAAAACTTACCTTTGTGGGTAAAACTTCTATATATGGCAAAAAAGATAGAATATACTAAAGAGGACATCTTAAAGGATGCGCCTGATTTCGTGCTTATCGCTTCACCCTACATGCAAGACAAGTACGTAGCTTATGAGATGGTAAGAAGGGAGCTTGACGAACACCCGGACCGTTTTATGCAGTATGAGGGGAACGAAGGTTATACCTATGTGATAGACCTTAAGCTTGTCAATATAAAGGGTATCATGGCGAAACGCGGAGCATCCCAGGAAGCAATAAACGACGCTACAGAAATTCGTACAAATGTGATGTTGCCCCTTCTTGCCAAGTTCCACAGGGTAAAGAGTGAGTATTTCCATGCTTTCGACTTGCATAACGACAAAGCAAAGGCACTTGCCAAACTCACCCCTATGTTACTGGACTTGTTCGGCTCCATGCACAACCCCAAGGATATTATTAAAATTATCCGGAAAAAGGAAGGTTATTCGCTGGGAGAAGAAGATTTGGTAAAATTTTTCAACAATCACAAGTCACTCATAGAAGCAAGGCAAAGCAAGTACGTGATGCGTTCTGACCGCTATAAGGTGGCAACGGAAGCCGGAAGACTGGAAATCATAAATGACTGTATGACAGACTTGCAGCTCAAATATGAAGAGTTCTGGAGTAAAGGAAACGTGGGAAGTGCACTCAATATCCTAAAGGAAATACGCGCTTTGTTGGAAGCCGCACGGAAGGAAGTAAAAGGTAATGAAATTAAACTTACAGTTGACGGGAAAATAGACATAAACGCAACCCTGCATGGTGAAGAGAACATAAGCCGCGTAATGCGAGACATCCCCGTAAACAGTCTAATAGTGGGTATGGTAGCCGCAAAATCGGGAATAAGACCCGAAATACTGATGCACCAGCTTTGCACCTCCTATTACAAGGACTTCAACGGATTTGCAAGCAACCCGGTATTGGGTTCCGAAAAGGTTATGCTTCCTGGAGCGCTTATAAAGACATATGACTGGGGAGAAATAGAAACGGAAAACAAAAAATTCGTGGAAGAAATGATACCCGAAGTAGTTGAGGCCGAAATAATTGAAGAACCGTCCAAATCAAAGACAAGAGAACGTCTTCTTAACCGCCTACGACAGATGAAAGGTGTTGAAATCGGAAAGAAATAATTACATTTTGTTTTGACTTTTAGTTAGATTATGATTTTCAAAATTCATGCGGCGCATGGTCTGCGACAGATAGTGTACCTATTTATAAACAATTAAAAAACAAGTAGTTATGGTAAAGATATATGTTGAGGAAGTAATGAAATGCGTAATGGAAAGACTTACAAAAGAATACGGTCTGACCGAACAACAGGCATTGAAAGAAATTGACATGTGCATGGAAAAACTGTATGTGAAATGGATGCAGAACGAACCGATACCGGAAGAAAACAACGATTAATTAATCCTATAATAATAAATAGTATGATAGTAGCAATCGCAACAATGAGAATGGACGAGGACACAACGGTACAGGTACATGTGCCTATGGATGTGGAAATAATGCAGGTTCCTCCTACAGACAAGGAAGTAGAGAAAATAAAATCAGTCCTGGAAGAGGAAACCGGGTATAAATTCGTATCTTTGGATTCGATAACATGGGATGTGGACTACGAGATTTAAAATCAAACGAAAAAACTTTATGTTCATTTTTTGAGTATTAGTAGTTAATATCTAATTGACAGCCAGCAGTTTGTGATAAATAGCTGGCTTTTATTATATCCTTTTATATGTTAATTATATGTTAAAAGCACATAAGCACTTGCTTATGTCTAAATAAGGTCTTATATTTGCGTTGTGATAAGAAACAAGATGTCAAACAAATAAAAACAAAAGATTATGGCAAGCCCTAAAGTAAAACTGGAAGGAAAGAAAATCGCAGAAAAGGTGATGGATTTCATAGACAATCAATCATTCGACCCCATCTATAAAGAGATAGAGGAGAACGGGGACGACACCTATATCAGCGAGATACTGAGATGTATTCCTACAAGAAGAATAATCGACGATTTGGACGAACGTGGAGAACTTCACGAGGCATACAA